ATATCTATGCTTTCACGATGCCGTCAGCGATCCTCGTCATAGTCCGGCACATAAGATATATCATATGTATATCTATGCTTTCACGATGCCGTCAGCGATCCTCGTCATAGTCCGGCACATACTCAAGAACATCTGATATGTCACATTTTAATAAATTACAAATCGTATTAATTGTTTGCGTGGTGATGTTGTCACCATCTGCACAAGTACGCAATTTTTGTATAGTTGCTTGACCTAATAGGTGATTTTGTCTTAAATAATTGGTATTATAACCTTTATCTTTAAGCATATCTAACAAACCTCTTTTAAATCTAATCACTTGATCACCTCTTTTTATTGTGTAATTTATCTAATATTCATTATTTATAATTTCTGTTTTTTGACATTGTATACAAACTATACAACCAAATATTATATAATTATTAAATTTAACACTGTATATTGTGCAACATAAACAATAAATTTTTAAATTCTAAAATATGCACAATACATAGCGCAATAACAAACTATACATTGTGCAACTTACATATAGATTTGCGCTGTATACTGTGCTATACTTAACTTACAAAATCAAGCAAGGCAAATAGGCATCGGGCAGAAGTCGAAAGATTTTATACGGGCTTTTAAAAAAAAGCTGCGGCGGGGGGTTGCAAGGTTGGTTGTTTGATCATAACACAAAGATTATATCATAAAAAGTTGATATAGTCAATCGTACCTTAAAAATTTAATATGTGTTTCAGCCTAACGGCTGGACGTGGAGATCAACCACGATACCAAAAACGAGGCGATCCCAGACCTTATGGCGATACTATCCGGGCAGAGGTAGAAGCAAACATCGGGGAGATCGGCAGGACGCCAACGGGGCAGATCCGAAAAGAAACCGCAAGTTTGAGCAAAAAACAGTTGACGGGCTAAACGTCAAAAATTTATTTCTTTACTCAGCTTTTAACGATTTAAAGGTTGAGATAAGGCAATAAAAAAAATAAAAAAACAAAAAAAAAGAGGTGTTAGCATGAAAAGTAAAGTATCTTTAAAGGTAAAGTCGATCGATGAGACTATAGAAGGCGGCATATATAAAGAACTCAGCATCTGCCTCGGTGCCAAAAAAATCGGCTTTATAGAGTTATACTCCTTTTTTTCCCCATATGGTAAAGACTGGGGTATCAGTTATGGATATGTAAAAAGTATTGAGATCATACCAGACTACAGAAGACAAGGCATAGGGACGGCAATTTTAATGCAACTTGCAGAAGAAAACAGAAAAATATATTTATATGCTGATAACTCCGAGGCGGAAAGACTTTACCAGCGCATTGGAGAAGTTGTAGAAGGATCCCAGATCCCATCGGAGTTGGATGGCGAAGATTATGATACTATGTATATGATCTATTGATTTTACTAAACTGACCGAAGAAAGTAAAAGCATCTGTAAGAGTACAAATAGCTTGAAATTTTGGTTTATATAGGGCTTGTATAAAAACTTGTACAAGCCTTTTATTAAGTCAAAATTTGACTTTATAAAACAAAACTTTTAAAACATATATGAAGGGAGATTTTATTATGAAAAATTATGATGTAGTAATCGCGGTTGAGGGTAAAAACAGAATTTTTATCTATGATTTTATAGATCAAGGCGAAGCAGAAAAGGAAGCACACGACAGAGCAGAGATGAGTTACTGGAACGAATATCTTGACTGTATGCAACATATGTTTGATTATCCAGAGCAGAAGCAGTACTGGAGCGATCGGGCAGACGAGGCAGAATATAACGCCGAGCATATAAGCATCATGAGTTATGACAATTTCGCAGTAAGAGAAAGGGAAATACTTCTTGCAGGAGAGCCTGAAGAAGTAACGGAAGAAACATTTGAGGAACAGCTCGATGTTCTTCCTCCGCTGGCATGGTGCAGTATTGGCGGCGTTGAAATGTTCTGTATGGCGGAGATGTACACGGGAAGTTATACAACACAATATGCACATGATAAAATATCAAATAAGTATTATTGCAAAATGGTAGATGTTTCAGATCGTAAAACATGGATAAATACATTTTTAAGGGCTTGAAAAATAGCCCTTCTTTAATGCAGCCGGAGGCGGTCACAAGCCCGCAAAATGCAGAGTGGAGAAAACGGAAACGAAAATATATTATATATCTTTAAGGAGGAAAAAATTATGACTAATTATTTTATCGAAAACAAGAAAACCGGAAAACTTGAATTACATTTTGAAAAAGAAACCTATACGGCATTAACAGAAGAGCAGAAAAAAACAATTAAAAGCAGCTTTCTTTGGTCTCGTTCTACGGGTGCGTGGGTTAGCCGCTGCAAGTTCCCAAATTTGTATTTTGCCAAACAGACAGCGGAAAAAATCGGCTTGACCGATGCAGGCTCAACGGGTGAGCGTCTCACCTTTGAGGAACAGCAGGAACGCAAGCAGGGAAAAGCAGAAGCACGCGCTGAAAAATACGATTTTAAGGCAACGCAAGCGAAAAAAAGAGGAAAAGAGCTACAAGCCCCGATCGACTCAATGCGCGGAGACATAGCCTTTTTTACACAGCCTAATATTAATACATCAGCGGGGCGCGCTTTTACTCGCAGACGTGAGCGCATGTATGAGAGTTACAAAAAAGGCTTTGAAGAGTTTAAAAAATCCGAGTATTACATAGAGAGAGCAGAAGCCGCAAGGCAGACAGCGGAAAAAACAAAAGATAAAGGATTTTGTCAAAGGCGTATTGATGAAGCGACAAAAACAGTAAAAGCCCAAACGAAAAATATTGACAGTTACAACGCAACACTTGAAAAAATCAACAACGGCGAAACCGTGAAAAATTGGGAAGGTGAAATTTTAACAGCGGAGCAGGTTGAAAAATGGATCGAAAATGCCGAGGACATCAGAGAAGAAGCAATCGGAAAAATAGCATATTATACGGCTATTATTGATGATCTGGGCGGCATTATCGGAAAATCAGACCTTAAACCGGGCGATCTTGTAAAAATTTATAAGTGGACAGAACCCGTTAAATTTATAAAAGGCGGAACAAAAAATTTTACCTATGAATTTTTAGTACCTCATATGGTATATGCAGACGGCTCCCCGATGGAAGGCAAAGCCACTTATGCAGAAATTGAAAAAATTATCTGAGTCATCATAAGTTTATTACTTGATAGAGTCCCTAATCTTTAGGGGCTTTATTCAGGCAATAAACCGACATTATAAATTGTGACATTATAGGCTCGGAATTATGCCGACTGTATAACGGGAAAAGAATATAAAAAAAGGGGTTGAATAAGATGACAAAACAAGAAAAGAAGTTAAACAGCATACAAACGGCAGTATATAAAAATTTTGGTATAAATGGAAGCCGTGAACATTTTACAGGAGATTTACAGGCTATAAAATTTGGAGATCTGGAGCCGGAAATTTTTTGGGGCTTATTGTCTTATTTGAGAAGTAAAAAAGGGATAAACCTCAACCATAACCATTATTGTTATTGTATACGAGTATTTGAGGAAGAAGCAAAGCAAACGGCAGAGGAAAAAGGGAAAATGTGCGAAAAATTAGTAGCTGGATTTTGGCAGGAGATGCACAACAACGGCAGAGAAGCCGCAAACAACTATTATAAAAAGCACATAGAAGAGTATAAATATTTTGGTTTAGCATAAACAAATAAAAGATACATTTTAAGAAGCGTTTGAAACTATTTGAATTTATTTCTTGAATCATAGCCCCAAAAATTCAAAATTTGGGGCTTTATTGAGGAAATAAAAACAACTATATAAAAGAAGGGAGATTTTAAAAATGATTGACATTTTATTTAAAACAAGGAAATTTGAGGACGAAACATATAAATTTTATATGCACCTTCCGGAGTACGACGGCGAAAAGGGGATTTGCGGAATTGAAATAACTCCATATATAACCGTTGATACACCCGAGAACGCTTTTGGATATGAGGACACATTTTTTTATAATGAACAAACCAAAAGCGGATATTTTGCGGATCGTTGCCATCCTGCATGGATAAAAAGAAAAATCATTGAAGTGTGCAACAAGCATTTTGATGACGTAATAGAATTATATTATCGTGGCAATTTTGCGGAAAAATACACAGCATGTAGCAGCACGGAATTTATTAATAATAACATACAAGATAAAGAAATTTTTTAATCATAGAAAAGGAGAATTTTAATATGTTTTATGTAGTAAGCGGAGATAAAAATAAAAAGCCGGCAATTGTAGAAACATACAAGTCCAAAGCAGGAGCAACAAGGGCATATAATAAAAGGGTTAAATTTTGGGAAATTGTGAAGATAATAGAGGGCAATTATAATTTAGCGGACATTTCGGGCGAAATATTACGATAGGGGAGGCTTGATTTTATGAAATATCATTACACTATATAGATAAAAACTGGATAAAAAGCGGCAGAGGATGTGCTAATAATGTTCATTTAATTATTGACTATACAAATAAGGTTTACAGATATTTAATAAACTATATGAATCCTTCTTTTGCGCCCGGGCAAATCGAAGTAAAAAGAAAATCCGATATTGATGATTATGTTAAACAGCTTAAAAAATACGGATTTACGGAAACTAATGAGGAAATAATCAGATATATTTAGAGCGAATTTTGAAATATAACAGAGGGAGGCACGGAAAAATGAACAGCATAAAAGAAACTATATCGGCAATGTTACGCCTTGCAAGTGATGAGGAAAATTTTGACCTTGCAAGCAGTATAAGCGATTTAATGTGGCAATTGGAATTTTCTGACGATTCCAATTTACAAACTATATGTGATGACCTTCAAAAGGAATTTAAAGATGATGAGTGGTTATCGGAAAGTATAGAAGCATGGGGAGCAGTACCATTTTAAATATGGAAAATACAGAAGGGAGTTTTAACAATGACAAACAAAGAAAATGCGGAAATTTTATGCAGAGCAATAAGGAATTTTGCGGAAAATCCATCTGCGCTTGAAAATTTTGAAAATTATTTAAGCAACCATTTTGACGTATGGATGGAAAAATACGCAAATACCCCGGATGATTTAGCTTGTGAAATGATAGGGTTTTCGGAAATTAAAAACTAAATAAAATGAAATTTTTATTCCTTGATAGAGTCTCTGTATTTGCGGGGAACTTTATTCAAGTAATAAAATAAAAAAATAAACATTGTCATTTTGAGGAATTTATGTTATAATAATCATAAAATTAAAGTGACATTTTATTATAAGGAGGACGAATTAACATGAAAATTAAAGGGAAAATATACCATGATAAAAATAATATTATTGTTGTAGAGGAAAATAAAATATATATCCTCACACAATCGGGTAATTGGGACGAAATAAAAATAGGTGAAGGTGGATATATTTGCGGGAAACTACAAAGGCTTACGGAAGAAGTATATAATAGAATTAATTCTATGTGTTCAGAAAACAAAAAGACATTTTTGTTAGATATAAGCCATAAAAAGTGGGAAAATTCACAGGAGGGAGAAATTTAAAATGATATAAAAATTATAGATGCTGAAAAAATAAAAAAGTATGAGAGCCACACGAAATAAATAAAAAAAATCGTAAGCTATAAAGCAGAGGCAGCCCGGAAAAATAACCGGGGCTTTTAAAAGAGGAGATAACGCAATGAAAAACTACAATATAACTGAAACACAGAATTGGAAAATAGGCCACATAACACAAGAAAACGGGAAATGGTTTGCAGAGGTTACAAACGGGATAGAACGAAAACACAGCGGAGATCTTTGGGGGTGGGAAGGTATGACATATAATTATTTAAAAATAAGGAATGATTATAATGTTATTTGATATAATAACCTCTATCGGCAGCTTATTCGCTGTTGGTGAGATCGTAAAAGATGCGGTTAGTTCCGCTGGAGCAAGATCAAGAGCAGAATCAGTAGGAGACGATGTATATATCGGATCGGACGGAAAACATCATTTTGTGAAAAATGGGAAAAGGTTAACACCCCACGAGTTGTTAAAATTCTATAGCGGAGAATATAAAGGATTATGAGAAGTCGTCCAATAGGAGAGAATATAATAAATGCGGAAAATTTACCTCGTCACAAATGGGCAAAAGTAAAAATATTGCAAATTTTGAAAACGCAAAATGTTCCTAACACTATCATCAAAAGATTAAAACAAGTACCTATACAGAAGGTGAGAGATTTGTGTTTAATAAAATCGGCAGATTTTTTATATCGGCTTGATGTGGAAAAAATAAAAATCATAGATGCGGAAAAGATTAAAAGCATGAAATATTCACATTTAAAAAAATGAAAAAATAATAGAAGAGTAAAAGAGAAGCAGTCTCGGAAATTTTCGGGCTGCTTTTTTCATTTATATGGGAATATATATAAGGAAAATCCCACAAGTTATATTCACACTATATACGAAAAAGCATTTGTTAAGCCGGGTGTACTTTCAGAACTTACAAACACTAAAATATATGATTGTTTAGCTGATTATATTTTTGCGGAAAATTGGCTGACGGGAAAATCAGCAGAGGAAGTCTCCCGGAAATATTTTGGTAGTACGTCATTTTATAGATTACATTTTGATGAAATAAATCAGAATACAGCAGAGGGACAATATTATTGCGAATGTGGAAAAAGTAATGAATAAAATTGAAATGAAGAGAAGCATATTAATTGGAAATAAATATAGATTTTGTGGGAATAAATTAAATCAGGATTTTAACAGAACGGAGGAAAAAATTATGACCGATAACTTATTACAGCAATTCACGGAAATTTTAAACAGCAGAGCAGAGGAGCTTCATGACCTTCAAACACTCTACAATTTAAAGAAAATACAAAATGACATGGTACAAGAACAATTTAAGAAACTGGAAAACAAAGTGTTATCGGAAAATATCTTTTGCGCTGCAAAAACTTATGAACGAATCGGCTTGTCCGCAGGTGATAGAATAACAGATCAAAGAAACGACTTTACAATGAGTGAATCTGACATGGAAAAATACTTGAAACTTTGTACCATAGAAACAACCAAAGCAGGGCTGACTTATCCCGACAGTACATATACAGAGGAGGGCAATACGGAAAATCAGTTAAGGGAAATAAAAAATCAGCTTATAAATTTTGCAGTGGAAATTTTGCCGCCCGACTTTCCCAACAGAGATTTACTTGTTGAAGCAGTACAGCAAAAATACGACTATAAAACACGAGAGAAAATATTTGAACTTATAATGAGACTTATTCCAACGGAAAAATAAGCCGAAACGGGAGACTTTCTCCCGTCCGTAATGACCGCCCGCATTACGCTGATGAGGCAGGGCAATGGAAAAATTGAAAGGAGATACAATATGTTTAAGAAATTCATACAGAGGATAATAGAAGCAGGCAACAAAGATTCGGCAATACAGAATGTGTTTTACGGAAAGGACGGTATAGATATAGCATACCAAAGCGGAAAAATCACCTTTAAAGAACATCAAATGTTATTTAACTTAATCAAAAAAATGAAATAGGAGTGATACATAATGAAAATCTTGGAAAAATCAAAAACACCTGACAGCATAGCAATTCAGCTTGAATATTGGGATAGATATGATCATTATACAATAGGCACATATCCCATAGCACAGAGAGAACTCGGTTTTATACACAATGGGAAAACTTTTCGCTTGTCAATTTCGGAAAATACAACTTTAAATTATACAGAGGAAAATGTCAAAGCCGACTATAACGCCCTTAAAACAGGCAGAAAACAGCTTGCCGACCTTCGCCCGTACTTCTGGAACGGGGAAAAAGACGCGTACATTTTAGGGCTTGAAACGGAATATAAACCCGAATAAAATCGTGATTTGATTATCACTATTATGCGGAAAATATGTTATACTACTAAGGAGGTAAAAATGTATCAAATTTATATAGATAGAGATAAGACTAAAATACAAGTGAAACGGCTTTTAAAAAGTATGGATAACTATTTCACAAAAGAGTCTTTGCAAAAAGCCCAAGAAAATAAAGGGGAAATTGTAAGATATAATGAATATTATTATTTTTCTACATCTCGAAAGACACTATTAGAATTTGGCAGAAAAATAAAACAAAATTGGATAGAAGAGTTGCGAGAAGAAATCAAACGTATTGAAGCAATAGAGATTTAATCGTTTAATAGAGGAGGCTTAATTATGGAAAATATAACAACTTTAGCGGAACATATACAAAACATGAGAATAGGAACTTATATCAATTTTAAGGCCGCAGACGATCCGAATACTGTTTACGGAATAAAACGTACATCAATCTTTGATGAGCCTAATGGAGTTCTGATTATAGGTGCATACGGTACAGAATATTCAAAAATGTGGAATGTGGGACAGGAAATTGGTATGGAAGATATAGACGATATAGCAGAGCAAATTAAGGAATATTTAAAAGCAAACTCAACAGAGGACACAATCTATATAGATGAATAAGTCTATGACATACGAATACTTAAAAGCAATAACGGGAAATAAATCCTTCCCACTTTCGGCAACCAACGACAGTGGGGAAAATATAATCATAGAACAGGGAAATTCTGACGGCGATCACTATTTTAGAGTGACGGCAGCACAACAAAACGGCTGGCTAAGAACAAACTGCTACTATTCAAGCGGTATCGTTACGGAAACTTATAACAAATAACACAGAGAGCAGACTAAACATCTGCTCTTTTTGTTTGCGGAAAATTTATAGAATAAATTACAGAGGAGGACTAAAATTATGACACAGGAAAATTTATTAAACACATTATCCAATCCCGACTACACTGACCTTTCGGAGATCGAAACAGACTACGATTAAATTTATGATAGTAAGTCTGCGGAAGTAATAGCATCAGACTATTTCTCAGGCACGGAAATTTCAATCAACGATATTCCCACAGCTCCAGACGGAGAATATTATTTTGATATGTATAAGGAATAAAACTACAATTCTATGAAGGAGGAAATTTTTTATGAAAAAATTAAGAGTATGGTGGGTTCCGCAGTTTGGTATGGGAAAATCGTTTTATATTCCCGTGACCTCACCGGAAGAAGCAAAGAAAGTTATGGATATTTTAGGGGCTTATGATGCTTTCCAACTGGAAAATCGTATCAAACCCGATTATTGCAACACAGGCGGATTAGAGGAATATGATCCCGAGACAGGTGAATGGAATGACTGGTATTATGAAACAGACGAGGAATATTTTGACAATGTAGATGACTATTGTGAATCGTGCAGTAAAGCGGCAGAGTTGGAAAACTTCTCAACGGAAATTTTCAATCAGATAGATTGGAAAAAGATTGACGAATTGACTTGATAAAACATTTCTTTTAATGAAAAATTAAATAATATCACAGAGGCACTTGTAGAATATAACTACAGGTGCTTTTATTTTGCGGAAAATTTGAAAGGAGAGAAATAAGATGTGTTATAAAGAAGAGAAACAAAGAAAAAACAAAGAAAAATTAGAGAAGAAATTTTTAGAAGATAATACTCCGGATTTTATAAGGTTATATTTTGTAAAATTTGCAAGAAAAAGTCAAGCATCAACTTTGATCTACTATCCTGTAATTAAAAATTTCTTAGAATGGTGTATAAAAAAAGAATATATCAAGAAATCTAATTTTTCGGAAATAATACCATCTGATTTGAACGAAATTATACCTATACAGATTCAACAATATTTAGCAGAGAGAGAAGAAAATATTTCCAACGCAACAATGTTTCATAATGCTTGTGTGTTAAAAAGTTTTTGGGAATATTTAGTTGATTGCGAATACACTAAAAGAAATATAGTTAAAACAAAAGAGCTGCACAAGGAAAACTCTGAGGAAAATTTATCTAAAAAATTACCAACAAAAGAGCAAATCAATCAAATGATAGATAGAATCAGAGAATCAGGAAAATCTAAAGGTAGATATCAAAAAACAGAAGCACCATTGCTGAGTAAACGTAATGAGTATGTTGTTAGGGTGCTTATAGGCTCAGGCATCCGAGAAAGTGAGCTTGCAGGATTAGATATATGTGATGTGTATTTAAGTGGAAAAAACGAGGAAGAAAGACCCTTTATAAAAGTGTTGGGGAAAAGGCATTATAATCCTGAAACAGAGCAGAGGAAAGTTTTACTGAGTACAGATGCTGTACAAGCTATAAAAGAATGGCTTGTTATTCGTGCAAAAATGGAGAATATAAAAGATGATAAGTCGTTATTTATAAATACAAAAGGAAAAAGACTCAACGAAGATAATATCAGAGGAATATTTACTCGATATGGAAACGGAATAACGCCGCATATGTGCCGTCACTATTGTGCCACAGCATTATCTCAGAAGTATGGAATATCTGTGGCTCAACAACAGTGTGGACATGTTTCTGTAGGGACAACAATGGGACATTATGTTAATGCCCTTGCTAATTTAACGGAAATTATTATTGATATCTAAGGAGGAAATATAAATGAACAAAGAACTTTTAGCAAATAAAGTTGTTGCGCTGATATTGTTTATTGTTTCAATCGGAACTATTTTCATCGAAAACAATGCAAGTATATTAGTGTTCATGTTGCCGTTTGTTGGAATGTTGTTAGCGGAAAGAGAAAATGTTATTACAGGATATCATCCGCACGGAAATTGCGGAAAAGAAATTAAAGATTCGGAAGATATGAAAGATGTTGCATGAAAGGAGGGAAAACTATGTATACTCGTAATTTCATCGATTACGGACTGGAAATTAACGAAATGCAAGCGGAAAACATTTCTAAAAGGAATAAATATTTACTTGAAAAAGCCGTGTTAAAAGGAAATTTTGCTCTTTTAGTGGGTTATAAAAATATTGACCAATACGAATGTGGAAATAAATTTGTAAAAGAAGAGGGAGAATAAACATTATGAATGCGGAAAAATCTAAAAATAGTAAAAAGAAAAATAATATAAGAAACCTTGTGGTAGCAACAGTTTGTATTGTTATTAGTTTCATTTTTGTTGTATATGCAAGCGAAAAAGTAACTCATACGGCAGAAAAGGAAGTATATACAACAATTTCGGAAATCCCAATGTACGAGATGGGAGACAAAGAAATTCTCGGAAAATGGCAGAGAGGTGAAGAATTTTTGACGTATGATAAATATACAAGGATAGTGTATTACCCATCAGGAAATGCTTTTATATCGGAAAACGGAAAATATGTGAGATATGTGCAGGAAATTTGCATAGAGGTAGAATAATGAATATAACAAATAAAATAACAAAATTAGGATTAACAACGGAAGGTGAAGAATTACGGAAAATCATTCTTGAAAATCCCGACCTGCCAATTGCGGTATTGGTGGGCGAGAATGCCTTCGCTGGAGATTTTTACTGGAATTTTGCAAGTAAAATAACATATTCAATTGAGGAAATTTTAAATGCCGATACACCATTTTTGTCGGATTCGAATAGGGTGTTTAACAATCGTGAAGATTTTGAGATATTTATTGGAGACTGGCTGTATAGTCAGAACGACAATAATAAACTCTCCGAAAAAGACTTTGACAACCTTTTGAGGTCTGAAATAGAAAAATACGATCCATATTGGGTGAAATGTATATGTATCTATGCGGATAATTAATTAATTGAGAAATATTTGCAAAAGTAACTGTTAATACTGGTAATTTATGGAGGTGATTTAGCTTGTGTCGATATAAACAATTTGGAAAATATCGAGGGATTTTTAAAAACAAACGATATTGCTCAACCAACAGGAAGTTATATTAATTCAGGATTTTGCAGATATCCCATATACATATTTAATGAGGAAAAATTAACAGAAATGTAAGAAGGTGATAAAGTGCCAGTAATTAAACATATGACGAAACAAGATTATACTGTTGTTGATAATACTTGTCTGCGAGATCGCAATCTTGACCTTGACTGTAGAGGATTACTTATAACAATGTTGTCTTTGCCAGATAATTGGGATTTTTCAGGCAGAGGGTTGTCTTCCATTTTGCCGTGCGGAAAATCTAAAGTCTTTCGTATACTCAAAGAGTTGGAAACGGCAGGATATTTAAAAAGGGAAGAAATACGAGACGAGAGAGGTAGGATTGCAGATACGGCATATTATATTTCCGCAACGCCTATTTTTAAAGAAGAAATATCAGAAGAAACTGAAGAAGAATCCAAATCGGAAAAGTGTGAAAATACAGATAACAACTTTGCGGGAAAATATATTAAGAAAAATACACCAAAAACAAAGAGAAAAGATAAAGCAGAAAATAATAAAGATAAAAATGCTCAAAGTCGCAGTAGCACTATGTTTGCACCGTGTCCTATAGTACGGGACACGGTAACACGGGACACCGAAATACTGGATACCGAAAAGCGAAACAATAATAAAATATATAATAATAAAATACTAAATAATCAAGTAAATAATAATCAATCTATCAATCAATCGAATATAGAGAATGATAGATTGATTGACAATATCACGCAATACAGAGAAATCATCGAAGATAACATTGGTTTTGACGATCTCAAAATCTCCTTGTCGGAGTCTGCCCTTTCAGAAGCCGAGGAAATTGTTGAATTGATGACGGAAATTGTAGCGACAAATACAAAGCCGATAAAGATAAACGGAAATTTGATACCTGCGGAAATTATCAAGAAAAGATTTTTGGAAATAAATTATTGGCACATTCAATATATTTTGGATTGCCTTGATAAAAATGTGGAGAAAATAAATAATATCCGCAGTTATTTGATTGCGGTTATATTTAACGCAACAACTACGATGAACAATTATTATAGTGCAGAAGTACGACATGATTTTTATGGTGATGACGGGTAGAATAACGGAGAATTTTATGTGAAAATATAGGGAAAGGCGGAAAAATAAGGTGAAACAGTATTTGGTTAGAGCCGGAGCGAAATCTTTAGGATTACAAGATAGCGGTCTTATGAAAATTGTCGTCATACCCATAGACTTGCTTCAATCCGAAACTGTTGATATTCTTAGTATTCTTAGCGATGTTGGATATGACACATCTTGGGAATTTATCACACAGTATGATTTTTTCAACGAGCAGATGCACTATTTTGAGCATACAACATCGACTGATAAGGATTTTGAGGAAAATTGGGACAAGTTTGTTGAAAGTGAGATACATTATTGCGTAAATGAAATAAACACTCCCGATGTTCTAATCCCGAATTGTGCTAAAAAGAATTTGATTAAGAATAATTCGCATGTTTTCAGGTGTGCATATATCGGATTAATATGGGAAATCGACAGAGAAAGTTTCGACGGGGAAATAGGCGAATTAATTGTGGAAAAATAACAGAAAGAGAAAGGAGAGGGAGTAATATGCCGTTATGTGACAATTTTGACAACGAAGAAGAATATATGTTTACTGCATACAGTTACATTGGAAAATCTGACAATATAGAATATGTGAGTGAGGAAGAAGCCATAGAAGCAAACAAGAGTAATTAAAAGAGGTGGTAAAATTGGAAAAGAAAACCCTGTCAGAAGTAATAGATATATTGGAAATTTTGAAAGTATATAAAATACATTTTTGCATATTCGTAGAGGACGATAGTGGAGTTAGAACATCTTTCAGAGGAGAATTACTGGAAATCAAACCATTTATAAGGTCATTCTTGAATTTGTATGTTGAGGATATTGTGCCGACCGAAAACACAATAAATATCTGTGTATGGAGAGGAATACAAAGATGAAAGCATGTTATAATAAATTACTTAAATTATTGATAGATAAAAACATGTCTAAAACAGATCTTCGTAAACAGGCAAAGATCAGCAGCAACACCCTTGCTAAAATAGGAAAGCAGGAGATCGTCAGCTCCGATGTATTAGTTAAAATATGTAATGTTCTTAATTGTGATATAAGTGATATTTTTGAATTAGTCAGGGACGAAAATGAAGAATATGTTATTCAGAATGATCCCGACAAATTAAAGGTAGTTTCATTATTTTCAGGAGCCGGCGGCATGGATATGGGATTTGTCAATGCCGGATTTGAAATAATCTGGGCTAATGATTTTTTTGAAGAAGCAGTGGATTCCTACAGAAAAAATATCGGCAAGCACATAATACACGGGGATATAACTAAAATATCTGATAGTGATATACCCGATGATGCCGATGTTATAATCGGCGGTTTCCCCTGTCAGGGTTTTTCGGTTGCAAATACCAAAAGATCTATGAAAGATAAAAGAAATTTCTTATATAAAGAAATGCTTCGTGTTATTTCGGATAAAAAGCCAAAATTTTTCGTTGCAGAAAACGTCAAAGGTTTACTATCCATTGAAAACGGCAAAGTTTTTGAAATGATCAAATCCGATTTTGAAAATTTAAAGGATAAAGACGGTAATACTATAGGTTATAAAGTAGATGCAGCTATTCTTAATGCCGCTGAATACGGTGTACCTCAGACAAGAGAAAGAGTTGTTATAATCGGCAACAGGATCGGTGTCGAAAACCCCTATCCCGTAAAAACACATTTTGTAGAAGGAATTTCCAAGCCTTCCGATGAATTGCTCCCTGCTATAACTACCGAACAGGCTATAGGTTTTTTGGCAGATAAAATGCTTACAAAAAAAGATATCTGTATCAGTAATAATGAGATCAAAGAACATATCAAAAAGACAGGACTTTGTGATATAGATGGATTTTATTCAATACTTGGAGTCGATAAAGACTGTGATGAAATAATAATTAAAAATCATATCGCTTCCGAAAATGTCGCTGATACCTTCTGGGGAAGGAAATATGAAGTTGATCAGCATGATATCTGCGATTATTTAAAAAAATGGCGTGACGGTACTCAATGGACTACAAAAAAAATCGATGAACACTTCGGATATTCATATACAGCAGGTCATTGGTTCAGAAAGGATAATAATTCCGGAAGTATACCCAAGCCGAGTGATTGGTGGGAACTAAAAAGAATACTTGGTTTCGATGATAAATACGATAAAGTCGTAACTACCATGGTCGAAAAGGAAATACAATTCGAGCAATCTTTAAGGATCACTAACTGGGATCGACCAAGCGATACGATCACTGCGACCAGCCCTGAGATCCATGTTAATAAGCTGAGAAGATTAAGTGTCAGAGAATGTGCTATACTGCAATCATTTCCTTTATCATACGAATTTACCGGAAGTCTGAATAAAATGTACACTCAGATCGGTAATGCTGTCCCTGTAAAATTAGCAACTAAAATTGCAGAAGGAATCAAAGATGCTATTGGAAGTAAAAAAGGATAATAAACAAATATTGACTGAACGAGGTGAAAAGAATTAATCTACTGGAAAATTATATAAAAGAAATATATTCTGAAGAAATAGTAAATTGCATAGGTGGAAGAAGCATCATCAAGGTTAAGATGATAGTTAATTGTTATGGGAATTTATCGGAAGCAGAGAAAATTTTCTTCGCAGACGAATGGAAAAATGTCAAAAGTAGAGGATATTATTTAGCTTAAAACGTAAAGGAGGATAATCGAATGTATGAGAAAGAAAATGATATAAACATAGGTGATATTATTAAATATCTTGGAATTGTCCGCAAACACCATGAATTGAGAACGGGTATGCAAAATGAAAATTGGAATAAGATGATTGCAGCATTAGATAGTGCAATAGAAATTCTTAGAAAACAAATCCCCAAAATTCTCAAAAAAGAAAGAACACCTGTTGGGAAGTATCGTTGTCCTAATTGTAATGTTGCATTTATCGAAGGAACAGGTAAAACAAATTATTGTGGTAATTGCGGTCAGAAGTTGGATTGGGAGGGAAATAAATGAGTGTTTTGATTAAAGGTATGGAAATGCCGAAATGCTGTGGAACTTGTAATTTTCTTGAATTTGAAAATGAAATAGTTGGAAATAAAGTAGTAGACAATTATTTTTGTTTAGTTAATTTTCATCGTTTGGAAAATGAATTGATAAGAGATAAAGAATGCCCACTTGTAGAGATACCTAAAAAGCATGGTGAATTAATAAACAAAGACAAAGTAACAACGAAAATAAATAATCTTATTGAAAAATTTGAAACAACATCGGGGAAGTGCTATCACCCAGATGTTTATTTTGATACGGATAAAAGTTTCGGAAGGTATAGAGCATACTCTTATAAAGCTGATGGTGCAGAAGCAGCATTAAATGAGATTATAAGTGCAGAAACAATTATAGAAAGCGAGGAATAGATATGTGGTATGACGAAGAAGATTTTTACGAGCCATCGGAATTTGATATGCAAATCGAAGAGTTGAAAAATTCTTTGAGGAAATCTGTAAAGCAAGAAATTTTGGATAAAATATCACAACTCGAAAAAGACAACGCAGAATTAACAGATATAAAAGAGAATTGGGAAGCAAAAATCAGAGAATTGGAAAATCTTAAATCCGAATTGAATATTAAAATATCTCAGGCAGAGAATGAAGTGAAAAAAGCAAGACTTTATGAAATAATAAAACCATTTACAGAAACGGCTTGGGCAGTTCAGTATAAGTACGAATATATTCATGATAAGTGTGAAAAATGTGATAAAGATGGGTATATTCACTACAAATCACCGAGAGGACGTGACCAAACAGAAAAGTGCGAATGCAGAGAACAAAAATGTATTTATTATCCTGTTGAAGCAGAGCGTTTTGAAATATCTCAATTTATACCCAAACACAGGAAAAATAGCGATGTATATCTTTATTTTAGGTATAGCCGAAATAAAAATTGTGATGGAGATGAGACCGATCAATATACATTTTGTGAAACATCGGAAATATATCAATGGCAAAAATATGAAGATATAAGTGTATACGACGGAATAATTTTCTTTGATAAAGAAGAATGTCAAAAGTTTTGCGACTATTTAAACAATAAGAAAAAACAATAAGGAAAGAGATGATTATAAATGACAAAATACATAGTTAAAGTAAGGAAACTAGTAGAAGAAGAATATATAATTGAAACAGAATCATTAAAAGAAGCCATGAATGAAGCGCATGAAAAATTTTTGACGAAATACGGTGATTACGATGAGATGTATTGGGAATATTTTTATGACTCTAAAAATAAATGAATTTCATCAGATAACGATTTCGGAAATATTGATGAGGGAATTATAAATGAAAGGTGGCACAGAAATATGAGATATAATGTATGGTTTACAAAACATTTTAGTTACATAGTAGATGCTGATGACGAAAGTACAGCTATTAATATTGCGAAGGGCGAATACCGAAACGAGATTGAAGATTTCGCATTTAATAGTAATTATGACGAAATAAATATCTGGGAATGTGAAGATTATTTACAAAGTGCAATACAACATAATAAAATAAATTGTAAAAAATTAAAAGATACCAATAAAACGAGTATTTTATCTATACAAATATAAATTTTGAAAAGGAGATGTTTATATGAATAGGATATTAAAAAGATTAAATAAAAAAGCAAGTTTTAAAAGAATAGCTAATGATAAAGATAACTTTATACAGGAATGTGAAAATAGCGGTAAGTTTGATGATAAGCAACTGGACATAATTCGTTATGGTTTTGAAAGTGGTTTAACTATAGAACAAGTTAAAGTTTATGCTAATCCTGATTTTGATTATGAACAAATGCTTGAAATCTGTTGGGGTTTTATGAATGATTTAACAATGGAACAAGTTAAATTTTATGCAAACCCTAAATTTGATGATGACCAAATGCGTGAAATCCGTTATGGTTTTGATGATGGTTTAACAATGGAACAGGTTAAACTTTATGCCGACCCTAAATTTAGTTATAAACAAATGGGAAAAATATGTAAAGACCTTGAAAAAGGTTTAACAATAGAAGAAGTAAAAGACAAATATAATTTATAATTTAAAAATAAATAAAAATTATTTTGTAAATAAAATGTATAGATAAAATTATTTTATAAATGAATTGAATATATCCTATTATAGATTTTTTGTAAATTATTGCCACACGATGAAAAAGCAATAGCCGAAAACTTAAAAATACATAGTGATTATGATATTATAGAACTCAGACTATTAAGAAAAAATCAGCTAATAGAAGAAATTAGAAGTATATTAAATACGGTGATACATCAGAAGAGTATAAAAGGGAAATATTTCTTGCTTATGCTTGACCTTAAAGAAAAACAATTAACTGTTACTGCTTATAATGCTTCGCAGGTAGATAAAGCAAACGCAAAATATAATCAACTTGAAGAACAGAAGATAGCAAACACAGATATAGTGCTTGTTTCTGCGGATTCTTTTCAGCAATTAAAGAAAGCGTACCCAAATTATTTTGGTGATGTTAAAAAATTCTTAGATATATTAAAAAAGGAATTAAAATCATATCAGATATAAAAATACCGCCTCAATTATGAGGCGGTATTTTGTTTCATTGCAAATCATAAAATGAAGAATATATTGTTTGTGTCTGCATGTTAATGAATATATCAAGAAATTTGAGAAATAATAACAAAAATACTTGTCAAATCATAAGAAAGGTGGTATAATATGTGCAATCGAGGAGGTTTTACTATGCTGTTGGAATTTTCATGCTCTAATCATAAATCCATAAAAGATAAAGTAACTTTTTCTGCACTCGCAGGTACAGATGATACATTTCAAGAACGATTGTTTTCTTTTGGAAAATATAAAATACTTAAAAGTGCTGTTATATATGGTGCTAATGGTTCCGGGAAAAGTAATTTCATAGATGCCATCATGTATGTAAAAAGATTAGTTCTAAACAGTATCAGTCATCAACCCGGTACGATGATCCACCAGTTGCCACATAAATTATTGGGAGAGAATGAAAAAAGCGAGTATTATATGCAGTTTATCAAAAATAATATAAGATATGTATATAGTTTTTCGTTGTGCAAAAATGAGGTTTCCGGGGAGTATTTATATTATTTTCCAAACGGCAGAGCCGTAAAAATATTTGAAAGAGAAAATAATTCTTATGCATCAGGTGACAAATTTAAGAGAAAGTTTGATACTTGTAAAGATGTTATTGCCCCAAATCGCCTTTTTTTATCATGTGCTGCTAATTTTAGTCAAGTAGATGTTGTTAAAGATGTATTTTCCTTCTTTAAAGACGATATGATTTTTTATGGAAAAAAAACAAATGAAAATTGGCTGGAAAAATCTCTTACATCAATCAAAAAGAATCCTGCTGTAAAAAAACAGGTGATTAATTTTGCCAACGCTTTGGGAGTTAACATACAGGACATAAGAATAGAAATAAAAAAACAGGATTTGAAAAATGATAATTTTTTATCTATTTTAAGTGAAGAACTTAAAACCCGTATCATTGACTCATATTCGGAGCGATTAGATGCATATATAGTATATGATACATTTGAGACAAACTTATTGTCCGAAGAATCTGATGGAGTAAAAAAAATATTCGAGTTTGCTTGTCCTTTGATGGACATTATAGAAAATCATAGAATCTTGTTTTGCGATGAACTTGAAATAAATTTCCATGAAGCATTGATATATAACATAATAAAGACTTTTGCCGATTTAGAAGATACTTTTCCGGCTCAATTGTTTTTTACAACTCATAATACAAGCATACTTGATTTGTCTCTTTTCAGAAGGGATCAAATATGGTTTACAGAATTAAAAGAGGAAGATAGGTCAACAGATTTATATTCTCTTGCGGAAATAAAAAATGTCCGGAAAGACGATAACATTCACAGAGGCTACATTAACGGCAAATACGGAGCAATACCCATGTTAAATAATAATCTTGCCAAATTATTCACCGAGAGAAAGAAGGAATAGAATGGACAATATTAGTCTTTCTTTATCTCAGCGTCCTGAGAATACCCGTGATCCTATACCAACTAAAACAGTAGTTAATTTTAGCTTAGATGAGATAAAACAGCATTTTGACGAAAGTCTTGAGTATATAAAAAACCAAACTCCTATAGCAAGAGAATTAATAAATCAATCAAAGGAAACCGAAGGAAAGAATGTTTTACGTTCGCAAATAGTATTTATCGAATCCATACTCGACTTTTATCTTCATGAACTAAGCAAATATGCAATAAGTAGCATGTTTGTCGGTCGTTGGGAAAAATCTTTAAAATATCAAAATCTTATGGTTTCGATGAAGTATATCGAAAAAGGTATTGCTGCACCCGAATCAGTACAATGGTTGACAGAATACTTAAATGAAAGATTCAGTAAAGAAGTTTACTTAGGTTTTGAACAAATGAAAGATCAAGTAAATTTAATGGGAATTTCTTTCAAAGATGTTTTATCGTCTGCGTTTTCTTCTTACGAAACAGGAAAGCAATTTGTTGTAAATTTATTTCAAAGAAGGAACCAAATTGCCCACCAAATAGACAGAAAGCACGAAACAGCTATTCAGGAAGATATAAACGAGAACTATGTTGATAACTGCATAAATGAAGTTTACAATTTGGTTTCGTGTATACATAACGCAGCAGTTACAAAAGAAAATAGTTTATAAATTTACATAATCAACAAAGTGACATACTCCCACCACCTAAGAGGTGGGAGTATGTCACTCTTTTTGAAAATGTATTATTCATATAAATCACCTCGTTATAATTATTATATTACACCCATAATAAAATAACAATAAAAAAGTTCAGAAAAACTAAAAAATATATTGACAAGCTTTTTGAAAGGAACTAAAATCATATTAGATTGATGAAAAACAAGCCGTCTCGGACATGAGACGGCTTTGATTTTATTCCAACCTATACAATACAAGCCCCCTACATATAAGATTATCATTTTCAGACACTTCTATGTCTTTATATTCCGAATTAAGAGATCTCAATATTGTTTTTCCGTTCTCAGCGACTAATTTCTTTATGTATCCGTCGCCATTCAGCATAAATACCCCAATTTGTCCGCTTTCAATCGTTTCTTGTTTATGTACAAGTACGACATCTCCGTCATTAAATCGGGGAATCATACTATCTCCCCGGACTTTAGTAGCAAAATCGGCTTTAGGGTAGATACTTCTGTCAATTTCAAACATCTCGTCAATCTCGTCTTCCGAGAGCATACATCCCGTTCCTGCGGACACTCGTGATACCATTAGTGGTATTTCTACGATATTATCACTATTTTCTTCTGTTGCAGCAGTTTGTTCTTCGGTGATAGCATCTAATTTCTGTTTTTTCTTTTCTAATTCCTCGCTTGCACCTATGCAAAATGCTTCGATAAATTCCCTTCTTTTTTCTTTCTTTATAGAAAAGAAAGTCTTAACAAGTATTGCTTCGTTTTCGCTTAGTCCCATTCCCTGAACAAACTGTTCAATTGGGTCTGGCGGTGGCTGTTGTTCACGACCGAGAAGGTAATCAGTAGTAACATTGTAGAAGTCTGCAAGTTTACATAGAATTTCATAGCTTGGTTCTCGTCTACCTGCCGCATAATTTCTATAAGTGCTATCTTCGACGCCAATAGCTTTTGCTACATCTACTTTTTTTAGCTCTCTTTTTTTTCTTAATTTTTCTATAATGTCCTGAAACATTATGTCTCACCTCCTTCTATTATAGAATAGCACAAAATGAAACGAAAATCAATAGTAAATATGTAATTATTTAGAAAAAATCAAAAAAATGTTTCAAATTGAAAAAATATGTTGACAAACATTTCATAACGTGCTATTATAAATACATAAATCGCACAAATCAAAATATAAAATTGAAAAATACATACGATACTAAACAAAGAAGGTGATACTTATACAAAATAACAAAATATATAACCTCAAAGAAGTAATGGACACTCAGTATAAAATAAATCAACTGCAACACAAACAAAAAGAGCTTACAGAAAAAATAAATCAACTGGAAGCTCATTTAAAGGAATTAGATAAAGGGTTAGATATGAACAGCGACAGCGATATTATTAAATTATGCAAAGCCTTGCAGATTACTCCTAACGAATTACTTGGGTTTGGTAATTGAGTAATATTCAATTCTCTATGATAGATAGGAAAGAGATTATTTTACTCCTAAAGCATTCAAAGCAATTTCTTTACTCGTTTCGATAGCAATATTTTGAGCAACTTGCGTAAGAACATTAAAAGCGTATGACCCTGTTTTCCCAAGACTTGTTTTGGTCTTTTGCCAAATAGTTTCAGGGCGTATCGTCTCTAAGAATTGATGTCCAGCAAAGGTTATTTCATTGATAATACATAAAGAAAGAATATATGAACCATGGTTATATATTTTACCGCTAATAAAGTGTGCTTGATGTAGTTGGTAAACATTATACATCACATCTTCTTCTGTGTATTTTTCAGACAAAGCTTCTTGTATTTGGTTTAATGAAATTTCTGAAAATTCATTGCTATTCACTATTACTAAATTATTTTCAAGATATAAAAGTATATCTCTAACACAATCAGGTGTAAGTTTCATAAAATCATTCCTTTCCGAAAAGAGGTGGTTGTAATGCTTAAAAATAAAATTATGTATGCGTTAGTTGAAATTTCTCAGATGTTACACAGATTAGGATTTACTTATAAAGAAACAGACGAATTGATTTCTTTAATGCAAAATCATTATAGAGAGATGCGTGATTCGATTGAAATTAAATATAACCCAGACAACAAATCTCTTGTTAGATCGCAATCTGCGGACGATGAAATTGTTGAGATTATAAATCACGTTGATCCGTATTTTTGATTTTCTTAATTATACAACAAAACAAAAAAATATACAATATAAAAAGAGAGATAAAATGATAGACTCAAAAAATTCCTTATAAATAAAACATTCCGTAACGGCTCAGAATATCCAGTAAAAATAGATATTGAAGGATATATGCCGTGGGATATTGTAAATCAAGAAAAATCAAGTAAGTTTTCTTTTCCGTATGAAGACGATCTTGGCAAAATTTCAGCTGTGATTACGATAGGTTCTGCTTTTCACATTAAAAAAGAAGTTCAGGAGAAAATCGAGCAATTATGTGAAATAATTATGCAGGAATATAAAATTATAAAAAATCCCGCCGATTAAAGCGGGAAATAAGTTTAGTTGTTTGATTGAGCAAGGTCAATACCGTATGCAGTAAGGTACACCAATGCTGTAGGTAAGGACAACTCTTATAAACATAAAGGAGGCATTTATATGACTATTGAAGTGAAAGAAAACGATTATTCTGTGCCATCACTTGCGGACATTTTGACAAAAATATCGGCACTAAATAATAAAGACAAAACCGACTGTGTACTTGCAGGACTGAGTAAAGCGATGCCGAAACTGGAATCGTAATGCACAAACAGAGCGTTGATATGAAACACTCTACACAGTTTATGCTTTCTGTGATAATCAAAAAAAGCAGTTTCAAACCTAACGAGGAGTTCATACTCCATTTATTATTCATTAATTTCTCCTTTCATTAATGTGAGTTTCTCGGCTTTGTGGTCGAGGGATTCCTCGGTGGGTTTGAGTGAGAATTTGCACAACAAAAGAGATTCAAACCCTTTGAGGAGCTATGCTCCAATTTCATGTGTTATATCTCCTTTCTGCATGGAGCTTCTGAGTACTAACGAATCGGTATTCAGGAGTTCCTCAAAGGGTTTGAAAATCAAAAACGAAAGAGGGGATTATAATGTCAAATATAATTTGTTTCATATTAGGCAGTTGGTTTGGCTTATTCATAACCGCATTATTGTTTTCGGCTAAAAGAGGTGAAGATGACGATGGAACAAAAGTGTAAAGATTTAATAACCGAAAACTACGATCAGATACTAAATCAAATTCGTGTTTTATGGAAAAAGAAATTTGAAAAACTTTTTATTCCGTTAAATGTGACTTATGATGATTTTGAAGGACAGGCTTTATTAGAGATAAGTTTAAATATACCAAAATATGATTGCGACAAAGGAGCAAAACTGCTTACGTTTTGCAGCGTAATTATTAATAATAAAATGAAAACCTATGCTACAAGTTTAAACAGAGAAAAGCGTAAAATTAATACTTATGCTCAAAGTCTTAATCAATCAATAAGTGACGAAAGTGAAATAGAACTAATTGATTTAATACAGTCAGATTCACCAGAAGTAGAGTCTAAGATAACAAATGATGATTATGTAAAATATATAAAAGATATAATTCAATTTTTACCTTTAAGAAAAAAGAAAATTGTAGAATATTTAATCAAAGGATATAACTCCGAAGAAATTAGTAAACAAATAAATATCCCCGTATGTATCGTTAAAGGAGATATTTTAACAATATCGGAAGATAGTAATATAATCTCTGCAATTATGGCAAGGAGGAAGTCAGAATGGTAATAAAACCAAGTGTGGAAGTTGTTGAAAGATTGATTAAAAAAATGAGCAAACCTAAAGGCTCTCCCGGAAGTTTTGAAATGGATTTCTCAATTCAGAGATATGCAGGGCAGTGGGACAGTCACAAAGAATCTAATTTGATAAGATCGATCATAATGGGAGATCCAATTCCTCCGTTGTTTATAGCTTGTGCGGATAATAACTTTACTGTTCCTCAATTGTTAATAGACGGAAAACAAAGAGTTTCTACCGTTGTGAAGTTTGTGACAAAAAAAATGAAATTGCATAAAGATATCCCGTCTGTTTTTGTTCCATTGTACAAGAAAAGTGAAGACGGAGAAATAGTAGAGCCTGTTATGTCCGAAGTTCAACTTGCAGGAAAAACATTTAATGACTTACCAGAAGATGTGCAAGATATTATTCTTGAGTATAAATTCGATAGTAAAAATATTTCCGATTACACAAAAGAAGACATAGAAAGAATAATGAGCAACCTGAATAATGGGGTTGCAATGAGCAGTATTGATAAATCAAAAATCGCTGCAAGTATTCCTGTGATGAACAGGATATTATCGCTTATTAATAACAATCCTTTATTTACATCGGGAAGTATTTATTTTGCTCCATCCCAAGAGAAGAAAAGTGCTTATGAAGAACTCATTCTTCGTGCTTTAGTTCTTTTGACTGGTCAAGAATACGATGATTTTTCATACTCAAAATTAACACCTGCCGAATTAGAAAAATTGGTCAAGAAATATTCAAATAGGTGGAATGAAAGTACATTTGAGGGGTTAGAGGTAATATGTACTGCGTTACACAATGTTCTTCCCGAAAAAGAATTATATACAGATTATGTAAATAAAAAACATTTTCCTGTGCTGATCATGAATGTAGATAAATATTTGAGTATGTTAGAAAATGAGGTGATCACAGAAGAAGAATACAAATCGTTTATGTGTGAATGGTTTACCAAAGGTGTCCATTCAAAAGAGTTTAAGGCGTTAGTTGAGGACGATAGTAAGAATATATCATCAAAGAAAAATATTGAAGCAAGAATTGATATGATGGATAATGCTCTTGATAATTTTATCTCAACGGGAGATTTAGGGTTGTCTTACTTTGATGAAGCCAAAGAGAATATCAATGCAGAAGAAAGTTATATAGACGATGCTACAGAAGTACCGTTATCTGATGAGGAAGTTGTATTCTATGTTACAGAAATAGGGGCATCGGATATAGAACTACCAGCATACTTAAAATTTTATAACCAGTTAAAGAAAGAAAAACGGACAAGCCAGTTTGTCGATTGGCTTGAAGCATGGAGTGAAACGTGGGATGAGCAATACATTGAGCTTATAGATAATTTTGTAGACGATGAAGAACATTACACAAAAATGGCTGAACGGCTGTATTGCTTCTATATAGACTACTATAACGGGAACATGAAAACTATAAGAGAAAATATACGGTGAGCAGGATAATCAAAGGAGAGAACATATGAATATAGGCGATAAAGTTAAAATGGACAATAAGATATATAAAATTATCTCTGAATCTTGGAAGGTTGGTGAAGTGGAACTTATAAAATTGTTAGGTGAAAGAGGCGGATTTCGCACAGATATACTCACAGTCATAAATGATAATAGGTTTGAAACAATAACGACCAACATGATTGACATATCGGAGATAAAAATTAGTAAATGGTTCAAAAGTACAAGTCCTAAACCCGAAAAATTAGAGTTATACAGACAGCTTCAACATAAATGTAACAAAGGATTGCTTGAAATCAACCCTATAAAAATAGATGGCAACAATTATCTCGTTGACGGATATTGCTCGTATCTTGTCATCAAAGAAAAAATGGATAAAGGTCAAGTACCTATAGTGATCGTTAAAAGGAGAGAAAAGAAGTGATATAAGTGGATGCTAACAAAAATTACGATATATCTTACTACATAACTTCGTCCTACAAAGGTTTATATATTAAATTCAGCTATTCAGGGAAACTTGAAACAACAGAGATATTTGAAGAGGCTAATTTCTTTAAAACACAAACGGAAGCAAGTAAGATATTGGTTACTATGCCTAAAAAACTAAAGAAATTATCGTCAGGGTGGGAAGTAAAATCGTGTTATAGAGCGATACGAGAAAATTCTATAGAATATATTTCTGATAATAATATTCTTGAAGAAAAAAATACAGATCGGTTAGTTTTCTTTGAATTTCTTAATATAGATACGAAACTAGATGATATACAAAAGTTAAAAGAGCAGATTGAGTATGTTTATAACAATCACGCTCGATATGCTGATTTATTAGAATTGTATAATAGACAACAGTGTGATTTACTTCACAAAATAGAAGATTCCCATTTTAATGCCTGCGAGGGTTACAAGTTGGCAAAACAAATAAAAACTGTCAGAGAAAAAAGAAGACAGGTTAAAAATGCTTTACGGTTTATTGAAAAAGTTCAGGGCAGTTTAGATATAGATATTATTATTAGCGAAATAAAAGCCATTAAAGAACAAAAATATAGACCGAGAGCGTTACCTGAACTATTTGAGGAGGTATAATATGAAAAAGTCTGATCTGAAAACAGGTATGATTGTAACTTGCAGGAACGGTGAAGAATATGTTGTACTGCGAGATGTTGAATGTCAAAAAAGCAAATCTTTTACAAAAGATATTTTTGTACACTTTGACAGAGCAAGTTTAACCTTAACAACTTATAGTCAATTCGATGAATACGATGATGATTTAATGATAGCTTACAATAGAGAAGAAAAAGAAGAGGAACTTGATATTATAATTGTCGAATTACCTTTAACTCCATATTCAATATTTGATACAGGCATGAACGATAATGAAAGAGAGGTTCTTTGGGTGCGAGAAGAAGACGAAGTTTCCGAAGATAATCCTTTTGAATTTATTTGGGGCATAAAATCGGCAGATGATCTTACAGGTTCAGAAATTGCAAATAACTACACTATGAACGATTTTGATATAGTCAAAGATAAAGAAAGCGGAGAATATGTATTCAGTGTAGAAACGATTTTCTATATGGATAAAGACGCTCAAAAGAAATATTTGCAAAATATTTTGGGCAAGTTTACTGAATGGATGTTATCGCAAGGTTATAATACGGATTACGATTTGTCTTATAACGAAGTTTTCTCAAAGACATTTCGGGCAGACAGTATCGAAGAATGTTACGCTAAATTTAAAATGTTGGTAGACGGATTTTTAAAGGGGTCAAAAGAATGATTACAGCAAAAGAGGCAAGAAAAACTACAAGAAAAGTTATAGAAGATACAGATATACAGAAAGAATTAACGGCAATACAATCTTACATCATGTTTAGCATTAAACATGCAAGATCTTATTGCAGATTCAACGAAATCTACAGCGGTAAAGTCATCAATTATCTGAGAAGTGCAGGATATTCCGTTGAATATGGTTGGGAAGATGGCGTTTTCGGCTCAGACTATATGATTATTCGCTGGTAAATAAAAAATGAATTTTATCAATTCTGCTAAACACATCGGTCTTAATCTAAACAGAGAATAAATAATTGACAACGTAATTAGTCAAAAATTTATTCAGGAGGTTAAGATCTATGACAAAATCGTTAAAAGTTTTAGTAGCTTGCGAAGAAAGCCAGCGAGTGTGTGCAGCTTTTCGTGAATTAGGACACGAAGCGTACAGTTGTGATATTCAAAAACCCAGCGGGGGCATCCTGAATGGCATATACTTGGCGATGTCCTTGAAGTTTTAAATCCGCACCAAATCAGCAGTATGTTTTATGGTATCGTCTTTAAAACAATGGACGGAGAAGCACATAGGATAGACGGCAAATGGGATTTGATTATTGCACACCCACCTTGCACAGATTTAGCTGTATCTGGTGCAAGGCATTTTGAAAACAAGAGAAATAACGGCAACCAAGAAGAATCTATTAAATTCTTTCTCAATTTTTTAAATGCAAATTGCGAACACATTGCAGTCGAAAACCCTATCGGCATAATGTCGGGTGGTGCGTATCTTGAAAAATATTTTCCTGCATATTCTAAATTTGTAAGAAAACCTGAACAGATTATTCAACCATATATGTTTGGCGATCCACACAAAAAAACAACATGTTTGTGGTTAAAAGGTTTGCCATTACTTGTGCCAACTGATGTAGTTGAACCAACTTTGATTCAATACAAATGCAAAAATGGCAAAACTGTTACCTTTGATGAATTTATGGTTAGAGATTTTGATGGAAATAGAGGTAAAGCAAGAAGCAAAACATTTCCCGGTATTGCTAAGGCAATGGGTGAACAGTGGAGTAAATATTTAGAAATACATTAAATCTAAGAAAGGAGTAGCGAGGTTTGTGCGCACAGAAAATCCGGGTTTACTCCTTATGTTATGAAAAAATACGAATTAGTAAATTTTTGTGAATTTGATAAATATGCCGTAAAAAGCTATTGTGCGGTTCACAATGTAGACGAGAGTAAAAATTTAGGCGATATTAACGATGTTGACGAAACAAAGTTAGAACCGTTCAACTTTATGTGTTTTGGCAGTCCTTGTCAGGATTTCAGCATAGCAGGAGGTCAAAACGGCTCAGTATGGACTTGCGAAGACTGTAAATCCGAATGGAATCCTCTTACCGTACATTTCGATAAAAGAGATAAATGTCCGAAATGTAGCAGTGAGAACATATCAAAAACAAGAAGTTCTCTCTTGGTTGAAGCATTGCGAATTATAAGATACAATAAACCGTCTTGGGGCATATATGAAAACGTCAAAAACCTTGTCGGGAAAAAATTCAAAGATACATTCCAAATGTTCATAGATGAATTGACGGAGTACGGCTATAACTGTCATTACAAAGTATTGAACGCTAAAGATTACGGTGTACCTCAAAACAGAGAACGTGTTTATCTTATCTTTATCAAAAAAGAACTTGACAACGGCAAATTCAAATTTCCCGAACCTTTCGACAACGGTCTCCGTTTGAGAGATATGTTGGAAGATGAAGTTGACGAGAAATTTTATGTCAACACCGACAAAGCAAAACAGCTTATCCAAGACCTGCTCGACAGCGGAAAGCTGGATAAAGAATATTCCAATTCCGTCCGTAGGGGGGAGAGGAAGCTTAGACCGTCATCAGTGGGATATGGTACAGACCAAATCACAGGACTGATCTCCAAGCAAGGCAGTCAATTTGAAAATCAAACAGAGTTTGCAAATACTTTGTTAGCAAGAGACTACAAAGGTTTCGGAAATCAACCGATGAATGGAGTGGTAGAGTGCAAGAATACAACAAAGCAGTAAAATTAGGCGATGCGTACTTCAACCCCAAAAATATAGGTGGCAATGGTCGGGGAGCAATATATTCAATAAATGGATATTCCCCGACCATCGTAACTATGAGTGGGGGGGGGGTAATAAACCTATGATAATCGTAAAGGTAAAACAAAATGGAGAATAAAGTAATACGCTTGATACATCGAGGAACAGGGGGGCAGCAAGGCTGGATTTATTCTACGGAAGGAATCATGGCAACCTTGCCGTCTTCACAGTATAAAGACCCACCAAAAATCGTGGTGAAAAAATGACAAATAACAAATTGATACAATTAGGTGAAATCGGCTCAGATCAAAAAAGCAGGGTATATTCAGTAGAAGGTATCGTACAATGTATATCTTCTACCTGTTATAAAGACCCACCAAAGGTTATGGTAACAAAATGACAGAAAGCAAAGTAGTAAAATTAGGCAATACAAAACAAGGAGTAAAATCCCAAAGTCGCAGTATATATTCGGTCGGGGGGGGGTATCGCCCACTCTCACAAATATGGCGGCTGGTGGGAATTTGCAGCCTTTTATAATCGAACGGTGGATATATGAATCAAGTAAAACAGATAGGTAATCTCTTCAAATCTAAAACAAGAGATAATCCAAATCAAGGCAGAGTTTATGAAATAGGGGGGGTATCGCCCACTCTCGGTACAATGCAAGGCGGCAATAGACAGCCTTTTGTGGTGGTACAATATGCAAACAAAACAAAGTAAATCTATAGTAATTATAGACGCAATATATAATCATAGACCGATAAGGATTTATGATGAATACGCTCCTTCTCTAAGAGCTGAAAGGACGGGGTTGTTGGTAGTTGACAAAGATGGCAAAAATTAAACAAGCAACCAAAAAAGGATATATTGAATGTAAAATAGGGGGGGGTGGCAGATTTGTCATATCCAAACAGCAAAACAAGACGAGGTAGAGTACAGGATAACGGAGATACTTGCCCGACAATAACCGCAGAGAGCAACGGTCTTTGCCGTATTGAAGAATCGGAGAATGTAGCCGAAAACTACCGCATCCGCAAACTCACACCAAAAGAATGTTGGCGGCTTATGGGGTTTGATGATGAGGATTTTGAAGCCGCACAGTCGGCAGGCGTATCTTCAACGCAGTTGTATAAGCAAGCAGGAAATTCTATCGTGGTAGACGTACTTTACTACATATTTAAAGAACTCTATAAAGCTATGCCATATCTTTTTGACGATTTAAAAGTCGGCAGCTATTTTTCGGGTATCGGTGCTTTTGAATCGGGGTTAGACCGAATTTTTGAATATATAGAATCGGGAGATATTGAAGCCGAAAATTTTACTCAGCCGCAGGCAGACTAAGTAAATATCAGAATGTCTGCATAAACGATAAAGGCAAAAAAAATAAATCTCCGCAAATAACGGTAGGTTATTCTCCGACAATCGTATCGGAATTTCACGGGAACCTACCAAAGGTGATTAAATGAAAGAAATCATAGCTATAAGAAACGGGTATCAAGAACATCAAAAATGGATAACAACCGGGATCTGTCCTTGTCTAACTGCCGCAATGGGAATGGGAGGCGGTTACACTCCTGTGATACTATTTGTGTCGCAATGCGAGGACGATATACAGAAAAAAATAAAACCAAGCAGCAACTTGAACCGAGGTTAGATGGTTATTGCAACACACTAACCTCGGTCACAAAAGATAATTTGTTATTGGAATTAACAGTTAATAAAAAGGTAATCTCCAATGCTTAACTGATAGGAGATAGAGGTGTTTCTAACGCCTTTCATACTTTCAATTTGAACTATGAAGAACAAGTTATTTGAACTTGATAGAATCCGCATTTTAAAAGTATAGGAGACAATATATGAACGAAGTAAAAGTGACTGAAAGAGGTTGGGCAGGACATTTTATATGTTCTGACAATTGTGCATTCCGCAGAAATACACTACTCGAATATAAAGACAGAAAATGGATAGTGTCAACTGTTGGTTGTATGAGGACATGGAATCGTACAACAAATAAGTACGAAATTAAAACTATAGGGGCATACCGTTGGTATGAAACAATGGCTTTTGTAGGAGAAAACAAAGGCAGATATATTGATGCAGATGTTTCTCAAAGTGTTGATTTTGATAGCGAATGGGGGATTTTTGGTGACACTTGGGAAGAAGTAAAAGAAAGATACAAGTTACCAGATAATGCAGCTAATGAAATGCACGATAATGTTGTAAAAGAATTGTCGCAAAAAATACAAGAGGTGATTTAATGGAATTTCAAGAATTTGTAAAACAATATAACCGTATGTGTTATAGTTTTGATGATTGTCAAGATAGAAACGGTGAAAATTGCCCACTGTGCGAATTTGTCAAAAACGAGAAATGTGAAAGTTGGCTAATCAACCACTCTTTACGCGGAACACGACTATTGTTATAAAGATGAAATGTCGTATTGGGATGACGAAAGACAAATAAAAGAAAATTGGCGAAGAATGCTCGAAGTGTACAACAAAATGCAGAATAAATAAATATGAATAAAAGTATTCTTGAAGAGAAATCGACAAGATAGTGGGCGTGGGGTTCGTCCAATGAAGTAAAACTCATAAATACTTTAATTTGAACAGTAGTAAAATCGAAGAAATTTGAGGTTTTACTGCCGTGTAAAATTACATAGTAGTAACCCTTAACATGATAGTGGCATATTTGTCGAGGTGTTTTACTGCCGTGTAAAATTACATAGTAGTAACCCTTAACATGATAGTGGCATATTTGTCGAGGTGTTTTACTGCCGTGTAAAATTACATAGTAGTAACCCTGACAAAGTTAAAGAGATCTCCTTATATATGTTTTACTACTGCGTAAAATTACATAGTAATAAACCTGTGGCTATTTTAGCATATTTTATTTTCGGGGTTTACTACTGTATAAAATTGCATAGCAGTAAAACTCATTAAATTAACTGTATAAAATTACAAAGCAGTAAACTTGCAAAGGTGAATAAAGATAAAGGTGATAAATTTGAAAGCCAATAGAATAGAATCTCATCGCATAAAATCATCAAACCCATATTTTTCTTTAATTGATAAATTTAGTTGGAAATCAAAAAACATATATAACTATGGTAACTATATTATCCGACAAGAATTTATAAAAACCTCGAAAGAAAAAGAAAACGGGTTAAGAGAAAATGCGGTTTGGATAAAATACTATGAACTATGTAAAATTGTAAAAGATTCAGAACCATATAAAGACATTGGGTCAACATGTGGGCAACAAACTTTGCGTGTTTTGGACAGAAATTGGAAAGCGTTTTTCACTTCCATTAAAGATTACGGCAAAAATCCCTCAAAATATTCGGGAAGACCTAAAATGCCAAAATACCTCAACAAGGAAAACGGACGTTATATTTTGATTTTAGCCAATAATCAATTTAAAGTCAAAGATAATTACATTTATTTTTCGTGGAAACCGCTGAAAGTGATGAATAATATTTTTAAAACCAAAATCCCAAACACCGCAAAGCTCATGCAAATACGCTTTGTCCCGCAAAACGGAGAATATAAAATGGAAGTGGTTTACGAAATAGGTATACCCGAAACAAACAATACATCAAGCCGCATAGCTTCTATTGATTTAGGAGTAGATAACTTAATGACCATAACAACGAACTGCGGTACAGACCCTTTTGTAATAAACGGCAGACCTTTGAAGTCAATAAACCAATATTATAATAAACAGATCGCTCAAATGCGTTCCGAATTAAAGAAAAACAACGGCAAAGATTGGTCTAATCGTATGAAGAATTTTACGGCAAAGCGTAATCGCAAAGTAGACAACTATATTCACAAAGCAACAAAACAAGTTATTGACTTCTGCATAGAACATAATATTGATACTTTGGTTTGCGGATATAACATAGGCTGGAAACAAAATTCCGATATAGGTAAACAAAACAATCAAAAGTTTACACAAATACCATATTTAAGTATTGTATCTCGGTTAGCTTATAAATGTGAAAATGCAGGCATTATATTTAAACAAACCGAAGAAAGTTACACCAGCGGTACAAGTTTTCTTGATGAAGAATTGCCAATAGAAGCAAACTATAATAAGTCAAGGAGAGTACATAGAGGTTTGTTCGTATCTAATAATGGAACAGAAATAAATGCCGATGTAAACGGCAGTTATCAGATAATGAAAAAAGTATTCCCGAATGCGTTTGCGGACGGGATAGAGGGTGTAGGTTTACACCCGTTACGGGTTAATCTCGTATAAATGGGTTTGTTACAACCCAATAAATTTAACAATGGCTAAAACAAGACCCGATGGAGTATGGGACGGTGATTAATTTTTTTGATAAATAATTTAGCAGCACTCTTTTAGTTTGGCTAACAAATTATGGAGAATATAATAATAGGTCGTTAGGTTAAGATAAACCACACAGGTTACGCTTACACATTCGTAAGTATTCCACGGAAGTAATCGGTCGGAACATCATCTGATTAGAATTATCGGTGTTTGCGGTGAGTGAAAAGCTCTGCACGACCCTAAAAATTATACTAAGTATTCCGAGAGAAAATTCAATCGGATAGAGGTTGAGATCTACAGCCAGCTATTTTTTTAGTAAACGGATAAGTCCGATAGATCAACTTTTATTTACTACTATTTTTATTCAAGGAGGACAACGAATGGCAGGATTTCAGGTAAAAAAGGCTACAAGAGAAAAAATTTACACAAAGATTGCTTTAATGGCACCGAGTGGTGGCGGTAAGACTTATAGTTCTCTCCGTCTTGCAACGGGTATGGCAGAGGAAATCAAAAAGGAAACAGGTAAGGATGCTAAAATCCTTATGGCTAATACCGAGCAGAAGAGAGGTTATTACTATGCCAATGAGTTTAATTATGACATAGTTGATATTGACGCTCCGCATAACCCCGAAAAGTATGTTGATCTTATCAATTTTGCAGTTTCGGAAGGCTATGACATTCTTATTCTTGATAGTTCATCTCATGAATGGGAAGGCAAAGGCGGTTGTCTTGAATTACAGCAGCAGGCAGGCGGCACATATCAGGCTTGGGGTAAGGTTACTCCTCGTCACAATAAGTTTATCAATGCTATTGCTGATAGTCAGATACATATTATTGCCACAATGAGAGGCAAAGACCAGTACGAAATGGTTAAGGACGATAAGACTGGTAAAGCAAGCGTTCAGAAACTTGGCGTAGGCGCAAAGCAGCGTGATGGTTTTGAATATGAATTTACCTGCACATTCCTCATCGACCAGAAGACGAGTTGTGCGGAAGTGCAGAAAGATAATACACATCTTTTTGAGGGCGAAGGCGCAACATTGCTCACCGAAGGTCACGGTAAAAAAATAATTCAGTGGGCTAATTCAGGTGAGGGTTATACTCCTGTAGTAAGAAAAGAAGAAACAGAATCTATTGACGAATTAGCTGAAATTCACAGTAAAATAATAGCTCTTTGCGGAGAATTAGGCGGTCAGGATAACGAAACTCTTATGGCAACTTTAAAAGAATATACCTCTAACGGTAACCCTAAGAAGATTAAGGATTTAGAGAAAGCGAAAGAGCTGTTGTCAAAAATTGAAGCAATGAAATAAGAAAGGATATTAAAATATGAATAAAGTGATTTTACTGGGTAATTTAACAAGAGATCCCGAAATTAAATATACAACAGGCGAAAATGCTATGGCTATTGCGCGTTTTTCTATTGCGGTTCAGCGTGATTATAAAAGAGAAGGACAGCCTGAAGCTGATTTTATAAATTGCATAGCATTCGGCAAGACAGGTGAAAACATTGGTAAATTCTTTACTAAGGGTAGAAAAATAGCTGTGTCGGGCAAATTACAGGTCAGCACTTGGGAAGATAATAACGGTCAGAAGCGTTACAGCACCGATGTTATTGTTGACAGTTTTGATTTTTGTGACAAGAAATCCGAAGGAAATGGCACAACAGCTGCTGTAAAACCAACAGAAAATCAGGGCGGTTATTCAGCTCCTGCCGAAGACATTGACGAAGAAGACTTTCCATTTTAAATGATTTGTCGGGCTTGGCTTATCGGTCAAGCCCTTTAATAACATAGAGGAGATAAAAATGACAGAAAACGACTTTATTATTTCAACTATGCAGTGGAGTTTTAGTAGACTAAACTCATTTTATAATTGTCCGAGAGAGTGGAAGAAAATTTATATTGACTGCGAAACAAAAGAGAGTGGATTTTTTGCGGAGTATGGCAGTTTATGTCACTCTTTGCTTGAAAGGTATTTGAAAAATGAAATATCTATTTTTGAAATCAGTCAAAAATATGAAGAAGAGTTTAATTCATCAATTCCTCACGATGCACCCCCAAACAAAAGTGTCGATATAAGACAATCATATTTTGATAAAGGTCTTGAATATTTTGATAATCTTAATATGAAACTCGACCAATATGAGATTTTAGGTATTGAGAAAAAGATAAATTTCAAGATTGCAGATAAAGATTTTGTTGGATATATAGATTTACTTCTGCGTAACAAACAAACAGGCGAAATTACAATTCTCGACCATAAGAGTGGTTCATTAAAGTTTAAAAAAGACGGTTCTGTAAGCAAGTCTGATGAAGCACACCTATTAGAGTTCAAACGACAGCTATATCTTTACTCTATCCCGATAATCGAAGAATACGGACAAGTTGATTATCTTAAATGGAACTTGTTTAAAGACCATACAGAGTATCAAATTCCGTGGAATAAAAAAGAGTACGAAGAAGCTGTTAAATGGGCTGAAAAGACATTGTTTTTAATCAGTACCGAAGAAAAATTCAGCCCTAACCCCGACTTCTACTATTGTCATTATTTGTGCAGTCAGCGAAATAACTGCTGTGAATTTAAACCATAAAACAGAGAGGGTGACAAATTGCTAATAGAAAAAGAAATAATTCAATCAGCCAAAGAAAAACTCGGAGACGAAAATGCTCATATAATGGCTGATTTACTAAATCTTGACGGTTTTGACGAAAGCAACCTAAAGGCTCTTTGTCCCTACCACGAAGAAGATACTCCGAGTTTTATATATAACAAAAAGAAACATAATTTCCACTGTTTTGGCTGTCAAAAAACAGTAGACATCATAGATGTGTATATGCAGTCGGGTCTTACATATATACAGGCTGTCGCAAAGCTGTTTGAACATACAAAAACTCCGTACAGTTTCGGAGAACATAATGTAAAAACCAAATCGGAATACCGATACCCAAAAGAAGAACCCGTAACGGACAAGACAAAAGTTTACAATTATTTGTCGGCAAGAAAAATTTCCAAAGAAACAGTAGATTATGCCGATGTGCGAGAAGATAAAAACGGCAACTGTGTTTTTAATTTCTACGACACAAATGATGTCTTAACAATGGTTAAGTACAGACCTGCAAGAAAAATTGACAAATCAAAGCACGAGATTAAGTGTTGGTGCCAGAAGGATGCCGACACATTTCCGCTACTGTTTAATATGAATAGGATAAACACAGCGCAGCCACTTTTAATATGTGAAGGTGAAATCGACTGCCTATCCGCAATAGAATCGGGGTATACAAATACAGTTAGTGTTCCTCTCGGCGCAGGTAATTTTCATTGGATAAAGGAAAACTGGGACTGGCTTGAGCAGTTTGAAAGTATAATCATCTGTTCCGATAATGACGAAGCCGGGCTTAAAATGCAAAAGGAATGTATTTATCGTTTAGGCAGTTGGCGCACCAAGGTAGTACAAGTCCCCGAATTTCACGAAAAGCCCGATGGTACAAAACGAAAAATAAGCGACCTAAACGAAACGCTTTACTTTTATGGGAAAGAAAAGGTACTTGAAATTATAGTTCATGCAAAGGATAGTCCCGTGGATAGTGTAGTAAATTTTTCGGATATAAAAGAAGTTGACTTGTCCGAAATTGACGGTATCTATACAGGCATTAAAGAATTTGACCGTGAAATTATGCGTCTTTATAATGGAACTTTCAATATTCTTACGGGTGTAAACGGATCGGGCAAATCTTCTTTTTTGTCGCAACTAATATGCCAAGCTGTAGAGCAGGGCAAGGACGTCTGGGAATACAGCAAAGAATTACCTAACTTTATGACAAAAAACTGGATAAACTACATTTTTGCGGGGCGCAGACACGTCAAGGAATATACCACAGACAGAGGTGCAGTCTATTATAAAGTCACTAATGACGCTAAATCAAAGATTGACGAATACTATAACGGACATATCTACATTTATAAGGACGGCTACCCAAATACTATTGAGGACATAGAAAAATCAATGGAGGCAAGTGTCCGCAAATACGGCAGCAAATTATTTATCATAGATAACCTTACTGCTATCAATTTCAAGTGTAATGACAATGATAAGTGGGGCGTTCAGGTCGATTTTGTCAACTATCTGATAGAATTTGCAAAAAAATATAATGTTGTGGTCGTATTGGTTATTCATCCAAAAAAAATTGAGACAATGCGCAGATTACAGAAATTCGATGTTGCAGGACTTGGTAGTATTGTTGACTTGGCTCACCGTCTTTTTAGTCTTTACAGAGTAACACCCAAAGAAAAGAAAGGTATTCCCAAACAAAAAGGTAACGGATGGCTGCAAGAACCTATAAAATATGACGTTATTCTTGATGTTTTGAAAGACCGAATGAGAGGTCGGGAAAACTTATCTATCGGTCTTTACTATGATGTTCCGTCAAGGCGTTTCTACACCAATAAAGAGGAATACAACTTCCAATATAAATGGGATAACGGAGAATATACTAATGAATTACCTTATCCGCAAGAATACGGATATACAGATAACTCAAATTCAAAAGAGACAGAAGAAATTTTCGGAAAAGTAAGCGGGTGATCCAAATAATACATTTACATTTACACTCTATGTTTTCATTAAGGGACAGTATTATTCGTCCTGAAGAACTTGCTGAACGCTTAAAGGAATTAAATCAGAATGCCGTGGCTATTACTGACCACGGCAATTCCCTCGGTGGTGTCAGTATCTACAAACTGCTAAAAAACAATAATATTAAATATATCCACGGCTGCGAATTTTATATTTGTGATGATGTAAAAATAAAAGATAAGGACAATAAATATTATCATCTTATAGCCTTATGCAAAAACGAAACCGGCAGGCTTAACTTAAATAAACTTATATCCCTGTCGGGCAGACCCGAAAACAAATATAAAAAACCAAGGATCGACTTTGATATGCTTTCAACATACGGAGACGGACTGATTATAACAAGTGCTTGTCTTGCGGGAGAAGTCAGCAGGGCAATAATGCAGCAGGACGCTGAAAAAGCAATGGCAATAGCCAACAAATACAAATATCGTTTCGGAGAAGATTATTACCTTGAAATTCAAGCAAGACGTGAAGAAACTCAAATAGAGGTCAATAAGAAAATCAAACAGATAGCTGAAAAACTTGGTATTCCGTGCGTAGTTACTACGGATGCGCATTATCTTTATAAAAACGATGCTAAATATCAAAGTAAATACGCATTTAACGGAGCTTATAAAGAACAAGGCGAATCCTATAAGGATTGTTATGTGCAGTCTGAACAGGAGGTCAGAGAAAATCTTGACTATTTTGACGATACTTTTATCAATACAGTCATAAATAATACTCATATCATCGCAGATAAATGTAATGTTGAAATGCCACTGTCTGCTCCGATTATGCCAAAGGTAGATACTCCGCCACAGTTTAAAACAAACAGAGAATGGCTTGAATATCTTTGTGAAGAAGGGTTTAAAACAAAACTAAACATTAATGTAAAAGATAGAACTTTACAAGACCCTGAACGTAAGATATTCAGTAAAATAACCAACCCCGAAACAGGAGAATTTTTGGGGTATGAAGAGAGTTTTCTTTCTCCCGAAACAATAAATACTTATATAGACAGATACCTATACGAATTAAATGCTCTTGATGAAATGGGCTTTATAGACTATATCCTGCTTGTATATTCTTATGCAAATGTAGCAGATAGGCGAGGCATAGCAAGAGGCTCGGGCGGTGGTTCCATTATCAACTATGTCACAAATATTACCGACATTGACCCCATAGAACACGGTTTGTATTTTGAACGATTTATTGATGTGGCGGCACTTGACTTGTTAAAATCGGGAGAAATTACCGCAAAAGAACTTAAAGTTCCGGATATTGATCTTGACTTCAGTGGAGATTGCTGTGAACAAGTCTTGCAATATCTTTACAATAAGTACGGAGAAGACAAGGTTGCGTCTATCGGTAAATTCGGCACAAACCAAACTAAAGGTACTATTCGTGATATGTGCAAGGTATTGGATATAGACTTGCAAACCGCAGACAGAATCGCAAAATCATTTGGTGAGTATGAATTATCCGATATTGATAATATGCTTAACGGTGATATACCACGAGAAAAAGCAGCAGACGAAGCGATATATTATGTCCAAACCTATGAAGAGTTGTTTGATTATGTCCGCAAATTAAACGGATTGCCTAAATCTTTTGGACTTCATAGTTGCGGCAAAATCATATCAACAAGAGAATTAGATGAATTTTTACCCTCAAATTATGACGAATCTGGAATCAGATATTTACAGGGCGATATGCACGATGTTGAAGATGTCGGACTTGTAAAAATCGACTTACTTGGACTCAGAACCATAGACCAAGAGTTTGATACTCTTCAAATGTCACACGAATCCAAGGATTTTTTAAACCCAAAACAAGACTATACAGACCCAAAAGTTCTTGATGTTTTTAGAAACGGTGATACAGTGGGTATATTTCAGATGGCTTCAAGCGGTATGAAGCAGACTCTTAAAAAAATGAATGTATCGGGTATTGAAGATATATCTATCGCAAATGCTCTTTTCCGACCCGGTGCATTGGCGTATATAGATAACTTTTGCAAACGAAGAAATGGCGAAGAACAATTTGAATATCTGCATCCCGATTTAGAGCCGATATTAAAAGCAACATACGGCATTATTGTCTTTCAGGAACAGCTTATAGAAATTGGCAGGCTTGCAGGGCTACATAATCCCGACCTTTTAAGAAAAGCGACAGGCAAGAAAAATCCTAAGCTGCTTAATCAAGTCAAACCCGAACTTGAAGAAAAACTCAAAAAAAGAGGCTGGACTGATGAACAGTTTTCAAAACTATGGAGCGATATGATAGCTTTTGCTTCCTATAGTTTCAATAAATGTGTTGCTGGTTCAACAAAACTTATGCGAGTAGGGCAAACAAAAAATAAGAGACATCCCACAGTAGAAGAAATGTACTTGATAATGAACGATGTAGAGTACGCTAAGAAAAACAACTATGTTCCTTTACGGTCTAAATTTTTAAGAAACGGTTACGGTAACGCCTTATCAATGTTTTCGGATGGTTGTATTCGTAAAAACTACATTGTCGATATTCAGCAAGCGGGTATAAGAACTGTATATAAACTTGTTACAGCGACAGGCAAGTGGATCGAATGTACGGATAATCATAAATTTCCCACTCCAAAGGGGTATAAAATGCTTTCGGATTTAAACGTGGGAGACCAAGTGTATATTGCAGGCAGAACAAAAGCGTATGAAAACGGTATTCCGACTGAAATAGATACAATCAAGTCTATTACACCTATGCGGGAAGAAATGACATACGACATTGCAATGTCCGATCCTGCACATAATTTTCTTGCTAATAACGGAATAGTCGTATCTAATTCTCACTCTTCTGCTTACGGCATCATTTCTTATATGACTGCTAAACAAAAAGCATATTATCCTGCCGAATTTTATGCGGGACTATGTAATTCGTTTTTGGGTAAAAGTGATTTTGTGGCAGAACACGCCGCAGAAATACTTGGTGATGCAGATAATCACAATATACCGATAAAAGCGTTTGATTACAAGCAAGACCATAGAAAATGTACGGTAGATAACGGCGCAATATTATATGGAATACCGTTAATTAAGGATTGTAACAGGCAAATGGGAGATGTTTTATATAACATAAGAAACCGCCATTTTGATAATTTCTACAAACTTGTAACAAGTCTCTTAGATCAAGGTGTCAGTAAAAAGCAAACCGAAATACTTACTAAATTTGACTTTTTCTCGGATTTTGGAAACTCCAACGAATTGATTCATATGCTTAACGCTTACGAAATTGTAAAGTTTGGTAAAGCTAAACAAATAAAAAAAGATAAAGCTCAAAAATTGAAGATTGAACCGATATTAAAACTTTACGCCACCGACAAAAACAAAGACGGCAGCGAAGGAACAAACTATAAAATAGCCGATATGGACGGCTTGATAAAAGCACTTGAATCAAATGTAAAAGCAAAAGAATATCCTGCAATCCCATTCAAAGAGAGAATAAAATATCAGCAGGAAATGTTGGGTTTTATAAATCTCACAACCAATAAAAAAGAAGATATTCGTAAGCTGATAATAATTAATGTTTTCCCGCTGAAAAGCAAAGATTCATCGGAACCGTGGGCATATCGAATACAAACCAAATCCGTTGGGTCAGGAAAGACTGCTGCACTCACCGTCAAATCATTTATTTACAACGCAAAACCAATAAATAAACTTGATATTATTTATGCAGCACAGCTTAATAAAAACAACAAAGGTTATTGGTATTTGTGGGATTATACCATTATAGGATAACGGAGGTACACAATGAAATCATATACACAATATAAATAAGAGGTGATGTCTTATCCGATTCCAAGGAGGAAAGAGCAGAATAGCGAAGTCGATTGCGCAAGCAATCGAGAGAGAGAGAGAGAGTAATACGACTTTCGTAAGTTTGTTCTGTGGGGCTTGCTCAGTCGAAAGTGAATTAGCCCCAAAATTTGATAGGGTTATATGTAATGATAATCACTATTATTTAATACAAGCATTAAACGGAATACAGCACGGATATAAACTCCCTACTGATTTTTCAGAAGAAGAATATAAGTATATTAAAAACCATAAAGATGACGATCCAGTATTGACAGGTTTTGTTGGATTTGCTTGTTCTTTTGGAGGTAAATGGTTTGGCGGGTATGGACATAGCAAAAAATATGACGGCAGTGAAAGAAGTCATTATCAAGAAAGCAAAAACAGCACCTTAAAGATACTATCTAAAATGTCGCATGCTGAATTTATCTGTAAAGACTATAGAGATGTAGGATTACCCGAAAATTGCGTGATATATGCAGACCCACCATACAACAACACGACAGGTTATACAACAGCCAAATTTAACAGCGAAGAATTTTGGGAGTACGCAAGACAGACAAGTCAAAAACATCAAATGTTTATTTCCGAGCTTGAAGCTCCCGATGATTTTGTTGCAATTTGGGAAAAACCATTTACAAGAACGCTTGACAGAAACAAAAATAATCAATTTAAGGTTGTTGAGAAACTTTTTGTACATAAATGCAATTATAAAACGGAGGTATAAAATGAAAATAATAACAAGAGATGAATTAAGAAACGTACCAATGGGAACAGTATTCTGTAAGATTGCCGAAGATAGCGACTATCTTGAATATGATGAACACATAAAAGAAGAGGTTGAATATCGACCTGAATTTGAAGGGGGGTTATATATCAGAGTTGAAGACCCTACTGAAATGGGCGGATTTTGTGCGATGAATATTTTTCCAGACGTAAGAACTAAATACGGGCATAGTCTTAACAGAGAAAAAGAAAGAACAACTTATCACACATATCAAGATTCCTTTTTTGACAATTTTCCATTAGACGAAGTGAGGATTGCAGTATTTAGCCAGTTAGAAGTTGCCAATATGATTAAGCTATTGACATCTGCTTTTACCAATGGAGAAACTGATTCAGTTGGTCGTTGTGTATTCAAAAATCACTTTGTTGAGTACGAAGATTGACACTACAAACAGGGAGAAGTATTCAAATGTATAAACGTAGCAATACTATTTTGGGATATTCAAAATTTGCAAATCAAACAAATGATATATTAGTAAAACACGATTTAATAAATCCTGATGATATTCTCAAACTAAACAGAATGTTTCAGCTTTGTTTAGCCAAAGAGCATAAACTAACTAATATTGTTGCCAAAGCCGCTTGGTGTGATATGCCTTTACAATACAATTCTAAAAATGTAATGCCCTTAAATACTGGCATATTAAAACAGTGGGTGAAACGACTCGATAGAGCAAAAGCGTGTTTTGATGATATGCAGATAGAGCAGAACAAGCACCTTGAACTACTTTATAAGAACGATATTCAGAAACCCGCAAAAGAACGAAATTATTTAAACTTAACTATGTTTTTATTGAGATTTAAAGATTCAATCTTTACCCGAAAACAAATGATTGATTTATTAAGTCACTTTCCAGAGGTAAGGAACCCTGCCAAGCGTGCTGACAAATTTAAAGAAAAACATGGCATTACATACTTTTCAAAGAATGAAATTGGACTAATAATAGAAATTTTGAGAAAAGAGACTGAAAGTATTGCGAATTGCTAAAATGCAAAACCTGAAAGTGGCTTAAACAGTGGGTTTCAAGACCTAAAAAAGTAAATAAAAGGCGAATTTTATCGGAATGCAGAAAAGGCAGGTGCGAATGAGAATTGCAATAATAGACGCTGATTTAATCGGCAGAAATAAACACAGATTTCCTAATTTAGTGTGCCTGAAACTTTCGGGCTACTATAAAGAAAAAGGTCATTCAGTCGAATTAAAAACAGATTACGAAAATCTCGAAGACTATGATAAGGTTTTTATCTCCAAAGTTTTCACCGACACACCGATAGGTGAAAATATCTTGACTCTGCCAAATGTTGAATATGGAGGAACGGGGTTTTATTACGATAAAGCTCCGAAACTTCCATATGAGATTGAACATCATTTCCCCGATTATCATTTGTACGATGAGTGGGTACAATCCAAACTTGACAACGGCGGCAAAAGAATCGACTTCAAATACTATCTTGATTATTCAATAGGTTTTATGACAAGAGGCTGTTTTCGTCAATGCCAATTCTGTGTAAACAGGAATTATAAAAGGGTAGAGCAACACAGCTCATTATCTGAATTTCTTGACCCAACAAGAAAGAAGATTTGTTTACTGGATGATAATTTTTTAGGCTGTCATAATTGGAAAGAAATGTTGTTAGAGTTACAGTCAACAGGTAAGTCGTTTCAATTCAAGCAAGGTCTTGACGAGAGGATTTTAACAGACGAAAAATGTGAATTGCTATTCAAAAGTAAATATGACGGGGATTATATTTTCGCTTTTGATAATGTTGCAGATTATAAAATTATAGAAAAGAAGTTAATAATGCTCCGTAAATATACCAATAAAGTTCCTAAATTTTATACGTTTTGTGGCTTTGATAGAAGCGATAAATGGGACTTAGATTTTTGGAGACAAGATTTGTGGGATTTATTTAAAAGAATTGCGCTTCTTATGAAGTATCAGTGTTTGCCGTACATAATGAGATTTAACAGGTATGAAGAATCACCATATCGAGGTATGTATATTCTTTTGGCAAATTGGTGTAATAGTCCGAGTTTCTTTAAGAAAAAGTCATTAAGACAATTTGTGGATGTATTACAGCAGAGAACGATTAAAGAATGTGCTTATTTACGATATGTAAATCAGATCGAAAATGATATGCCAGAATTAGCAGTGCAGTATTTTGATTTGAAATATTCTGATTTTGAAACAAAGGAAGAATATAAACATATATCATAAATGCTGATAAAAGTAAGGTGAGTGATAAATTGGCATTAAATATAGGCTATTTAACCAGCGATAAATCTGCAAAAGCCGATGAATCGTACACTCCATATTATGCGGTAGAACCAATTTTAAAATATTTGCCAAAAGACAAGATAATTTGGAGCCCTTGTGATGCAGAGTGGTCGGCTTTTTACCGCAGTTTAAAAATGGGGGGGTATCAAGTAGTCAGAAGTTGTATAGAGGAAGGGCAAGATTTCTTTACATACCAGCCAGACAAATGGGATATTATTGTAACAAACCCGCCGTTTTCAATTTATATAGCTTTTATACTTCCTATCAGTCAACTAAACAATACTCATTCAATGTATGAGTTTGACTTGATTTATAGCGAAGATTTGGACAAGCATACCTACACCGACAGAGAATTACATTGTTGCTTTAATATTTATCGAAGACCTGTACAGGGAGAATTAAACAAGAAACCAACCGCAAAACTCAAAGACATATCTATATATCGGCAAGATAGTAAAGGATATGCTGACAAAGAGTTTGATATTCGTATGTGTCACTGGGGTGACGGAACAGCAGGAAAGATATTAAAAGACGGAGAGAATTATTCCGCAGAATATAAAATTAAGATACATAACGAAGATATGAAGTCTGAAATAATAGAATATTTATCAAATTTTGATTGGCGAGGTTATTTGAATTGTATTGCTATGAGAAAAATTCAGCAATTTCATATTATAGATGTGTTGAAATCACAATTCCCAAATTTAAAGTAAAGGAGTACATAAAATGAGTGAGATAGTTTCTTATACAGGCAAAATTAAGTTAATACCCAAACTTCCTGACGAAACAACTGGAGATATTTGCAAAAGAATTCCGGTTTGATAATTGACCGAATAGAAATCTCATTTTATAAATTCTAAAGAAAGGACAAAGGTGTCGCGACCTAAGAGAAATTTCTGCCTTTCTAGTGAAAAACAAAATGTCAAAATGTAAACTTTATAACGATAATTTTCAGAACTACAAAAGATATGGTATTCCAAGAGCGCAGCTTGTAATCGCCGACATTCCCTATAATGTCGGAACTAACTTCTATGGCAGTAACCCTATGTGGTATAACGGCGGAGACAATAAGAATGGTGAAAGTAAATTAGCAGGCAAAGCAGCATTTAACACCGATTTTAACTTCAATATCGCTGAATACTTCCATTTCTGCAACAGGCTTTTAAAGAAAGAACCAAAAAAAGCAGGTGCGAGAGGTCGAAGCAGTGACGCACCGTGTATGATAGTTTTTTGTTCCTTTGAGCAAATGCCAATGGTAATTAAATATGCCGAAAAACACGGATTTAAACATAATATCCCACTTGTGTTTATCAAAAACTACAGTCCACAGGTGCTTAAAGCAAATATGCGTGTCGTAGGAGCAACAGAATACGCTTTGATTCTGTACCGTGATAAGCTGCCGAAATTCAGAAACGGTGCGCAGACCGATGAAAACGGTAAAACGATTAGAGGTACAGGTAAAATGATTTTTAACTGGTTTAATTGGGAGAAAGACGGCAAAGATATTCCAAAGATACATCCTGCACAGAAACCTGTCAATACTTTAAAGAAACTGATTGAAATTTTTACAGACGAAGGAGATGTTGTAATTGACCCCGTAGCAGGTTCAGGTACAACATTGAGAGCTTGTCAGGAATTAGGTAGAGATTGTTATGGATTTGAAGTGTCAAAGGAATTTTACAAACAAGCAAGCGAAAAGATGTTGATACAGAATGAAGAATAAATAGACCGCAGCAAAGATGTTGAGGTGTTGATAACAAATTATTGAGAGGCGTTGTTTATTAATAATATTGAATTATGGCAAGGCGATTGCCTTGAACTGATGAAGAAGATACCTGATAAGTCGATTGATTTGGTGCTATGCGATCCGCCTTACGGAATAACTGCTTGCAAGTGGGATTGCAATATATCTTTTGACCAATTGTGGAATCAGTACAAACGTATTATAAAAGATAATGCGTGTATCGTACTTTTCGGGCAAGAACCATTCAGCAGTTTACTAAGAACATCAAACCTTGAAATGTATAGGTATGATTGGGTATGGCAAAAACAAAAACCAAGCAATTTTCAGTTAATGAATTATCAGCCGGGTAGAGTTCAAGAAAATATAATGGTGTTCAGCAAAGCTAAAGCCTGTTATACAAAAAACGGCGTAAAAATAAATTATTTTCCAATCAAAGAGAAAAGAGAAACTCCACGCAAGGCAAATGTGAAAATATATGGCAGTAATAACTTATTACATACATACAAAACAGCTAACAACTATAAATTATATGAAGATAAGATGCCTATATCTATTTTACAATTCAGCACACCCGCAAAGAAACTACATCCGACAGAAAAGCCTATGTCATTACTTGAATATTTAATCAAGACCTATACAAAAGAAAATAATATCGTTCTTGATAATTATATGGGGGGCTGGCAGTACAGGTGTAGCTGCCAAAAAGCTCAACCGCCGTTTCATCGGTATCGAATTGGACGAGCATTATTTCAACATAGCCAAAGAAAGAATAGAGAATATACAAGTAGGAGGTAACAATGAAAATAGTTAAACCGAGTTTTAAAATCGAGGGTTATTTTAACCCGGAAACAATTATGAAAACAATCGAAGCCGCAGGGCGCACTTGTTATAAATCCGAAGATAAAATCGGTGAAGGTTCTGCCGAAAAATTTATCGCAGGCATCATCAAACGAGGTCACGAAAGTGTATTGGAACACGAGAAAGTGACGGTACGAATTATTTGCGATAGGGCAGTAAGTCACGAAATTGTAAGACATAGGATAGCATCGTATAGTCAAGAATCTCAAAGATATTGCAACTACACCAACGATAAATTTGACAATGAATTAACTTTTATTAAACCTTGTTTTTGGAATGAGCATTCAGACCAATATAACGATTGGTCTGCAACGATGAAACTTCTTGAAAGCGTATATTTTGGTTTGATAAAAAAGGGAGCTAAACCCGAAGAAGCAAGAGTGATTCTACCTAACAGCACCAAAACCGAAATCGTTGTTACAATGAATATCAGAGAGTGGCGACATTTCTTTAAACTCCGTACATCTTCCGCAGCACATCCATCTATGAGAGAGATTGCCAATATGATTTTGAAAGAGTTTAAAGAAAAATTACCTGTACTGTTTTCGGATATTGAAGTAAAGGAGAACTAATATGACAAAATATATAATTAACATCAACACTATAGACAAAGTTAAATCTTTTGTCAACGATATTCAGAAAGTACCATTTGCTGTACTTATGAGCAACGGCAGATACACAATAGACGCAAAATCTATCATGGGTATTTTCAGCCTTGACCTTGGAAAGCCTATTGAGGTATATCCCGCTCCCGAAACAGAGAATATACCTAATGCGGATATGACTTTATTTGAGACTATAGCTACTTACTTATAATGGTTTACTATCTATGACTAATTATACATGAATACATAGGAGATGATTTAATCGCAAAAATAAAAGATATTATTGGAAATAGATACGGTAAATTGTTAGTTATCAAACTATTAGATGAAAAAGGGAATAAAGGACAATTAAAATATTTATGTAAATGTGATTGCGGGAACGAACATATTGTAACAGGAGAATCGTTACGTTCTGGAAAATCTAAAAGTTGTGGTTGCTTTAAAAAAGAATTTGTTGAGAAGAATAAATTCAAGAGAAACGAAAATAGAGAAATTGCTATATTAAAAATTCAGTACTCACACTTAAAAAGAAGAAATAAGAACAAAGGCTTTTCAGAGATTATTTCTTTTGATGAGTTTTGTAAACTATCAAAAATGAGATGCTATTATTGTGATATAGAATACTCAAGAATTTTGGAAGATAGATACAATGAGATGAAATCAAAAGGAAAGATAAGTGATACGGTTGTAAAAATTAATGGCATAGATAGAATTGATAGCAGTAAAGGATATGAAAATAACAATGTGGTAACTTGTTGTTGTAAATGTAATATTGCTAAACACACAATGACACAAAACGAATTTAAAGAATGGGTGAAAATGGTATATGAAAATTATGTTGTATAACATAAATCTTATTCCAAAACACTAATCGTAACTTTGTTGATATAGAGCTTGACGAATCCCACTTTGAACTTGCACAAGACAGAATAAATAAACATAAGGCAGAAATGGAGATACGAAATGAATAACAAAATAATCCTACTTTGTGGAGAGTCGGGTAGCGGCAAAACAACCGTTGCCACACTCCTTGAAGATATATACGGTATGAAACAACTGCAATCATACACAACACGTCCACCGAGATTTGAGGGTGAAACAGGACATATCTTCATTACCGAAGAAGAGTTTGACAATATAAAACCCGAAGATATGGTCGCTTATACAAAATACAACGGTTATAGGTATTGTGGTACAAGTCAACAAGTAGACCAATCGGATGTGTATGTGATTGATCTATTAGGGATACAATATTTTATAAATCACTATAAAGGCAATAAAGAATATATAATAGTGTATTTATATGTCCCTGAAAATGTCAGAGAAGAAAGAATGAAAGGTAGAGGTGATAATATAGAGGCAATAAGAAGCCGCAAGCAGTACGATTCCGATGCTTTTGAAAATGTTCAATACATAGCGAGTTATTCTATTATTAACGAGGATAGTAGATTAACAGCACAAGAAATAAGAAATTTAGCGATAGAAGAAAATATATAAAGGAGAATAAAGTATGGAACACATTATCAATGTAGCTTTTAACTTTGATGACAATGCAGTAAAACAAAAAACTTGAAGCGACAGCAGAAAACCGTGTTATTGAAAAATTAACAAGAGATATAGAGCAAGCTTTCCGTTCTCATATTTTTGATTCTGAAAGAGGTTTTCAAAATTGGATTCGTCAGAATTTTGATAACTTTTTTGAAACACATAAAGATGAAATTATAAACGCCGCAGCAGAAAAGTTAGCATTTAGGCTATCAAAAACAAAAGTAGCAAAACAGATATTTGAAGAGATTGATTCTGAATAACGGAGGTAGGAATATGAAAGCAACAATTACAGCAAATGGCAAGAGTGTTGATATTGAATTGACAGATGAACAAGCTAAAACTTTGGGAATAGAAGAAAAGAAAAAAACAGGCTGGGAGAGGGTTCAGCCGGGTAATCAGTACTACTTTATAGCCTATGATTGTAGTTTAAAATTAGACTTCGAAAATTCCGATACGACAGACGAGGAATCGTATAAAAGCGGGAATTATTTTTCTGATTTTCACCTTGGCGAAAAAATGGCAAAACGTGTAAGTCTTATGCTTCGTATGCAAAGATGGGCTGATGAGCATAACGATAAGATTGATTGGACTAATATGGAACAGCAGAAATATCATATTTATTATGACGAAGAAATTCATGATTTTGTGATAGGTGAACATACATATGTCAATACATATGAAATATGGTTTTCAAGCGAAGAACTTGCTGAAAAAGCTCTTGAAATTTTCGGAGAAGAAATAAAAGAAACTTATATAGACTAAAAGGGAGATGTAAATAATTGAACACAATATGGAATCCTCGAAATTACCCAATAGGCAGTGTTGTTTATTTTCTTGAGACACGCGACAATAAAAAATATATCAATTACGGCATTATCGAAGATCATTATCCCAAAACAGTTTGTTTGCAATTAATAGAATTGATTGATGTCAGAACTATTGACGGAATACCCTATAAAGATTTTGTAAATAATCACATACCTTCACGTTGGAAGAAACTCCCCAAAGGATGGTCTTATGATACAGTACTATGGTCTATCGATGAAGAAAGCGTAAAAAAAGGTAGAGAAATCTTAAAATCTATACCGAGCAACTATATAAAAACCCCCGATCTTATTCTTGATTTATATAAAAAGGGTATTTTAGTCAATGTTCAAGATAATTGCCACATAACCTTAGACACAGAAATCGACAAAAAGGAAGGTTGGAGAATCGTAGATAGATTTACAGATTTAGGAAAACCTGAACATACATCGCTTAATTACTGGGATGTTTACGGTACTTACGAAGAAGCGAAGGCTGCTGTAAAGGAATACGAAGACGAATTATATAGACAAAGCAAATTGTCCGATTTTGATTGGTCTTATGAACAGATACTACACACTTTATCACAACTACCGTGTACTAATGAATTAAAGCAAAAATACAGAAACTTCTTATTAGCACAAGGCAATATTGAAGAAATTGAAACACGAATATCGGGGGGAAATTTGCAGTGGAAATATTGGAAGGGTAAAAGATGGCTGAATATCAATCTTGATAATTAAAAAATTAAGATATTAATAGGTGGTGATAATATGAAAATTCTGGTTGATATAGACGAAACACTTAACAATCTCATTGAAACTATACTTCCAATTTATAATGCTAAATATCAAGATGACATTACTACAGATGATATCACTGAATATAATATTCATAAATTTTTAAAACCCGAATGTTCCGATATTTTTAAGGAATTTATGTCGGACGATTTGATTGAAAATTTACAGGTTAATAATGGTGCAGTCGAAGTTCTAACGGAGTTATCACAAGATAACGATGTTTATTTCTTAACAGCGGCACACCCAAAATCAGTTTTACCTAAACATAAGTGGTTACAAAAACATTTTCCGTTCTATCATTCGGACAAGCTGATAATCTGTCATGATAAAGGTATGGTCGCAGGAGATATTCTTATTGATGATTGTATAGAACATTTAAACAAATCATCTTGTAGATATACTGTACTATTTTCAAAACCTTGGAATCAAAATAATAAATGGGGCAAAATGTTATCTACAATAGATAGTTGGAATGACTTCCCAGAAACATATAAAAACATAAATAAATCTATGCAAATATTTCAACTTTTATTCCATTAAATACAATGCCTGAAATGGCTCAACGGCAGAGAATAACAATCTGCCCATAAATTCCTTTCAATTCCGCAATAGCGTTTATATAGATACTATATTTCAAAGAGGTGAGTTTATGTCAGAAATTATATTGTATTCAACGGGATGTTCAAGATGTGAGGTGCTAAAGAAGAAGCTGAATAACAAACAGATAACTTACACCGAAAATGACAATGTTGAAACAATGCTTGATTTGGGTATCTCCTCGGTTCCTATGCTGGCGGTCAACGGCGAATTAATGGATTTTTCAACAGCAACAAAATGGATAAACGAACAGTAGGAGGCACATATGGAAATACAATTAAAATTATCGAAAGACTTCGAGCGTTGTCTTGAAGACCTAAAAAAGAAATATGGAGAAGATTTTGAGTATATTAATGGGGTTCACCCAAATCAACTTGACTTCTCTGAGTTTATTGAAAACTTTATAGACAAAGATACCGTTGCTGACGCTTCCGTTGACCCAAACGCTAACGCAAATCACAAAGACATTCGTAGTTTTATGAGTGAAAAAGGCAAAAGTGAAGATAAACTGTTTGGGTTAAATAAGATTTTTACCGAAATCAAGAAGATGTGGGGGCTAAGAACCGCAAAGCAGTGGTTGGAACAAGAATTTAGTCGTGGCTTTTATTTGAATGACAGCACAACTGCAAGTTATTTCCCTTATTGTTGGGCAAATGATTTTACAAGATTGGCAACGGAAGGTTTGTTTTTTCTTGAAAACTACAATAATCAGCCGCCCAAGCATTTAACAACATATTTTGACGATGTGATAGAGTTTGTTTCTTTCTTATCTAACCGCCAATCGGGAGCTGTGGGTATGCCGAATATCCTTATTTGGGCGTGGTATTTTTGGAAGAAAGACTGTGAAGACGGATATTATATGAAAAATCCCGACTATTATTTAAGGCAGCAGTTTCAAAAGCTGATATTCCGTTTAAATCAACCGTTTTTAAGAATTGACCAAAGTGCGTAAATGTTTGCGCCTATGGTGGGCGACCGCCATAGCAAACCTTGTGAATTGCTGAAAAATCTTATGTCTTATAAAAAAATAGAATATAAAATAAAGGAGGTGTTTAAATGAATTATCCTAAAAATCGTTATACTGGAGAAAAACCGTGGATGGATAAAGATTGGTTATATGAAGAGTATGTAGTCAAAGATCGCCGTACTAAAGATATTGCAGAGGAATATGGATGTAAACAAAATACAATTCAACAGTGGTTGTTAAAACATAAAATTTCCAAACCTATAACCAAACACGTTAGAAAAAAGAAACAGCATGAATTATATGAATATTTATATCACAATCATGTTGAATTAGGCAAGTCTGTTTCTCAGATAGCCAAAGAAAATAAAGTATCTTATGACGCTATTCATAATAATCTTAAAAAGAACGGCATTCAAATCATTAAGCAAAATCGACATTATAAATTTACAGATGATGAAATACAAAAAATAATTGAGTTATACTGTGACGAAGGGTTATCTGCTTATAAAATAGGCTTACTTTTTAATACCGATAATGGAACAATCCGCAGATATTTAACCAAGTCAGGTATTAAAACAAGAGGAATGTCGGAAGCTCAATTTAATTATAATGGCAAAGAAATACATCCCGATTTGTTAAACATTGACAAAATGAACGACTTGCACTGGAATCAACATTTAACTTGCAAAGCTATAGGAGATATGTACGGAATAGACGCAGGTACAGTACGAAGACAAATGCACAGATTGGGTCTTGAAACGATGAATAATTCCGAATCAAAAATAGGGCTAATGACAGGAGAAAATCATCCTAATTGGCAAGGTGGGATTACTCCATTATATTTGTTATTGAGAGAATATTTTACAGTAAATCAAGTGCCTAAAATAGCTAAAAGAGATAATTATACTTGTCAATTATGCGGAGCTACCCACACCATCTTACACATTCATCATATTAAGCATTTTTCTGATATTATTAAGGAAATAATTAAAGAACATCCTGAGCATGATATAAATACAATAGATGAACGGATAGCTTTATATAAAATTATCGTTCAAGATAGCAGATTCCTTGACGATAATAACTTGATTACTTATTGTAAAGATTGCCACTTATTTAAAATACATAATTATAAAAGACATAAGACAATTAGCAGCCAAGCTTCTAATGAGGAAGGTTCAACGACTATCCCGCAAGGGAGTACACCGTAAGCGATTGACGGTGGAAGTGCAAGGAAACTGTTTTTAACAGTTTGTGATATAGTCTACTCTCTATGGTGACATAGAGCAGCCCTTAATGGGCGGTAACGGCGTAGCGAACCGTTGCGAATACAAAGGTTACAAATGTGTCTATATTTGATAGACCTTACCTTGAATCTCTTTTCGGTGGAGTAGAGTTTCCTGATAACACCCTTGCTATCGACCACATTGAAGATTTGATAGAATGTCAAAAAATCTTCATGGAAGTTGTAAGTGAAACAAGGGAAATTAATATGTTTACATACCCCGTATTAACATATTCACTACTTTACAAAGACGGCAAGTTTGCAGACGAAGATTTTGCTCGTTGGTGTTCAAACCATAATATCAAATGGTCAGATAGTAACTTCTTTGTAAGTGATAATGTTGGTGTATTATCCAATTGTTGTCGTTTATTAAGCGATACTCAGAAACTTGACGCTTTTATTAATTCAATAGGTGGAACTGCTCTTTCGGTTGGATCGTGCAGAGTAAGTACAATTAACCTTGTGCGCATTGCTTATGAAAGCGAATTTAATCAATCAAAATACTTACAGATATTAAAGAAAAGAGTTTTACTTGATTGTAAAGCATTGTCTTCTATGCGCCATATTATTAAGCGTAATATTGAAAAGGGTTTGCTTCCTAATTATTGTGACGGCGCAGTAGAATTAGACAAGCAATTCTGTACAATCGGTGGTATTGGAATATACGAAGTAATGGATTTGTTTGGTTTAATAAATACAGATGAGATAGGTTGTAAAAGTTATTCTGATGAAGCTATCGCATTTACAACTAAAATTCTTGATATTATGAACGAGGTAAAAGACAATTTTGAGTGTGATTTTACTTTTAACATTGAAATGATACCTGCTGAAAACTGTGCTGGTGTTATGTGTAAGGCGGATAATCTGTTATTTGAACAAAACAAATACTTTATCTACTCGAATCAGTGGATTCCTTTAATGGAGAAATGCACTATTCAGGAGAAGTGTAGAGTAGGCTCTTTATTTGATAAAAAATGTGGTGGTGGTTGCATAGCTCATATCAATATTGAAAACAGGTTTCCAAATGAAGAAACTGCATGGGATATGCTTAATTATGTTGCGTCTCAAGGAGTTATATATTTTGCTTTCACGACAAAAATTAGCACATGTGTGCATAAACACGCATTCATCTCAGAAAAGATGTGCCCTGTTTGCGGAGAAGCAATCGCAGATACATATTCAAGGGTAGTCGGATTCTATACACCCACAAGCAGCTATCAAAATATTCGTAAAAGAGAATTTGATAAGCGTCAATGGATGAATGTTTTACGAAATGACGGGGTTATAGGATGAAAGTTAAATATGTCATAGATGAAGATTTTGTCAACTATAAACTTCCTTCAATGTTTATCGGTTGTCATTCTTGTACTTTTAAATGTGACAAAGAGTGCAGAAAGCAAGTGTGTCAAAACGGCGCACTTGCTAATTCTCCGGATATTGAGATTCCGATACGAAACATAATAAATAGATATTTAAACAACGATATTTCCAAATCTGTAATATTTGGAGGGTTAGAGCCTTTCGATGACATAGATAATGTGTTGCTATTTATTATACAATTAAGAAATATAAATAATATTAAAGACGATATCGTCATATACACAGGTTACACAGAGGAAGAAGTAAATCAAAAATACAAAGACTACTTAGAGCAGTTTAAAAAATTATCTAATATAATTATTAAATTTGGTAGATTTATTCCCGACCAACAGTCTCATTACGACTATGTACTTGGAGTAAATCTTGCCAGTGACAATCAATATGCTAAAAAAATATCTTAGGAGGAAATATGAGAGTAATATTAAACTCAAACGCTGAATATGTTAATGAGATTCGGCAAAAATTAAAAGATAATGATAATTATTGTCCTTGCCAAATTGAAAAAAGTCCAGACACTAAATGTATGTGCAAAGATTTTAGAAACATGATGGACAATCAAATCGAAGGAGAGTGCCACTGTGGGCTATATAAACTTATAATGGACTAAGTGCCACAAAAAGTATCATTCTGCAAGCACATACATCAAAATAATTGAAACACAAAGGAGATTCCATGTCTAATAAGCAATTCGTCATTCTAATCAACAAAGTTGCTATATTCGTACTAACAACATTAATTATTATTGTTGCTTACAAAACTGTTTCGGTAAATATCAATGACGATATATCAAAATCAAGCATTATCATATCAACTACAGAAATAGCAAGTACAGAATCAACAACAGAATTAACTACAGAAAATGAAACAGCAACTAATTCAAATACTCAGATAATTAGTTTAGGTACATTTCAAAACTTATTATTGTCCTTGTGAAATATGTAATGGCGGATATAATTTTACGGCGATGGGAACTCCTATCATTTCTTATCACTCTATGGCTGTTGACCCTAATGTTATTCCTTTAGGAAGCAAAATAATGATTGACGGAGAAGCTTATGTAGCTGAAGGAACGGGAAGTGCCATTCAAGGCAATCGAATTGATTTTTGTGTTTCAACACACGAAGAAGCTCTTAAAAGAGGTATTAGTTATGCCGAGGTATTTTTAGTATTGGAGAATCAAGATGAAAAATGAATTTGTAATAGATAAAAATGAACGTATCTTCCTTGATTACGAAACGAGATCAGGAAATAGATACTTAATTACAAGCGACAAAAATCGTAGTGATTATTTCTTATACAAAATAGAAAACAACAAAGCTATAAAAACAAAGAAAACTGCGGATAATCCTATAAAATTAGAAAGGTATATTCAAAAGAAAGAAGGTAGATGAATTGGAACCAGCATTATTATTTATAATATTATTAACACTTATTGTTACAGATATCGTTCTCACTGTCAGTATTACGAAAACAGATGTGAAACAGGAACTTGCAAAAATAGAAAAAGAAAAGCAGAAAAATAGGTATTTCAAGTATGTAAAAGCTGTGAAAGAATGTAAAGAATTGCATAATTTCCAACCGCCATTACCTAAAAGAGCAACGGCAGATTCAGCTTGCTACGATGTGTATGCACCATACGATTTTATACTCGACCCAAAAGAAACAAAAAAAGTTCCCACCTATTTAAAAGCATATATGAATAGCGGGGAAGTATTACAGGCATACCCAAGAAGTTCTCTTGGTTTTAAATATAATTGTCAATTATTGAATACTGTGGGTATAATTGACAAGGATTATGTTGATAATAAAGAAAATGAAGGGCATATTTGGGTCGGCATAAAAAATAACGGGAATAAACCTATGGAAATCAAGAAAGGAACAGCGTTCTGCCAATTCCAATTTGCTAATTTTTTACTTGTAAAAGACGATGATTTTACGGGCAAGAAAAGGAGTGGAGGGTTTGGAAGCACCAACGGAAGTTGAAATTAAAGACAAGATATTACTAACAATAGTAGAAGCATCTAAGTTGTCTAATATCGGCACGAAACAGTTATATGAATGGGTCAGAGATGAAAGATGTGTGTTTGTTTTGAGGGTGAAGAGTAAATACTTAATAAAAAGAAAAGAGTTTGAGAAATGGTTACTAAATCAATATAGTGTATAAATAATTGTTGTAAAAAGAGCAATCGTGTGATATAATCAAAAATATCTAAACATAGTTGCTCTTTTTACTTTTAAGAAAAGGAGGAACTGAATATGAGCAGGAAAGATAATAAAGGTAGAGTTTTAAAAACAGGAGAAAGTCAACGTAAAGATGGAACTTATCAATATAGGTATAAAGACAAATTGGCAAATAAGTGGATGTATATTTATGCTCATGATCTTGCAGAACTAAGAGAAAAAGAGGAAGAAATTGTTAAACAAAAATATTTAAATCCCTGCAGTAGTATTAATCCGTTTTTTTATGAATTGTATGAAGCTTGGATGAACATCCAAAAGGTAAACATAAAACCAACAACTCTTGTGCGTTATATGGGAGATTATAGCCGTCATATCCAACCAAAACTTGCACAAGTGAGAATCAACGACATTAATTATGCTTTATTAACAAATTTCTACCAAGACTTAGCCATAAATAAAAAATTGGCTTTAAAAACAATTAAAGGAATCTATAGCATAGTCAACTCTATTATAAAATTTGCGATAAGAAACAGAATTATAATACACAATCCAAACACTTATACCTTAGAAAGCATAAATAAAATCGTTAAAAAATGTAAAGAAACCACAAAAAATGGGAATTGCTTAACAGAAAAGCAAGTTGAAGCTTTTTTAATTTTTTTGAATACGCCTCAGCGAAAACTAATTTATGCCAAAGTTATTGTTTTACTGTATACAGGAATGAGAGCCTCTGAACTTTGTGGTCTTTTATGGGAAGATGTTGATTTTGAAGAAAATATCATACACATAAGACACAACTTGATATATGCGTCAGCTCCAGACGGAGGTTATCGATATTATCTGCAAACCCCAAAAACGGAGAGTTCTATGAGAGACATTCCTATGCTTCCTATTGTTAGAAAAACATTATTTGAAATAAAACAAAATCAAAATATAGTTGTATACAAAAACGAATGGATTGGATTTGTTTTTTGCACAAAAAACGGAAATGTAACCAATCAAAGACAAATTTATACAAGTCTGAAAGTGGTTCAACAAACTTACAACAAACATCAAAGCAATGAATCTTTAAAAATACACTTTTTAGCTCCGCACACATTAAGACATACGTTTTGTTCGATGATGTATGCCAAAGGGGTTAATTCTAAAGCTATGCAAGAAATTATGGGGCATTCAGATATTAAATTAACAATGAATATTTATACCGAAATCGAAGAAGATGTAAAAGAAAATGAGTTGATGAAATTGGTAAAATAATCCAATTTGTTTTACACACTTTTACACACTTTTTTAAATAAACGGTGCTAAATTATGCAATCATATACCAAATGATAATGTTTTTAATGTTTACAAATTGATTTATTGATGCTCATAAATGGCTTATTTATCACATTTATTATGTTATTATCTTAAAAAAAATAAAAACACATTGTAAAGAAAGTGAATTAGTATTAAAATATTTTAAACCCTTGCAAACAAGCCACTTTCAATACATAAAAAATACATTTTACACACTCTTTACACACAATTTATTTTGCAGCTATGTTTAGATACCAAATATTACCAATTCAAATCATAAACATTTCTAATCCAATCGTAAAAAAATAGGGCAGTCGAAACCGCCCATTTCATATCATAATACAAATCTATTACCATCGTATTTTTTGAGAATTGACGGCTGAAACCCATTTGATGTTTTTTGATAAATCGGACAAAGAATAAAACCACTTGCAGTTTTAACATAAATCCTTCCGAAATTATAATCTCCGTAATCTGTCGGGAAACCGTACATAAAAGGATAACCGATATTAATTACTTTGTCTGTATCTATCCACCAATTACTATTACCTGAGTAATCTCCATAATCTGTCGGGAAACCTGATAAATAAAGGTAATTATCGTTTATATTGTTAGTTCTAAGATACGGTTCGCCAACAATATAATAATTTATCTCAAAAGATGGCACATTAGTAATAGTATTAAAAAAGATACCCATACCTAACGCACTATCGTCAATCGAAGAATCAATGCCGTCTTCCAACTCAAATGTACGGTTTGTTTGCATAGTTATTGTTTGTGTTGTCCTATATGCAACAGCATAATTATTGAGTGGAAACGTAATATCTTGATATGTTGCATTAGCTGTCATTGCATAAGAACTTATATTACAGGCAACAGATATGTCTTGTATTTCGCCACCCGATACATATGAAGATTTGACTCCTTTGAATGTAATCGAATGTAATCGTATGTCTCGTAATGTCCTTATTGCGATAGATACATTTCTCTTCCCTGTATACTCCTCATGTACCAGCTTTGTATCATGTGTTGCTGTAATAAGATTTGATATTTCAGACATAATTTATTCCACCGCCTTTACATACCAACCTAAACTTTGCATAGTCGCAACTGATTGCAGTTCCGCTGTAGTTAATCCGTACTCTGTACCCGCCGAAGCTGTTGGATTGCCTTCGATTGAATTATCGTAATATGATCTTGTATTTGTTCTAATATTATAAAACGGAGTGTATGTAGCAACTCCTATCAAAGGATTGGCACAATAGCACTCAGTTGGATATGGTATAGCAAATGGTCGGAATGTAACGCCTGTGTTATTTGTTGTTACTCTACTCCTCGAAAATGATGAACCTATTGTTGTTGCGGAAGAAGAACCATCAAAATCTGTAATAAGGACATTGTTATGCTCTACAGATATGTCGTTGATTACAACACATTTGTTTATAGGATGACCATAGATACCAACATAACTACCACCTGTTATTGCTGACGAAAGAGAAACTGTGATATTTTCTGAGCATGATTCAACACCGCCAGTTCCTCCATGTATGCCACGAAATTCTGCCCCCATATTAAATCGACTATTCGTAATATGGCAATTCGCAGCCACATACCCAGACATAACGCAGAATAATCCTGATGTTGCGGTGTTAGTCGTAACATAACAATTCCTTACCGTAACATCGCTAATGGAAGTAGTATTAGTAGTCTCACGAAACCACACCAAACCGTTGAAATTACCCGAAAGAGTTGCTACTATATTACTAATTTCAAAACCCCCTCCGTCAAATGACAGATGTGTGATTGGTGACGTATATCCCGTGGCTGTAATAAAAATACAATTTTTGTTTGTAAAATCCAGATTGTCTATAAGCCTTGCACTTCTAACGCTTCCTGCTGTAGGATTTGCGTTTAGATAAGTTGCAAACACATTCCAATCGTCTGTTGTTGCTATTTCTACTGTGTCACCATGTGTCCATGTCTCCGCTATCGATTCGGGCGTTAAAGCCATTATAAATCACCTCTCATATCATGTTTTTATCCATAAATCGCCTTCTTCAGCCGTTGTTGGCTCTGTTGAAGAAAGATGTGTAAATGGAATAATATTACTTTCATTACCTCGTATTTGATATATGCCATTGTCTTTTATCTCCAAGCCTCGTATCCTACCATTTTCCGTTCGGCTTGTATATAATAGTTGAGCAGAATCGGTCAATTTTCTTACGGTAAATTTGCCATATCCGTTAGAATCTCCTATACCGAAAACAACATCGGGAACGTGATCATCAGATGCTTTTGTTGTTCTTTTAACCTGAATAGTTGGATATAATATAGCTTGATATATCTTAACTTTTGACTGTTCAAGTAATTCTGCATTTTCGGGGGCAGTGTATACCAAAGTGTTATAATCTATTGTACCGTCATCATTTACATTGTAATACATTAATCTACCTGTGTTGTCTGTAAATTGCTGAACCGCATATCCATTTACAGCAGATTCTGTAGTATCAGGCACTAATTTAGCCATATAATAAAAATATTCTCCACCGTTTAAATTACCTGATGAAGAGTCCATTGTCATTTCTGCATAATAAATACAAGGATCGCCATTTGAATTGGTTGTTATGTAATTTGTACCATTCCGAATATCAAGTGCTTGTAATTTTTGACTGCAAAAAGGAGCAGTATAATAGCGAGGCAATCCAGTTGCATTACCACTATTGCTGCCTACGTTCTTAACCGTAAATGTAGTATATCCTGTTGGGCTTGTATCATAGACAACATCGGCATTATCAAAAACGATTTGATTAGGACGCAACACCGTATTAGCCGTATACCCCGTACCATTTTTTGTACTGGAGAAACCCCGGTCATGAACATAATAACCGTCTGCATTAGATTTTATTGCATTATTACCGAATTTACTCAATACTAAGCCGTTTGCGTTAACAACTGGTCTCCCTAAACCATCAACAATATTGTTAACATCAGCACTTATTGTTTGCCCTTGCAACAATAAATCATCTTGTTTCTTGATAAAATCTTCCCAATACTTTTTATAACTCTGTATATCTTTCGTGTTTTTATACGAATTATACCACACATTCTGCAACATTTGATTATAAACATTTCTCAACTCATAAGCGTTAGATAATGTAATTTTTAAATCCTGCTGACCATTAGAAACAGAATGGGTATATTCCATCAATTTTAATTTAGTATCGTGCATATTCAAGTCGAAATCTCTAAAATCTACTCTTATTTTTGCACCCACATCAGTAATCAATGACCATTCTCTCTGATATTGATAATTACTTAATATGTCCACCATACCTATGTTTACAGTAATAGGTATCTGATTGATATATTCCAGATAGTCTTTAGCGTATTGATACAGCACGTTGTCGTCCGAGATATTATCAAAAGACACATCTTCTTCGTATATGTACACACGAAGCTGATTCAACAATTCGGTTGTGAATATAATATTATCATTCAAGTCTCTTACATTTTCATAAGTAAACTGTGTTTGCCAATTAACAAGTGCCTCCTGCAGCCGATATAAATTTGCGTATAAGTAGAAACCACTTTGTGTTCCAATTGGTTCTCCCGGCATACCTACGCTTGTGTTAAAGCTGTCACTATCAATGTCGTAGATAGCTCTTACTGTTGTTGCATTCAATTCAAAGTCTATATACTGCGATATATCCTGCTCTATCTCTGATAATTCATTATTTGCAGCAATAACAGCCCCAGCAGACACCTGTTGCGTTGCACCACTTGAAGCCGTATCACTGTAATAAACATATGACCATTGCTTAGCAAGACTTTGGCATACTGATACTCTGTCGCTCAACTCACTTATTTTGTTTCGCAACTGTTCGAGATTATATGTTTCTGTCGTATATTCATACACATTACCGGAAACATATAATATATCATTTCTTGTTATTGCTTGATTGCTTTTATCTGAGTAATGTTCAAGTATACTTGCATAAGTTTCAAGTGCGGTAACAAGAGGATAGTTACCGTCAGAATCCGCCGTAAAGTATTTACTTGGTTGACTTGTGAAATAACCAAAATTATCTACAAATCGCTGTCCCGTTATATTTGCTCCACTTAACCACAGGTCATCTTTACCTGTAGCATACAGCCTTGTTATTATTTGATCAGTATCTGCCTGATACGAGATATCCGTCATATAATTATCAGGACTAATTATAAGCGAACTATTAGGATTTACTACTTCATTATCTCTACTGTAGATTTGAATTGTTTTATTTATGTTATCAAATCCGAATACACATAAGAAAGAATCTTGCAACTTTTCAAATACGTCAACAAGTGTTCCATCAAGTTGCAAAGAACGATAAGGCACATTGCCCGAAGCCGTTTTGTATATATATAAAGGTGCAATAAGTTTATAAAGAAGTGCATTACAATAATCATTTAAATACACAAATGCTTCAGCTTGACTTAGATAATCTATATCTTTACCATCTATACTATTTAGCTCACTAAAGTTATATTGAAAACTATATAATTCTTGGATCAATGTTTGTGTGTTAACAAGCAAACTTTCTGCATCTGTCAACAGTTTAGCACCGTTCAAAGGTTCATTTATTATCGAATCAATATTGCTTTCATTCCATACACGATCTGACGACAAAAAACTTGAGATTTCATATTTAGCCCATGCACTACCAATTTGATACTGTGCTTTTACTGTACCATCCACAGCGGCAGATAGACTATAAGAAGCGGATGTTATAGCTGTTTGCATATTGTTATATATTGTTCTACCTGTTGTCTTCCAATATGTAGCAATACCTTGCGTTAATGTGCCGTGTCCATCCGAATCATCACCACCAATAACGATTGCACCTGTAAATAAATTTCTGTCAACATTTATTTGTCTGCCTTGTTGTCCTACTCTCAATAATTCTGCGTCATAGTAACTAACTTTCCAATCAGGCAAAATATATTTTAAAATATAATTTAATATACCACCCTTTGTATTATCTGTCGGATCGTATGTGCTTATTGAATTATCAACAGTATAAGTGTTTTCTATCGGATATCCATTAACATCTGTTACAATATCGTATATAATTTCTTCTGAAGAACTTGTGCTTGATGATAACCGACAATCGTATAGTTTTCTTGTATCATCAAATCCTCGTAATTTTAACTTTTTAAATGCCATTTGATGTTGCGCTATACAATTAATCGTTTTCTCACTATCACTCGTTTCGTTTGCTTGCATATCGGGCTTAGAAATAGTAAAATATTCTTTAAAAACACACTCTTTTACCCCTGATACATTATCTATAATAGTATTTTCATCAACATAATTACTATCCCAAATCCTTAATTCAACTACATATCCTGCCGTAAGTTGTTCCCATATAGGATTTACATACTGAGATTTATCCTTTTGGCTATATAAATATCTGAATGTAGTAAAAGACAATTCGTCATAATCGTTAAATTTTCTCGTATATGATATACTTGAATAAGGAATATAACCGATAGCCACCAAGTCTTGCTTCCTCAAAATCATCTCATAGGTATAAGTCCTACCTTCAATTAATTTACTTAATCTCAATTAATTCACCTCAATTCAAGTCATATACGGACAGCTTAAATAAAAATTAATATTATAATAAGATGTAGTACCCTGTATTTGTCTATGATATATAGTATTGTCTCCACCTTCGAGAAAAAAGAATTGATCATATCTTATACTGTCTACGATATTGTCTCCTGCTGAGCTGTAGCATTGCTTATTCGCACAGTCTATGGCTATCGTCTGATTTTCCGAAATATTATCAAGTGTAAACCAAGCATTACTATCTCCTGCATCTATAAGACTCGCAAGACCGAAACTAACATAATTAGTATTAACTGGAACTTGTATCTCTATGTATGGATATACTCTATATGTATCATTAATATCCTTAACATTGCACGGGTTGTTCATACTCCATGTTATACCTATAGTTTCTGAGTTGCGGCTAAAATTATACTCTCTATCTATCCAACCATTACCGGCATCACACACGAAAGGAATAGTCACATATCCTTTTGAACCTATATATAAATTAAGTTCACTAACAGACCCGACCATTGGCATAGCGTTATAATACATATCTTCGTTCCCGAATTTAAGTGGCTTATATGTTGTAACATCGAATATTTGATATAATTCACTGCAAAAATCTTCGGTTATTGTTGAATCCCCTTTGCTAAAAGTTAAATCGAAAGTAATTGGTTCTTTATTACATCCTGTTATAACATTTCTTTTTCCATATAAAGATTTTGCGGTCTGGATAGATTTATTTGCTCCAAAAATATGAGGCTTTATGTTATTACCAATAGTTACATTTGTCAATCCATAAGTCGTTAAATCGACCCCATTAAAAGTAACTTTGCAATCATTTATAAATCCCATAAAATCACCTCCGTGAATTTTCAACAAAAAAGAGGTAGGAACGTGATTTTCCTACCTCAAATAATAATTATCTACTATACTTTATCAACGCTGCATTTCTGCTAACTCCTTTTTGTAAACTCATTAAAGCGTTAGGTATCTGTTTTGCTACGATATCATTTATCATTGGAATAGTATCTTCCACAACATTTCCCTCAACATTAAGCAAATTGCCTTGAATCGTAAGGACAGGAGGGTTGTTATTATTGTCAATAGATTTCTGTATATCCCCCATCTTTTTAATTACCTCTGAATTATCAAACAAAGTCTTTCCTATCCCTAAACTACTCATAATGGTTTCTCCATTAGCAAGAGGAGCAATAGGAAGTAAATTAGGATCGACCGGAATAAGACCATTGACAATACTATTTGGATTAGTTGTACTCAACATAGAAGTATCGAAGCTATGCCCGTTACTCAAAAGGATATTGCCATTTTGCAAAGTAAAATTACCTTGTGCCAATTCATTCAAAGATTCAAGATTAGCAACAGCCGCTAAAGATTTAGTCAAGTTTTCTTGCCATTCAGAAGTCTCATTCTCATAGCCATAACTAAAAGCATTACCGTTTTCAGTATCAACACTTGTTCTTATAGTATTTAAATCGACTTCCTGTCCGTTCAGTTTAACAGGTTCACCATTCATTAAAGCGTGGACTAAAGCCATACCGCTTTCGCCTTTGAGTAATTCTTCATTCATTTTTTGGGCTTCTTCAAGCTGTTGTTTCATCAGGTCAATTTCTTCGTCTATCTTGTCAGCTTGCTTGTCTAAGTCGTCTTCCTGTTTGGCAATATAATCTTTCAACATATCCCTGATTTGCTTTGTTGCTTCTTCCTGAATGTCCTTGTCGATGTCGGCTATTTCTTTGTCGAGTTCCTCAACTTTAGATAATGCTTCTAAATCACCCGAAGCAGCAGCGGCTAAAGACTTAGCTCTTTGTGATGACAGGTCACTTCGCTGATCTAATTTTTCTTGTCGTGCGGCTCTGTCATCTTCAGCCTGCCATTCTTTTTCAAGTTCATCTTGGTAGTCTTTGAGGGCATCTTTAGCTTTATCCAGTGCCTTCTTTTTTGCATCGGCTGTTTTTTCGGCAGCATCTATTTCTTTTTGTGAGTTATCTTCGACAGCTTTGAGATAGTCTTCGAGATAACTCATAACATTATCTTCTACAGAAGATATGTTATCAATTTGTTCTTGTGCTATATCTTTCAGCGTATCTTCAAATTCTTTTCCGGCTTTAATACAATCGTTGTATTGGTCTTCCAGTTCTTCCATACGAGATTTGTATTCGTCTTCCGGAAGCAAACTGTCTTCAAATTCAGATTTTATTGACTCAATTTGATTAGCGAGATTTTTCGCTATTTCAGTATTGATTTGTGACTTTTGAGCAATTAAATCCATTTGACCCGAAAAATCGTCATCATCAAGTAAGTCTATACGCAAATCAAGCTTATCGAGTTCTTTCTGTTGATTTTCAACACTCTTGTCAAAAATGTCATTTACCGCATCGAAAGTTGTTTTTACAGTTTCAACTATATTGTCGCCTTGTTCTGCCCAGTCTTCTGCGAAAGAACCTTCCCCCGATACTTCGCCAAATGCTTTATAATACTCTTGAGCATTTTTAATAAGTTCATCCCAACGCTTTGCATTATTTTCGGCTGTTTCAATGGCTGTTTGATTAGGGTCAACAACATCGTTGTTTGCATTATACATATCAACAGCGATATTTTTCTCCTTGGTGATTATGTCGTCAAGCCTTTTCTCAACCTTTAGCAAGTCGTCTTCGGTAATATCGTCTATACTCTTATCTTGTAATTCAGGAGCCATACTCCAAATTTCTTTCATTATGTCTGCATAACGAGTTCTACCTTCCGATGCCGCACTTGCCTGAACTTCTTGTATTTGCTTTGATTTTTCGACTGCGTTCTCAGAAAGACTTCTGATAAGTTTTTCGTCACCTAACTCAATAGCTTTATCCAACTGCTTGTTTATTTTGTCGTATTCAGTTTTGAGTTTATCTGCATTATTTTGTTGATCTTGTAACCAAGCATCAGCCCAATTGTAAGCGTTTGTATTCTTTTCATAGGATTTAGTTTTCGGTGTTGATGATGAAGCATTATTTTTTTCTTCGGGTGGAACATAAGCTCCAAAATCAGGATTGTTAATTTTATCAATTAAGCTGTTTAATAAATCTATTTGTTTTTGATACTCTTGTTCTGCTTGCTCTCTTGTAATTTCCGCTTCTCTTATAGCTTCTCTATTTCCTGATGTTTGAAGACTTGCTACATTATATTTGAATTTATTACCTTGTAATGGCCCTTCTGCGCCATTTAGCTCCTTTTTTCTTAAAGCAGCTTCTTCCAACTGGACAGCTAAAGCATTTTTTTGATGGCTTAACGCCTCTTTTGCTTCTGCTTCTGCTAATTTTGCAGCTTCTATCTGAGCTTGATATTTTTGCTTTAATATTTCAATATATTCAATGTTTTCCTTTTTTAAAGCATCAACATTTAATTCGATACCATTCTGGGTATAAACAAGAGAATCTCCATACTTCCCATTTGCTTTAAGAAGTTTATCCGCTGTTTCTACCGATATACTACCTTTTTCGTTGTATTCCTTTAATGCGGATTCAACGGTTGACATTTCCGTATCAACAGCCTTTAATGCAGCAACATATTCGTTTGAGCTATTGATTAAGCCGTCAAAAGGATTGTCTTTATCTCCCAAAGAAAATAGTTTCTCAAATTCTTCTTGGGTGTATGATACGGTTTCGCCAACCATATTTTTAAACTGTAAAAACGGATCCTCTGAAACTCCGATGTTTGTATTATTATTTTCTTTGGTTGCTTGTTCTTCTTCTAAAGCCTTAATATATGCAGGCTGATTATGTATATAATCTTCGATTGCTTGATTAATAAGCTCCTGACTTCCACGATAATTCCCGTTTGTTTCTACACCTGATTTCATTTGTTCTTCAAGGTGATTGAAGTCTTCTATTGTTTTTGGGATATCATCTTTTGTTAAATTATAATACTGTTCTTCAACAACATTTGCATTGTATTCTTTTCGGGCTGAAATCAACGCTTCCATTTCGTCTTTTTGGTTATTAATTTTTTCGTTAATTAAGTCCCAATATTCCGATTCATCTAATTGATCAGGTGTGAAAACTTCAGTCATTCGTTGCCTTGCTTTAATTAAATTATTATAAGCTTCAACTCTTCCATCAACTGTTTCTGTAGTGTCGCTAAAGATTAACTGACTATTTTTTTTTCGAGTGTCGGGGATTTTACCTGCTACAGCCAAACCTTCATTTTGCAAATCTCCCCATATAGCTTTATCAACATCGCTCATTTTTTCCTCTGAAGGTGAGGTTGGAACTACAAAATTTTGGCTTGGATTTTTCCAAAACGAATCTGTTTCTTCTTCTGTAGCTTGCACGGCAGCAAGCAATTCAGGTCTTTTTTCTTTAAGTTTTTCAATATAGGCTTCATCTATCGCTGCGCTTAAACCTTTATAATCATTAGTGAGATTTTGAACAACATCGCTCTCCATACCTAATTCTTGCGCTAAAGTTTGAGCGGCAGAAATCATATTTTCTTTTGAACCTATACCATCATTATAAGCTATTACGCTGTCTTCATAAGCCTTTTTCAAATCTTTGATATTTTTTATTTCATTCGCTGTTTCTTTGCCTGTGTCAATTAACGATTGTCGTAGGTTATGTTGTTCCTGAATAAGTTCCATCACAGAATTTATTATTAAGGAAACCACTACAGTAGCAAGAGTATTCAATGCAACATTTAATAATTTAACACCAACAGCCGTTGCTCTGCTTGCTTGTTCTAAGCCAGCCATTTCGACTTTGCCTTTATTGACACCATCTGCAACTAAACTTGCATCTTTAGCTAAATTGCGAGCCATAGCACCCGCATTCAACATACTTCTATCCCATGCCGCATTAGCAGAAACACCACTGTCTATCAAAGCATTATACTCTCTTAACGCAGCCATATCTGAATGGCTAATGTAATTATGGTTCTTCCAATCACTAAATGACCGACCTAAAAAGCCTATTTTGTTTGCTGCACCTGTAGCTGTTGTATTAATGTATTCAAAGAAGTTATGACCTTTAAACGAAAATGCAGCAACCAACCCTGTCATAACTGTAGGTACGCTGCCAAGTGTTTGAATCAATGTGTTTATTCCATTAACAAGTACGGTAACACCATCTACCATGCCCTTAAACGAATCAGAAGAAAAGAAATCATTTGCCAACACAGACCATGCTGCTTTCAAAGAGGTCAATTTACCCTCTAAACTTGCAAGATATTTTTCGTTTTCGGCTGCCGCTGTTCCTTCCGCATTAGATGCGGCTATTACAGTCTTTTCGACTTCCTGCCAATTGCCAAGTAAACTTTGTATTGCATTACCACGATTTTTTCCAGCAATCAATTCGAGCAATTCTGCTCTTTCGGGGTCTGTCAATTCCTCTTGAATGGCGGATATATCCTTCAGGATTTCATATGTGCTTCTGAAAGTTTGACCGTCCGTCTCGAAAATATTGACTTTACCATGTGTTAAGTTGAGTATTTGGGTTTGCATCTTGGAAGTGCTGACAATGTTTTCATCGACCTCTTCACCCAACTCTTGAAGTTTTCCTTTCATCCCCTGCAAACGCATGGTTACAATTTTTAAAGCAGTACCCATTGATGTAAAATCTTGCGTTACTGAACCACCACCAACAATTAAACCTGTGGCTTCTTCAAATGTTGTTTTGGAAGCTGCAGCAATAGCTGCCCATTCGTTCATACCTTCTGCGACTTGGGCAGCGGATACCGGCAATTCGTTACCGAGCTTATCATATATGTCTGCAATCCGTTCGACCGCAGCCGTTTCGTCACCGCCAGTTAACTCAAGCAATTGTGTTTGATAACCTTTGTATGCCGTCAACAGATTTTTAACAGCTGTACTTTCGTCAAGATCTGTAACGTGCTGATACATTGCTGATATTTCAGCTAATTGTTCCGCAGTATCAGTATCAAAACCAAACCTGACCCAACTTGCAGTCGATGATATAAGATTGTCCAGTTTTATACCATAATCTTGTGCCGACTTAGTTATCTTGGTGTATAATTTCTCATAACCATTTGCTGTTAAGTCGGTTACTCGGTAGAGTTCTGTCATCGCCTTATCAACATTCTTTACCTCTTCTACTGCTGACCGTAACAACATAACAGTTCGTGCCATAAGAGATGTAACGCCGAACCAAGTGGCAAATTTACTGCTCATTTCTACAAAAGATTGCGTAAATGTCTTACCCAACAGACCCATCTCTCTCGCCGACTTCTGTACGGCATCAAATTGCAATCTTAACTGTGTCAGCTTGGTTTTATCAGCATTTTTTAACTCTCCCCGTATACGATTTATTTCGTTTCCAAAAACTTTTGCTGCTCTTGTATTCTTTATTTGCCATTCTTCCATCTGATTGGAGAATCGTTGATTGGCTATATTATTTATTTGCTTGCCCTGTGCCGTAAAAGTCTTAACCGTACTTGTGGCTTTCTTCAATTCAGTATCATAATTTTTGATTGCTGCCTGTATTTTTGCAAAGTCATTTGTCTGTATTGCCGTTTGCAAGCTATTATAGGCTTTCGTTAATGTGTTAAGCGAAGTAGCTCCATCGCTACCGAATTTTTTGAGTTGTTCTGATTTTTGCGTAAATGTCGCACCAATTGTATTGTTTTCCATTTTCTGTAAAAATGAATATACATTTTTCAAATCAGAAAACTGTGATTTAAGATTGCTTAAAGCGATCTTATCAGCACTTGCCGCTTCAGTTTTTATATGTTCTATCGTTTGAGTGAAAACAGCATCGAAATTCTTGATCGATCCTTTTGCTTCGGTTACCCATTGATTAATAGAATTTGTAAAATTAGTGTTAGCTGTTGTACTTCCACCCATCTTAGACAACTCTTTCTTGAAAAGACTAAACTGTGCAGATAAAACAGATAAATCTCCTTTTCCAGTTTTTGATATTAATGATATCTCATTTTTTATATTTTCTAAACCTTTTTCTACACCATTAACATCTATCTTAAAGCCGTTAGGTATTATTTTTGACTTTTCTAATTTCTCTATTTCGGACAATAGGCTTTGTGCTTGAATCTTTACTTTTTCGAGACTATTATCTATACCTTCTTTTTTATTCGATGTATTCAAGCGTTCTCTTGCGACTTTGATATTGTCGAGAATATCAACGATTTCTGCTCCAGTAACTCTAAACCCTCCAACATTATTAAGGGTAGCAAGCCATCGTATAGAATCATTATTAACCTGACTTACATCACCTTTTGCTCTTTCCAATTCGTTGCGGAATTGCGTAACTTTTTCTATAGCTTCTTGTCTTAATACCTCAACAGGATTGGCACGGAGTACACTTGCCTGATATCTTGCATTTTGCAAATCCTTTATTAATATCTCTAAGTTAGTTATCGAAGATTTTATACCTGCTTCATTTTGCGCAAAAGTAGCTGATGTCGAGTTTCGGAATTGTCCAATTGCATTATTGATTGCACTTATCTGACTTTCAATTTGACTCCAATCGGCTGACATTGCAGGTGTAATAGGTTTTTGCCCAATTTGAACATTCGCTCTAATTTTTGCCACTTTATTTTCGTAAGAACTTGCGACTTTTGTAATTTGATCGCTTAATTTTTGCATTTCCGATGCAGTTGCTACAACTCCCGATTTTAAATTGTCGGTTGTTTTTACTAAATTTCCTGAATCCAAATCCCATTGTCTTACAAGTTTAGTTGCTTGTCCGAGCTGATTTATACCTTCAACACTAACATCTAATACTCTTTTTGTTCCTTTTTTACCCGTAACTTCCGATATTGATTGACTCAAAGATGCTATTGTTATCCCTGTTTGTTGTGCAAGCCTGTTTATTTCTGAAACAGCATTTTGAATTTCGTTATCATTCCATCGGTAACTATGCAGAGTATTTACAAATTGGTTAAGTATATTATTGGCACTGTTTACCCCTTGTGATATACCGTTGTTGATTTGATTACCTATAACGCTTGCTTGTTGCTGAACCTGACTCGAGTTGAAATTTATACCTGCGATATTAGCGTTTATATTTAACGAGTGTAAATGTTGTGTTATTCCTGATAATTGACCATTTATTGTGTTTATTGTATTAGTGATATCAAGTTGTCCTATTAATTCGATATTTGGAAGTTTTCCTTTTACTTCGCCATATTTACCCTTTATATTATTAGCTGTTGTTTCAGCATCTAACACCCCGACTAACGAAATTTTAAAATCGTCATTCATTTTTACTTATCTCTCCTTTCTGTAAATAAAAAACTCTCTCGAAAGGAGAGAGTTAAAGTAATATTATCTAAGTGGCAAGCCGTACTTTTTCGCAGCTTCCATAAACCATTGTCGTATTTTTTTAGTCGTTAAAATTTCAGTAATTGGCACCGTCCATATAGATGTTCCATTGCCTCCTGTATCAACATCTCCAGTGTTTTGAGGACTTATTTGCTCCCAAGGTACAATATGTTTGTCTTCAATATCCCAACCACCGTGTAAACCATAATCGGCAGACACCACCGTTTTAAATGGGTCTGCCCCTTTAGTGATATAATGAAGTGACTCAATATCTAAATAGACATCTACCTTGATACTATTGTTGATAATTTGTGGCTGTGATACAACACAGCAATTTTGGAGTTGATGAGTACGGGGTATGTATTTTGCCGGATCATATTCACTGTAATATTTATCTAATTCTTTTTGTATATATTCTTGAACATCTTGTGCCACCAATAGTATTGTAGCATCAAGTTGTTTTCGTATGTTTTTGATAAGGTCTGCCATATTTTTCGCTGCCATTATATCACCTCACAAAATAACCCCGCAAAAAAACGGGGTAAGATGTTTTACTGTACTTTACTGTTATATACAAGAGCATTCATAACATAGCAGGAACAGGTTGATATAGAAGCAAAAACAAGCTTTTCTGCTTTTTATATATCATAAAATCTATATCATCAATATATTCACCGTTTGTATCTATTCCTATAAGAACAATAGAATCAATAAGTAAATCTGGACTGTCGAAAGTTCAATAAAATTGCCAGCCTTAAAACGTAATTGTATAGATTCAAGACGATCGGAATGTTGTTTTATTTTTTCTATTTTTCTATTGGCAAAGTCGTTGTAGCTGCTACAATATCAACACCCATATATTCACACAATTACATTCAATTTTATAATCAGACATTATTATTCTTCTTTTATTCTTTTGAACTAAGAATTATTCATTATTTTTTGCTACATATCCTGTTTTGCTATTAAACACTTCTTTGTAGTTTTCCATAATGAGAAACTCTCTATCTTCAGGTGCTTTATACCACATATCTCCTTTTTTATCGGTATATTGGTAAGTTTCAGCGACTACACTAAAAGGAAATCTGTTTGCTAATTCCCAATCATTCCAAGAAATTAAAGGTGGAGATGATATTCCTGACCAACCACGTTCCAATCTCCGAGGGTATTCATCAATAAACTTTTTATATTCTTTCTCCGATACAGCTTTAAATACCGGTTCTAATTTGTAAAAATTATTCATATAGATTCTCCTTTTGATGATATTTTTTTAATCCGTTATAAAATTAAATAAACTAATAAATATTGTTATGGATTTTTATTTTTTTATACATATTTGTTCCGATTAACACTAAATTGAACCTCTCCCACTTTCACTCTGTTAAGAAGTGGGAGATTCCTGCTTCATCGTCCTCGTAACCTACTAACTCCACAGGCGTATATTCGGGTATTTCCTACCCTATGTTGTATAATTTAGGCTAAAAGCCTTAATCCTTCATCAAGTATATTCTTTGCGGCATTCACATCTCGGTCGTGATATTCTCCACATTCAGGACAAGTCCATTCTCTTACGGATAAGTCTTTTGTTCCCTTATTGATATATCCGCAATGATTACAAGTTTGGCTGCTTGCATAGAATTTTCCTACCTTAACAAGTTTTCTGCCGTACCAATCAGCTTTATAACCTAATTGTCTTATGAACTCATTCCACGATACATCGGATATAGACCTTGCAAGCTTGTGATTTTGTAGCATTCCCGATATACTCAAATCTTCAACACAGATAACATCATTATTGCGAATAATTTCCGTTGATAATTTCTGTAAAAAGTCTTGACGTTGGTTAGTAATCTTTTCGTGCTGCCTTGCTACCTTTATCCTTGCTTTATTCCAGTTTGAACTACCTCTTGTTTTCGAGATAATTGTCTTTGTAATTTAGCGAGTTTATCTAAAGACTTCTTTAAGAATTTAGGGTTACTTATCATTTTCCCATCACTTGTAATAGCAAATTCTTTAATGCCTAAGTCAATACCTATCGTGTTGTTTGTTTTAGGTAAAGGTTTAATATCAACACCTGTGCAGCAGATCGAAACGTAATATTTACCGCTTGGTGTTTGCGATACCGTAGCATTTAATATTCTGCCTTGTGGTACTAACTTAGTTTTCGTTTTTACCATTCCGAGTTTAGGTAGTTTAATACATTTACCTAAATACTGAATATTGCCATTTATACATTTGGCTTTATAAGAATGTCTATGCGTTTTCTTTGACTTAAACTTAGGAAAGCCACTATGCTCTTTAAAGAACTTTTGGTAAGCCACATCAAGATTTTTCAAAGACGATTGTAATGCTGTCGCGTCTACTTCTTTCAACCATTGGTATTCTTCCGTTTTCTTTAATTGAGTTAAGTCAGCAGAACATTCATTGTATGATATTGTTTCTTTATTTTCTTTATACTTCTCGATACGTTGTGCGAGATAGTAGTTATAAACAAACCTAACGCAACCAAAAGTTTTAGCGATTAACTCTTTCTGTTGTTTGTTTGGATATATTCTGTATTTGTACGCTTTTTCCACGGTATCACCTCTCTTTCGCAATTCATCTCTCCGCTTCAGAAGCGGGAGTATTCTTGCTATTAATTCTATAAAACTGCCATTTTATGAGTTTTTAACCCCATAATTTGGCTCATATTCACGAATTTTAGCCACCAGACGATCGACTATATCTTTAAATTCCTCTTCTCTCTGCACTTCTCTTTGACGTATATCTAATATTGTTTCAATTGTTTCTTTTCTCGTATTTTCATCTGCTAAACTTTTACCTATTTCTATCAGTTCAGGAATATTTTCCTGATTAGGAATCAGTGCTTCAATAACATCTAAAAATTTGTTTAATCTGAATAAAGCATTATACACAAGCAGAGGATTGTTTTCTTTTGCGTATTCTCTCTGTTCTTCGATTGTCATTTCTTCTATTGATTTGGTTTCCACTACTTCTTTTTTTGTTCTTGCCATAATTAATTTTCCTCCAATTCTACTTTCTCGAAATATTCAAGTAAACAATTTTCACAAACTTCTTTATTTTCGTACTTATATAAATATTCTGATTGAACTCCACAGTCATCGCATTCTAAAACTTCATATTCCCCATAATATCGACAGGCTTCACCGATACAATACCCAAATTGACTGCTACAACCGACACAATCATTTCTTTTTACTCTCATATAATCACCTCAACTATTTATTCTCTATTTCAAAGAAACTACCTAAATCCCAAATATAATTAACCCGTTTCAAAGTGCCTTCAATTTCTAAAGATTTATTTTTCTTTAAATCATTTTCATTAAACGATTTTTTATCTAATGATTTTACCATAATATTAAAATCATCTATATTTTGAAAATAAGTATGTTCTATCTTGTTTTTTTCATCTCGAAAATTAAAAACAAACCCTGAAACCACATAATCATATTCTCTAAATTTCATTAACCCCTCAATTTGATGCTTATGAATCATTTTTTTAGGCTGTGATTTAAGAGAAGTAACTTCAAATGAAATAGATTTCTGTTTAGTTGATTTTAATTCCAAGCAATATAATACTCTTGTGGAAGTATCAAACACAATAAAGTCACAAGGATTTTTAACTGCAAATCTTGTAATATCTCCACCTGAAAACGATGCAGCAGGGTCGGGAAGTCGAATTGCTAAACAATAATCGGGTATAGATTTCCTAAAACAATCTTCAAATATTTTTCCGGAATTTTTAATATTACCACCTCAATAAGAATAGGGTAGTCGTATTGAGACTACCCATATCAATTATTTATCAACAACTTTTAATTCTTCCATTACAGGTACAACAACGCTATGTATATATCCGTCACCGCCACGGCTCTCATACTGTTTAAGCAAACTATTAAACGCTTCTTTGTCAAGCAACGACCATTCATCTGCACTTTTGTATTTGTTGTAGTACTTCATAAGCATATCCCGCAACTTTGAAACTTCCGCTTCGTCACTCTTACGCTGCATTTCGTCAAGTTTACTTGAAATAGTCCCAAACTTTAATTCCAAATTATTAAAATTGTTTTCGAGTTTTTGGTCACGTTTCATAGATTGTTCTTCTGTTTCCTCAAAACGCTTTTTTAACGCTTTAACCTCATTAGCGATAGAGATTATCAATTCGTGGTCTTCTTTTCTTTTTCTCATCCAAACTACAGGTTTACCTATTACTACAGAAAATTTACCTATGACCTCGGCAACAGTAACAACAAAAAAAACTATGGCAAATATGTACAGTATAAGCGTTTTAAAATCTACTTGAAAAATCGCTTCTATATTATTCATTTGCTTTGCCCTCACGTTTCAAGTCATATATTGCCGATTCTATTGCGTTTTCAACCCATAACTCAAAATCTTTATTTGCAGTTTCGAGCATTTCAATAGCGGAATCAGATAAAGCATTAAGAATTTCGTCTTTTGCTAAATCTAATGCCTCCTGCTGAGTAGTTTCTGTCCATACATCCGTTCCTTTTATGTCTTTAACAAATGTCTCATATGTAGTTTTTGCCGCAATTTTAGCCAATTTAAGCACTATATCCGTGTAATGATTGATTTTCTTTTCCTTGGCATAGTTGTTTATTTCAGTTAATAAATATATCACAATTGGGAGTAATACTACTCTCCATATTACTTCGATGACTGTAACCCAATCTATATTTTTCAAGATTTCTTCCATAGTAACTCCTCCTCATCATAATTCGTGATTACACCATTTTACATACAAATCATTCATTATCTTTGATTTTTTCCATACGAATACCAATCTATCATCTTCTCCACAGATAATATCTACAAGTTCTCCGTTTGCTTGTCCCGATTTCAGATATTTGCAATTTTGTTTCATATTCGGGATAAATCTTACATATTCAGTATCATACATCCACCCGAATATATCACTATATGCTCTCACAACTAACACTCCTTCAATTCGTAAAAAATAGGGGATAGACAATATTGAACTTTGTTATCCCCTTAATTATAATTACTGTTCAATATTGCTGTTATCATCATTGATAATTTTGTTTTCATCTATGTTTTCATTATCATTTATATGATTTTTCTTAGATTTTTTCTTCTGATCTGATTCATTTAAGATATTTGCGATAGCCACTTTAATGTTTTCTTGAAAATTTTCTACTCCGGATAAATCATGCTCTGTCAACAATCTTTTAGCTTCCTCCTTGTTGATATAACCATTTGTATAATCTCTTAAAGCTGTATGTATACCATAACAATTAATATTATCAACGATTGTTCTCCACGGAGTGAATGATTTAATAGAAGCACAAGTAGAACAAACTTCATATTCTTTTCCGCATATCGCACATCTATTTAATCTTTTTGACATATTAGTACACCTCAAAAAGGCGGCATATTTCAGCCGCCAATAAGTTTATTATTCCTCTGCTACAATAATATCAACTAACTTGCCTGTTTCGTCACAGTAAGGTTTCTGAAGCTTGTACTCGATAGAATGTTTTCCGTCAGGTGTGAGCGATAATTCAACACTTTCAATGTTAGGCTGCGCTCTTTCCGCAATAACAACACCTGCATACACAAGATTTGTATTGCAAGGATCATGGAAGATAACATGAATAAGAAGTGTTTTAACTGTAGGTACACCGTCAGTCGTTTTAGAAACTCTTACAGCTTCAGCAGACTCTCTTTCGTACTGAACAAATACACGTCCTGTCGTACCCTCTGGAAGTGTAATAGTCTTACCTGAAAGAGTAAACTTGCCATCTCCTGCCGTAGCAGAATATTCGTATGTAGTACCAAAAGTATTGTTTTCATTAATAACCTTGACATACTTAACCGTGTTTTCAACAGGAGTATATTTAAGTTCAACTGTAGCGCCTGTGCTAATAGTAACTATTTCAGATATAGGAACATTTAATTTATTATCGGAACTTGCAATCTCTTTCTCTGTACCAAACTGAGAAGCTGCCATATCAAGTGAAAATAAAGAGTTTGTAAAACCGAAAGTCCCTGTTTGCGCATTGTAGAATGTTGCAATAGAAGTACCTACTGCATCTGTAACTTCTGTAGAGTCAGCAGAAAAATTAAGAGAAGGTTCTTCTATCTGCGTAAATCTGCCTATAAGTTCATTTGTAGCAGGATCGTATTCCTCTACGGCTCTTACTTTTTCAATAACCAATTCATTAGGATTAAATGCCATAATTTTTCCTCCTTAAAATATTTTTTGTAATAAAAAAAGAGCTTAATTTAGCTCTCCCATCCAATCTATATCTTTCTTTGGAACATCTTTCAATTTAATTCCAAAGCCTGAATATCCGCTTTGTAATAATAAATCAGCGTTCTTTATTTTTTGCAATCGCTTTGACGCATCTAAAAAGACATTGATTTTTAAATCAAAAACGGTTTCGTAATTATATTTAAACCCCTCGCAATTCACCAATGCCGAAATTAAATTTTTCATTTGTGAATGATAGGGTTTGTTTTTGTTTCGTAAATAATCTTCTCGATCATCCTCAATTAATATCATTTTTGTTGACTTATTTGCGGGAATTTTACTATTACGTTTAAATCCGTGCATTTGACGTAACACATCCATAATAGCCATATAAGTAAATTCATCTATTGTTATCTCATTTTCTGCATCATAAAGCACTCGACTTTTATCCTTTTTTCTTTCATATACTCTCATTTTTGATAAATCTAAATCGCCGAATAATATCTCGGTCTGTTTTTGAGTATATCCTCTATAAAGAAAAGAATAAAATAGGTCAAAATCGTTAATCTCGGTGTAATCAATACCTAAATCCCATAACTGAAACTTCATATCCGCACCAACTGATGTGAGATTATACACCATAGAGAAATATTGTCGTTCTCCATAATTACAAACTTCTTCCAGTGTAGGTTGACGAATTGCTATCTTATCGGATATTCGTATATCGTACCCATGAAATACCTTTAATTCATCAATATCAGCGTAATCACATATTTTGCTATTCATAATTACACCACACATAAAGCATCGTTTAAATCTCTGCCGATAAACACCATTTTACGATATAAGTAATCAGCCGCAAACGCCCCCTCAGAATTTTCGACTAAATCCAATTTACCTAAAAGTTTTAGTGGATTCTTGTCTCTCTCCGTTCCAAGCACATTTCGCCCATTAAACTTATCGTCTAACAATTGTGATATATAATCATTTCTATTTGCAGTGATTTTCGGGACATTATTGACCTTCATACAATTTTCATGTGAAATTATCCATATCTCAACGGTAGGTCTTATCCACGGGTCATTATCGTTGTATCTGTTTGTCTTTGCAATATGTACCTGTATCGTGATAAAGGTTATGGATTTATTGATAGTGTTGGGATTTTGATGATACCTGAATAAATGAGTATTGATAAGTTCATCAGCTTCTTTCGGATTAGTCACGTCAGGGCTATTGATAGCGTAAAAAAGATTTTCGTCATTGATTATCTCTTTTATTATTTTGTCCTTTATTTCGGATACGATAGAACTATTTGCCATTCACTCACCCCCAAGCCTCTGCAATAGTAATTATCATTTCAACATTGATTTCACCGTCTATCACAATTTGCAGTTTGAACTTTTCATCGACCAACATATCATCGTCATCGGCAGTTAGTGTAATACTATCTCCGTCAATATCGGCAGTTATACTATCCGTAATATCACCTTCGATATTCCATACAAAACTCACATCATCAGCCGAAACTTCATTTCCGTCTAAATCTGTAAAGCTTACAGTATATGTTCTTGAATACCCTACACGCAAAGTATCTCTTCCGTTGATGGTAGATAAAACTTGACTTTGATTTGGGTCAGGTATATACGGCTCTGTAGTCTCAATATAATTGCACAGTCTTAAATCGGGTCTATCTTCTTCGCTGTTTAACTCCGTTCTGTCGGAGATAAGACTTAATACACCTTCGTTGCCTTTATATAGATAAAGCACATCGTCATTTCGGGTGATTTTAAATGTCTTTTGAGGTGGTTCATTTATATCAATAAACACTCGCTTACCTTCAATAGTCAAACTATTTTCATCCGTAGGGATTAGAATAGTGGAGTTGTTGGTAGGCAGTATCATTGTTCTGCCGTCTATTTCGCCGACATCGTATTTACTTGCACTCTCAAAGTTAGCCCAACGCTCAATAATAGTCCCGTCATTTTTCTGCCACCTAAGCTTATATTGACATTGCTTTAATGTTGCCTTTTCATATATATGGTTATTGCCGGGTCTTCCGTCAACTATCCATATGTTATCGTCAAATTCAAGATAATCTCCGCCTTTTAGCGTTCCTATCTCGACCAATACAGATCGTTGTAAAGACTTTAACGTTGTATCGGCAACATTCTCCGACAAGATACCTCTTATCTGTACACTTTCGGTCATATCGTGATTCCATATAACAATATCGTCTGCTATATCGGTAGTTAACGCTTCGCTGAAAGCATCGCCTTTAAAATCCCCAAAAGCTTCATTTTCATAACCGCCTATTGAGTTTGGCTTTGTAGCCCCACCCATTAAATACCATTCTTTCATAGACAGCCACCTCACAGATAAGCGGAAGGTTTTTGATTTTCTATCATATCCCTTGCTATTCCTGCCGCAAATTCAAATTCACTTTTGGTATGGTTCTTTTGGGAGCCTCCGCCATCAATACTGATGTCGTGTGCCACGATACTCACTCTTTTATTTACAAGTGAATATTGTCTTTCCATATAAAGAACCTTCATCATTGCCGCAAGACTGTCTATGACATATCGGTCAAGTTTAACATCAAACTCGCCTAAATCTTCGTCATAGTTTAATGGATCTATCTCAGTCGAAAATCTTCCTATGGCTTTTAACAGCCATACGTTTTCAAGACTTTCGGGTATAACTTGCTTATCCGCAAATGAAGACTCAAAACTATCAATTACATCTTTGGCTGTTGTATTTGCCATATTTTACTCACCTCTTCGATAAACTAAACGGAACTTACACCATTCCTGACAGAACGCTATCTTGTCGTGTTCATTAAGTTTAAGTCTGTTTATAGCTTTTAACAGATAAGTCTTTTCAGCTCTCGTAACAACATTCTCACGAATATTTTTTTCAAAAGCCGCCTGAGTCTTTAACTCAAACCAACTTTTTATCTTTTCATCCGTGATAACATTCTGCTGTCGTTTTTCTTCATCCGAATCAAAACCGACATATTTTCTTGTCGGCTCGTCCTCGATATATAACGTAGCGTGTGAACCGAAACTATCCGTTCCGACCAAAAGTTTATTGCCTGCATTTATCTGCTCAAACAGTTCTTCTCTCGATACCAAAGACTTTGCGGTAGGTGCTATACGAGTATCGCCCCTTGATGCAATATTGGGGAAACCGACATTCCAATCTGCAAGATTTTTAACCGTTACTTTTTTGTTCATATTAAAATCATCAGATATATAATCATCCAAAGATTTTACAGTTGTTTTTTCAGCCATAACATTTTTTCCTTTCAATTATTTCTTACATTTCAATTAAATTTATGCTTTATTTCGTTGTATAACGCAATAGCACTGTCTAATTTATCGGATTTATCGTAAATCCAATAGTTTTTATTTGTATTCTTGTTCACTCCAACATCTGCATATCTGAATTTTAAAGCCTTTAAAAAACAATGCAGACGGGTAGAGTAGCAGTAGAATTTATCGTTCATAACATCAAATCCCAAAAAAGAGGGCAGACACAAAAGCCTACCCTCGAATAATATTATTTATCAAAGACTATCAAGGTTGGTATCGTGAATTATACCAATAGTGTCTTCAGCGCCGGGAGCAACACCGGCTGCAACAGCAAGATCAAATCTTGTAAGAATATCGCCTGTACTTACACTGTTGCCTGTGAAGCTTGTAAGACCGCCAACCGTGAAAGTCTGAACGGCAGATACGCCATTAATAGGAGCAGCAGGAGTAACAAATGCAAGACCTGCGGGAAGCAGTGTGTCATAGTTGTCACCTTTGGTGTTCAGCTTATTAAAGTTGTAACCGTTAGGAATCTCACTTAATACAGAACCATTGTATGTACCAACAAGACCTGTATCGGCGATCTCGTCAAGCAGCTTCTCAGATACACCTGTAATACCAACATTACCCGAATAGCCGATCCAAGGAAGGAACTGTGCGAGAACGGCATAATCACCGATTACATTAGGCTTGCCGTAACGTCTTATCTTTGTAAGAAGTGCATCAACGCCTGTTTTGTTAAGTCCTGCGGATTCCTCAAAATACTTAACTGCGCCTGTATATGTATCAATAGCATTAAATACAGTCTCAATAACATAAAGAGCTGCCTTATTGCGGATTTCCTTGATGACCTCACCCTTTAAGAGATTTTCGTTTGTAAAGTCACCGAAAGCAAGTTCTCTGTAATTTACCTTATAGCCCGAAGAAATTGTGATAGGAGCAAGGCGGCTCTTCTTTCTGCGAATGAAAGGTGTAGGAACATCCTGACCCTCAGCCTGAATTTCCGCTCTTACGTTGTCGATCTCAATACTCTCGATTTCGGGAACTTCATTCCAACCAAGCTGCTTGTAAGAACCAAATACACCAAGAAGCTTGATTTCCTGCAAAAGTCTGGGCTGAATAACAAACTTTCTGATCTCGTTAAGTTCTGCCATAGCTTTATAGTCGCCTGCCTGAGCAGACTCAGCAAGACCCTTCATGTGTGTGATAGCCACATCTGCCTTCTTACCAAATTTAGAAAGGTCTTTACCGTCTACTAAAGCGGAGAAGATTTCTACAACGGGAGAAGTAGACTTAATCTTGCCCGAGGCAAAAGTCTCGTCACGTCTCGCATTATTAAGTTCAAATGAATAATCCATATTATGTACCTCCTTTTATTATGCTCCAACAATCACAGCTCTAACGCCGTACTTTGTCTTCTCAATAACCTTGAAACCTGCGCCTGTACCTACCTTTAAAAGACCTGTAGTATCAGCAACAAGCACATCGTCAACTGCGTAAGTGGTAGGAAGTTCGTCTGCTGTGATATTTACAGTCTTGCCGACAAGTTTCTCGTCTGTAATATCCGCTGTTCTTGCGTGAGCGTCCTTTGGAATAATAAACTTTTCGCTGTAAGCGTCATCGCCCCATTCAACTTGGTCGATAAATACTGTACCTGCACCCTTTGTGAATACACCGTTTGTAACCGTACCCATAATACCGTTAGGATAATCAGCCGCAACCGTAACATCGGTGTAAGGATATATCTTTTCGGGTACTTCTAATTTCTCGAATCTAATCATAGTGAAATTCCTCCTTTTTAGAAAATGTTAGTATCTTCATCGGACATATCCTCATTTATCTCGGACACACCGCTAAAAATATCAATAATTTCAGGTTCTGTTTTCTTTGCAGAGTTGATTTCAGCAATCTTCGCATCTTCTTTCTGCTTTGCTACAATACCTGTGCAAATTTTAGAGTTGATTAAAGAAATATCGCCCTCAAGCGGATTTTCCTTAAATGCGTTGATTTCAGCTTCTGCAAATTTCTGCTCGTCTTCTGTGTAAGAGCTAAGTGCAGCATTCAGCTCGTTTATTTTCTTTTCAGCCTGCAACTTGCCAAGTTCCTCTTTAAGAGAATTTATCTCACTTACAGAAGTTTCGTTTGCTGTTTTTAATGTTTCGATTTCAGCCTGTGACTTTTCAATACTTGCATTAAGTTCTGCAATAGTAGCGTCCTTTGCTTCAATCTGTGAGTTTAACTCGCTTATCTGTGCGGTAAACTCTTTGGACTTATCGTTGCACTCAGTAATAGTTGTTGCGATAAGCTCTTTTAAAGCCTTTTCGTCCATTTCGATTTCCTCCTTTTTTCTTTTTTCGGCGACTTCCAATACAATAGCGTTCTTATCGGCAGGCTCTACAGATAATATCGCCGTACCCGAAAATTCAAATTCTTTCGGTGTGCGGTATTCCTGTGTAGCATTATCGCCCTCAGCATAAATAATTTGACCGTTGTTTGCCTTTAAGCCGACACATTCTATTGACGTATCAACATTACCGATTTGCTTACTTTCTCGTACCCATTTTACAAATTCGGGGTAGCGGTGTTCAGACAAATAGCCGTCAGCAACCAAGGCTTTAATATCCTGTCCGTCAACATTTATCTCTTGTATAGAAACATCTTCGGTCGTCATACCAACCTGTTCACTGTTTTCAAATTTAGGTTCTTTAATTCCGTTTTTGCCAATAAAAAAGCCTGTAAGTCCATGACCTACAGGTGTAACTTTATCACTATCGGCAAACTCGGCAAAAATCCCCATATTTTTTGCACTGTCTATATTTTTTAAAACGTACTCTTCTTCCCAGTGAATACCATTGGTATTGGTTTCCGATTTATCTGTATGTATTTTAAGTAACGCTATTTTAATTGGCACTCTGCCACCTTTTTGCTTTTCAGAAATTTCGAGGATTTTAAACATTTTCTCAATCCTCCTTTAATTTTTTATAAATAAAAAAAAAGACCTGTCCTTTGACAAATCCTTCCTCATTCCTAATATTTAATCGCTCGGACTTGGTAATCCGTTAGCATTATTCGCCTTTGATTTCAGCGTAGAATCGTTAGTGGAATCATCATTTGTCGGTCTTCCGCCTTGATTATCCCCGTCACTGGAACTCATAGTATAACTTGTCTGATGGACAGGATATTTGTTCTCGAAATCCTCTTCCAATTCGTGATCCATTAACGCAAGATAAGCTTCGGCATTTACTCCCGTACTTGCTATCCAAGCAGTAAGAGAGCCTTTGCCTTGCAAGAATAACTCTTTCATATTCTTTGTAAATTCAGACCTTGTTATAATACTATTTGGCAGATAATAAAGGTCAATTATATTTGCACTGTCCTTGATAATGTGTTTATTGATAACCTTGACCAATTCTGCGGTTATCGGCTCAATCCACATAATTATCTCACTCAACAAAAGCTGTAAGTTATTTTGCTGTGCTGCATAACTGCCTGAACCCGTACCCGACAAAAGATTTGCCATAAATCCAAGGTCAATACCTATCTGGTCTTGTATGTAAGAACTATTCTTTTCGTCAAGTAAAGAAGTATCTGCGTCTATATGATGGATTTTCGTGCCTGCCGCAACAGAAAAGAAACTTGCCGACTGTCTTTCATTCTTATTCAGAATACCTTGCTTAACCAAAGCGTGTTGGGTCTCTTGCTGATTTTTTGTCAATGCACAAGAGCCTTTGTCTTTACCTTCGGGGAACTCTTGATAAAATATTCTATTGTTGATTTCATCAAGTGTGCCACGGCAAGTGTCTTGAAAATAAGAATTATATAATATGTTCTTGATAGCAGCCAAACATAAAGGTCTGCCCCAAGCTTCTTCAATACGACTTCTTACTTTGCTTACAATAGTTTTGGTGTTGTCAAGCACAAGCCAATTCCCGCTGTTATGCTTACTATCTTTCCATTTTTTATATCCTTGTCGTATCTCTTCGGGATAAAGTTTCAGTTTACGCTCCAATTCATCACTTGTAATAACCTCGTCAAAATACCTCAAATTCATAGCCAAAACATAAGCCGAATTTTTGCGTCCGACAATTTTCATATAATTTGTAGGCAACGGTATCACCGATATATTGACACCTAACGAATTTATTTCCAGTATGTTCTCAACATCCCAATCGTGCATAAACTCTTTGTTGTCGTCCTTTTTTGCGGTAGTTTCGCAATAGTAGAATGCCACACCGTCAATCATAGACTTAAACAAAGCATCACGCACAAACTCCTTATGTTTTAATGTTCTCAAAGCCGATTCCATTAAATCCTTGTTCCTGCGTTGCTTAATCTTGTTTCTGCCTCTCGGAATTACTACATAATCAAGCGTAGGCATTGCAGTACAATAATCTATACATTGTGTAAGTAAGCCGCTTGCAGAATATAATTCGTTTGATAATTTGCGCAATTCCTCATTATAGACCATTGGTTGTCGTATCATATTGGAAATCATTTCGGGAGAATATACGCTGAAAATATCAAACCCGAAAACGTGATTATATACCTCGGTATTATAGTAAGAGTTGAACTCATAACTATTGTTTACCTCGGCATTTTCATTCGGTCTGTCACGACCGCCTTTTATCTCTTCCTGCATATCAATCCCCCTAATTTATAAATGTAGTAAATTCATATTCAGAACTTCTTCCCAACTGATCTCGCTCCATTAAGTCAATAAAATAAGACCCATACGAAAAACTTGTGTATCGGTCTTTTCTGTTTGAACCTTTTTCATATATCTTAATAGCGTTGGTCTGCGGCAACTTTTCATATTGCAGTTCCGCACACTCGTTCACCATTTCCTGTGTTTCCAAGAAAGGTCGTTCATACTCAAACTGTTTGTCAATATCAACTTCTCCAATATAGTCCTCATTATTGGATAATATCTCTTCTTTTGCTGTATCGAAATTGATAAGAAAATCTATCTTGTTTTCCACAAGATTTTTTCTAAACGCTATTGCTATATCACTGTTTAAACTCTGTGTTGCATTTATCGCAAATATACAAGGTCTGGCACTTGGATCTTGACAAAGTTTTGCATAATCGTCATTATTCATACATTTTAGCGGTTCATACTCAACACCACGTTCTTCATCATATAATACCTTTTGCAAAGCATATACTATCTGTGTGCCGCCGTTACGACAGTCAATTACGATATAACATTCCTCACCTTTACCAAAATCTTCATACAATTGCCTTATACGAATAGCTTGTTTTGTAGTGTCACCCATCTGATTTGATTCTGCATAAGGATATTGTCTGCGGTAGCCTTGCTGAACTTCCACAGAGCCGTTATCCCCCTCATAAATATTACTTTCGGGAATAGCCCTAATACAACTGTAAACAGAGTTGTCATTCTTTTGTCCCGCAACAAACGCAATATCATTTGATATTACCCTAAACTCTCCGTCCTGATATGGGATAAAGTATTTATTACGCTTCTTTGACTTAAAATCAAGTGTGCTTCTCGGTTTAAAGAAATTTCTCAAAACTTGTCTATTCATCAGCATTGAATATGTAAAATAAGAAGACATTGAATCCTTTATGCGCAAATTCAAGTATTCTATTTTCCAAGTCAGTGGGTCTTGTTTTTTCTTTTCCTTTTTAAGCTGAGACAATGTTTTCAAGTGGTGTTTAAGCGTAATACTTTCATCAAAAGCTAATAGTATCGCAGGATTGCCCTTTTTCATTTCGTCATAAGTCTGTGACACAATATCCCAAAGCCAATGCCCATCATCAAGCCATGAAGAGCTTATATAAATATCTACAGGGTTTTCCTGTAAAACAGGATTATCGCCGTAAAATGGATTTAACATATAAGGTTGATTTCTTACCGTCTGAAACGGCGAAATAACAGAATCTTCTACGGACTTATCTATCTGTCTGAACTCCTCTCGGACAACAACATTTGTTCTGTCACCACGAGCATCATCGTTTGCAATAAATACCGTGATTTTCGATCCGTTCTTAAATTCAACAGATATTTCATTATTAGATACCGTATATCGTTCTATCTCATTCTTTAAAGCAGGAGACCACCTACAAAATTCACCTATGATTTTTTCCTCGACCATAAGCCTTGCCTGTTTTTTGCGCTTACTTCCTATTCTGAATTTTGTGCCGGGGTAGAGTATACATCTACAACAGCCGTATAAAGCTATAATAAAAGATTTAGCCGCATTTCGGCTTGCAATAATGGTTATCAAATCGCTTATGCCCATATAGTACATAGCAATTTGCTGATAAGGATATAAAGGTATTTTAAGATAATCTCTCACAAACAAATGTAAATTTCTCCGCCAAAAAGTACACCAAGCAAGAATATGTTCAACATTTGTCGGATTGCTCAAATAATGCGTAGACGGGAAGTTTTTATATAAATTCCGCTGATTTTCGTCCATAAGGTGTTTGTAACTACTCATTATCATCACCTTCGGGAACGAAATATTCTTTATCTCTTATATTGCTGCCTGTTAATAGGTTTACCAAAGGACGGAGAATAAATCTGCCTCCATAGTCACCCGTCTTATCCTCATCCATAAACTTCTTTTTATCAAGATAAAACTCTTCGGGAGTATATTTTGACATCAAATCCAAAGTTACACCAAATGTATTGTCGTTGCTTGAATCCCTTTCTTCGATAGCTTTTAGTCCTGCCTGTTTAAATGTTTTTGCGTACTGTTCCGTAAGATTTGCAAATTCCTTACTGTCACCTTGCTGTAAAGCTCTTGTTTTCAGCATATTTAAGTGGCATAAATCTTTGATAAATATTTCTTGGTTATTATCGGCATTAGGATTATTTTTCTTCAACATCTTATAATGTGTGTCAAGATTGCGATAATCCATTTCCGTAAAACCAACACCCCACCTATCAATAGCAGAAGCAGTAACAGAGCTATCCGCATTTTTTACTTGTTCTTTGCTTTCAATAATATCGTCTAATTTATTTTCATACGCATATCTCAATGAATCTATATAAGTTTTGCGCACGCCCACATTCAGATTTTTCTTAGCCGCATAATGCGATATTCGGCTTCTGTCAGACGAAATTTCCCTTGCCGCTTTTAAAGGCTCAATATCATATACCCAGTCTGCCGTGTGGCAAAAATGTTCAATAGCGTGTTCTTCGTTTCCGCTGTAAAACGCAACTAACAGATTAAAGAACTTGTCTGTGCAAGCCTTACACCACGGCAAATAACCTTCGTTGGCTTGAAATAACACACTGCTTGTTTTCTGAAAATTGGTTTTGCGGGCATTATAGCCTTTACCGCAACAAGTACAATGATATGTAAAATTTTCGCCTTTATGGGTAGTAGCTCTTGGGATTTGAAAGTCAATAGTGGTATCTATTTTTTTCGGCTCACGCATAGATTCGTAAATTACTTCATCTCGTGTTTTTCCGCCTTTTTCGTTTGCCAAAATATCACCTCTCAACTAAAAAACCGCCAAAGGCGACTATATAAAATTCAATTTTTATTTAAAACGTATCATACACTCCGGCTCGATCGTTGATAACTAATAGACGGAGCAAAGTGTTGCTTATATTTAAACCCGTTCCTGTTCCTTGAATTACTCCTTTTTTAACGAGCTTGTTAACAGTTGTTTTTCCCCAATCAGGAATTTCGTTTATATTATCAAAAACCTTCTCTTTGCCTTGTTCCTGAGCTTTAACTTTTTCCTCAAGAACAGTAAGACGAGCAGATAATTTATTTAATTCTTCCATATCTATTTCACTTTCCTTCATATAGGTATAAACTTCATTTTTGAATTTAATGAAATCATCAGGATGATCTACCCAGTATTTTGGGCAACATTTCCCGTTAACATCGTAATGTCTAATCAAATCCGTTTTAGGATTAAGTCCATATCTTTTACATAAATCCGTACATAATTCTTTTAAACTCTGTCTTGTCTTATCCGTAAACTTCCCGTCAGTTTTCGGGTGACAATTTTCTATGCTTATAGAATAGCTATTTGCATCATTAGTGCAGTATGCCCATTCGTTTTCGGGAATACACTGTATGATTTCCCCATCAAGTCCTATAATATAATGTGAAGAAGCATAAGTAGTATGAGTATTAGCCAAATTATTGAAATAATTTCTATTTCCTTGAGCTGTACTTCCAGCATTTCCTACATAATGTAGAGCAATCTTTGTTACTTTTTTTAAAGGTATTTGAGGACGGGAGTAGGGATTAGGAGTTAAAAATTGCTTTATTATATACATTAAAAACCACCTCTATAATAATTTAACGAACCGAGAGCAAGAAGTCTCCTACCTCTAAGGCATTAGCCGTAGGTCGGGGTGGTTGACCATTATGGCATTACGACATTTTCCAAGTCTGCCACAGTATACACTTCATTTATAAACCTTGCCCCTTTATCAATATAGCAATAACCTTTGTCCGCAAATTCAACGCCCCAAGAGTTCTGAACTATCCAATATTCAGTATTTCCAATAGCCCGCCACCCCACAATAGTCATAGCATGACCGCCATTATCATTACCTTTTGGATTACCAACTATACCATTTGCCCCTGTGTCATAGAAATTATCATATATCTGACAAGATATTAAAACAGGAGAATGATTAATATACAAACAGCTTTTTACATCATTAACAGAAGTTACTTTCGCATATGCTTTACAGCGGTAGTTTCTTCCTTTATCCAAGCAATCTACTTTTCGCCTTTGTATAAGTTTTTGTATATCATTATATTCAAGGTTTTCGGGGAAGTCCTTTTCCAGAACATCCCCATATTTAACTAAATTATTTAATGCTTCTCTTGGGTACATACCTTCTCCTTTAAATTGGTTATCCACACGATATCCATATATCCAACCAACAGAGAAAATCAAATTCTTGCCTGTTTCATAATATTCTTGTATTTCTTTGATAGTTGATAATGAGTGGGCAACACAAGAATTTATGTTGCCCTGATTTTTTACTCTTGTTTCGTGGAGTTTGAAATTTTGCGGAAATTGTGTATTTGCCGCCTTTAATGGGGCAAATACATAATCTCTATCATCAGGAATATCTCTATAACAACCCAAAGCGTAATCTTTGAAATTCATATGTTTTGCCCTCCTTGTTTTAATTTCCTACATCCGGTTTTTCAATTTCTTCCTCAACAGTCGGATACATTATTGTTGAAGCACCCGGAAAGAAACCTGCTGATATAGCTTGATTAACTACAAGTTCTATATATTCTTTCAATGTTATTTGAGAAGACATTCCAGAAAACTTTACATAAATTTCATCAGCATTTATTTTGGCTCCCTCAATGTCTACTGCTATAGAATTTGTGCCGTTATTCAGACCAACAAATCCACCATTAGCATAAAGTGATATACTATTACTACTTGAAGAAACATTATTATTACTTGCTCTTATTTTTACCGCTGATGGAATGTCTGTCCCTGTCCCACCATAAATTTCTATCCCTCTTGAATCTAATGTAATTTTTGGTTTTAAAGTATAATTCGTATATAGCTGTATATTAGAAGAAATGTCAGAACCGCTATATACTGTTACGCCTTTTGAACCAGTTAGATTTATTTGATTTTTTGCCGTGCAGTTAATGTTTCCGTTAGTATTAGTTGCGTTTATTACCACGCTTTCATCTTGTATGGTTGCCTGCGACATAGGAGAAAAAACATAAGGTTTACCTACGGTAATATTATTTTTAATAGTATTTGTATATGTTTCCACAGTAGATAAATCTGCATCAAGCTGTTTTTGAGTGCGATAATACGGTTCAAAGGTTGAGTCTGTGATTTCAGCTTTGCGTATCATTGGTCTAAGAGAAACATTGTTTAATGTTAATCCTTGTTCAACTCGCAGAAAAACCGCATTGTAATTTTGACGGTGCACAATATCGATACTTCCATCTATTAAAATATAATCATAACTGCTCGCATCTATCGGTCTAATGTCCAAACGATATGTATCTACAGCTCCTCCATCACAACCTGTAAAAATGTAATTTTTATTTAATTCAAGATTTGATATATCGGATATCATTAATAAAAGAGTATTAGATGCTGTTCCATTAATTCTTATAGTTCCATCATCAACCGATAACGTTAAGCCCGCCATGGTTTGACTCTTTACGGAAAGTTTTAATAAATTCTTGCTTGCATTATCCACCAGCAAAGCTTCCGCTTGTGCATCTCGAACTGTATAACTTGTTGTTCCATTGTTTAAATTGCTTACATTCGCCATTTTTCAATCACTCCTTCCTGAATACACCCCCCGCAAGGAGGGGATATTATCAAGACACAGTTATTGTTGCTTCTGTACCTGCAAATGTAGGCTGCGATACCGTACCCTCTGGCGTAAAGTTTCCGCTTGATGTAAGTGATTCGCCGCTGAATGTTGGCTGTGACACTGTTCCGCTTGGCGTGAAAGTACCAGTTGAAGTTAATGCACTACCGCTGAATGTTGGCTGTGATACCGTTACGCTTGCACCCGTCATTACGGTTACATCTGCCGCTGTTGGAAGCGTACCCGCCGCAAAAGTAAGTGTTTCCGTTGTGCTGTCATATGTCATTGACGGAAGCGTACCTACTGCTGTTATCTGTCCGATAGTAGCTGTTGTTGGTGTCACTTCTGCTGTTGGCTGTGAAACTGTTCCCTCAGGTGTACCCGACACGCTTAAATTTCCCTCTGCACCTGTGAATGTAGGCTGTGAAACAGTACCTGCAGGAGTACCTGTTACGCTTACGCTGCCCTGAGTCCCTGAAAAAGTCGGCTGCGATACCGTACCCTCTGGCGTGTATGTTGCACTTGCATTGTCTTTGTAAGCAAGGTCGCCTAAGTCAGAAAGATGTACATCTGTATTTCCGAACATTTCCCACTTATATGTACCGCTTGATGGAGTTACTGTTATATATTCGTCAAAAGCGTCATTTGTACCGTTTGTAGATGGTACTAAATAAATCTCATACATAGTGTCAGCCGAAGCTACAAGAGTACCCGTTATTGTTGTACCGGAAGAATCCCATTGAACATCTTCGGGTGTATTTGCTGCCGAAGAACATACCACATAAGACCAATTATTGATTGCCGCAATAAGTTCTCGCGCGCCTGCGTCCTTAATGTCATACGTTGAACCATTTACCGTAAGTTTTGCAATATCTGCCATAATTTTTTCCTCCTATAAACTTTTACAGTTTTTGTATTTTATTTTTGTTATATTAGAGAGAGCGTCTCTCCTACAACCTGTGCCGTAACTTTAGTGTTTAGCTGTTCTTCAACAGTATCTATCTTAGAATTTAATTCCTCCGTCACTGTTTCTACCTCTGTTGCAGTTGCTATGCCTAAACTATCTAAAGTTTTATTTCCTACGAGTGTAACGCCGTTTATTTGTGGCTTGTTAGTTAAGTTTTCATAGTTATTTGAACCGCCACCACCGCCACCGCCACCACTATTTTTTAAAATCCAAACAGTTCCCTCTTCGTTGTATACATATTCCCGACCTGTATCAATTTCTTTTAAAATACTGCCATTGGCAATGTATACATCGTTGTATTTACCGATCGGTTTTTCATCTGTAGATGTCGCCACTAATTCAACAAAACTTGTACATGGTTTATCTCCCATTTTTAGAACTGAAATCATACTTTCTTGCCTCCTTTCTGAAATTTTTTTCAAAAAAATAACAGAACATTATGGATCTGTTTGCGGACTGTTATCCTCATTTGATTCGTTTTCTGTCTCTTGAAGGATTGTTATTTCGACATTGAAGTCAGGAACTGCAATGGCACGAATATTTTCGTAGCCATATATTTTATCTAATTCTTTCAGTTTATCTTGTAATTCTGAGATATCCTCTGTAGAGTAGGGGATAAATGAGGTTGTGTTGTCTACGGTTGTTGTTGATCCGTAGTCTGTCCAAAGTGGGGTAGTGAGGGTGGATTCTTTGCGGATTTGGATTGAGTATTTCATAATTGGTCTCCTTTATATTTCAAATTGGTCTTTGAGGTTACGGATTTGTCGGCTATTCTCGCGCAGGTAGAAGCGTTTTGTGACATCTGTGCTTAAATGATTTAATAAAGATGAAACTGTTTCTAACGGGCAACCGTTATCTTTTAGCAAATTTGCGCCACTATGACGAAAATCATGTGGATGAAATTCAGGTATATCAATCATTGCGCCCACTTTATGCGCCCAGTCGTTTAATGTTGCTTGTGAAATACCTTCTTTAGTCCCATTAGTCAAATATATAGGTATGGTCTGAGTCGAAACCAATATATCCTCTTTTTCTATCTCTTATCATCGGTTCACAATAAATATCTCTTTGATTATCATAAGTGATAATATACTCATCGCCATACTCGTTAAAATCAGGACAAGTCAAAGAAACATCTTTTAGTGTTGCAGTATCAGATTTTAACAGAGATTTAACTATCTTTTGAGCATCGCCATATTTGGCAATGACTGTTACTACCTCATATATAGAAATATCAACATCCATTAGATACGCTAATTCGTTTTCATCTTCGATGATCAGTTTTTTAATCATATTATTCACCTATTAAGCAATTTTTTACCGATTTAGACAATTTAACTTTCACTTCCTTATGAGCAGGTTTAACCCACTTTTTACCCTTATTTTTGCCAAGCTGTGTAATACCGCTTCTTTCAGGGACTTCCTTTACAGAAAAGTTTACGAAATCCGCAATTTTTACATCTTCGCCATTCTGTACTGTATCTACAACAACAGCTTTTAAAGTGTCAAGAACTGCTGTAATATCCTTCTGTGTTATGTTTGTTTCCGTGGCAATAGCCTTAATAAGTTTTTTCTTTGTCATAATAATATTCTCCTTTTATACATTACGATTAATTTTTTCTTTCCGATTAGTCTATCTGTACATCATACAGACAATCTATTCCGTTTTCATCTATAACCGCCACGATTTGCTCCGGACGATTACGCTTTCTTAAATCATTTGCATAGCTATCATCAGCACTGCAACAACCAGCCTGTAAAATCTTTGTGTCATTTATCGTCTTGAATCCGTTTGTATGTCTGTGACCCAACAGAACTATATCTATCTGCTGTCTCAAAAATAACGTCATATTCTGTACAACAGTATCGGGACTGTCTTTATCTCCGTGGACGCTAACTACCTTATTTCCCCGAATATCAAAAATTGCTATCATAGGGTCAATATCATTATCACAGATAACAATATTATTATAATTCTGTAACCTTGCCTTTAAATAGAACGGCGCCAATAAATCTATATTTTCTTTAGCAAGCGATTTTTCTTTCTGTGGTACAATACGAGAGTGGTTGCCGGGAGTAGTGTAAACATAGATATTAACGAAATAATCCGACAATACCGTTAACATAGCAGAGATTATCTCGCAAGCATATTTGAATTGTTCCATTAAATCCATATTGTTTTGTAAACGCAGATTATCGTGGATAATCCCCGAAACTAATTCTCCAATAACAATATAGGCGTTTTCAACTCTATGAGTTTTCTGAATATCAATTATCTTGTCTACATAGTTACCTATTCGCTGAGATAGAATCGTTTCGTTAAATTGATTAGTAAATGAATCAATAACAATACCCGTGTGTAAATCAGACAAACTAATGAGTAGGTCTTTAGAATTATACGAATTTATCACTTTTTGATTATACGAAAACTTAATCGGTTCAAGATTACGGCAAATAGTTTCTTTGACTAAATCCACAAATGATTCCTTTCGGGCTTCTTGTCTTATTACACGATTATACTCAACTCTCGAATCCGAAAGTTTTTGCCGCTCTTTTTTTAGTTTGATATAATCTTCGTCCAATTCAGTGTTGTCGGATAATGTTTCGGTTGGGTCTTTCACCCATCCTGCACTAATGTAGTCCTTCAATAAGAGGAACCCCTTGCGTACACTATCTCTGTGTTCACCTTTACCTAAATATTCAGCCCTAAAATCTGTAATGTCCTGCCATTCAAGTGTTGGGTCAGTCTGTTTCTGTAACAATAAATCAAGTTGTTGTTTTAAAAAATCATGGTTGTCTATCGTAAACAACTCCTTTACTCAACATTGTCCAAATCTTCATCGGACTGCGTTTTGACAGATACGCTTATTGCTTTACCCGTAAAATTTTTGAGATAATCACTTAATGAAACCTCAAAATCCTCATCTTTATCTTCTACAGTGATAGTGTCAAGATTATTAGATAATACACCCTTGATACTTACCGCTTCTGTTGTTGTCTTTATATATTTGCAATTCTTTGACATAAAATCTCCCTTTCGTTCCGACTAAAAAAAGGCAGGATAACCCGCCCTTGAAAATTATATTATTTCGTCTAAATCCGTAACGATTTTAGAAACAATACCATACTTGACCTGTTCTTCCCCATCAAGATACCAGTCTTTAGCCTTGTTACGCTTGTAAATCTTTTCGTCCATCTGCGTTCTTTCAAGTATGTATGCTCCCATTTCTTCAATCTGTTTCTTATAATTTTTCTGTGCTTGTTCAGTCTGCTCAAATGTACCTTGAACACCGCCTGAACCCGTGTGTATCATTGCTTTGGAATACGGGAACGCATATCTGCCGTGTCCTGCGATCAACAATAAACAACCACCCGAATATGCTTCTCCGATATTTACTGTAACAACTTTTGTCTTGCTCATTATAATTGTAGTAGCAAGAGAAAAAGTTTCAGCTAATAACCCACCGGGCGTATTTAAGAATATCTTGATAGGTATTCTATCTTCCATAGGCATATCTTTGTCGGCAATATTTATTGCGATTATTGCCTTCTGAATTTCCAAAACAGTTTCATCTATTTCATAATCAATATAGAAAATTCTATGCTCTGCCAATCTCCAGTAGTTTACCATTTCAGGAGATGGTAACTGCAAATTTTCCAAATGCTGCGGCATTTCAACCTGTAATAATTCTATAAGAACCTATCCTTTCATACTTACATTTTATCAGCCAATTCACTAAGCTGACTTCTGTAATTATTCTTTAATTTAACACATCCCAAAGAAGGATGCCCTTTGAATACCTCTATAAGCCTGTCCATACCAAGCATTGATATATTCGTATCTTTCTGCTCAATAATATCACCCTCGTAAATCTGTTTGCAGCCGTCTTTGCATCGCTGAATAATAGTTTTGAGGGTGTAAACATCAAGATTTTGGGCTTCCGTTACCAATACAACACTGTTTTTAAACTCAACACCACGAATATTTGCAGTAGGCAAGATTTCAAGCTTACCTTTTGCCATTAGGTATTCAACACCTGTAATATCTCCGAATTTTGAAGCTAATATATTACCTATAGACGCTGAATTTAATAACTTTGTTGTGTGGTCGCCTTTTTCAAAACCTAAAGTCTTTGCACCTTTAAGAGTTTCATAAGAATATATGATGATAAGTTTATCATATCTATGCTTCTCTATTTCTGCCATTGCATAAGCAAGAGGCAGGGTAGTTTTGCCTGATCCAGACCTGCCATAAAATACAGATATTTCGTTGTTTACCAACGAATCCATAGCACAAGTCTGTATTTCGTCTAAAGGTTTAATATTTCCCATTTCGCTTGATTTGAATGTTTTAGGTGTTACGGCAACATATCCCGTCCCGTTCCATTTTTGAGTGTCTATAGTTTCACCCACCGAGTTCTTGATTATAAAATATTCATTAGTCAAACAATCGTATGTATTAACTGAAATGTTTGAGTAAAACTCGCTTAACTGTTCATCACTGAGTGTCACTTCTTTATAGCCTTTATATCTGTCAATACTATTACCAAACAATTCAGCAGACCCCACACACTCAAACCCGAAAACATTTCTTGCTAAATTTTTACAGGCTATATCGTCCGATACAAATATTATATCTTCTTTTGTATCTTCCATATAAGATTTAGCTGCAAGCATAATTTCATTATCGGGAATTAGGTTATCCTCGATATTTTCAGAAAACCAACCTATTTCAACGGTGTATTTACCATAATTTTTATCCAGTAGATGTGTCAATGTGTTGGCTTTACGCTTTATATCGACATCTTTATTACGGGAAGTCTTAATATTTTCAAGTTCTTTCAAAGTTTTCTGTGCAATTACAAAATGCTGTCCAAATGCTTTTTCTTGAACATTCAGTAAAGCACAAGTATCAAAAAATAGGGTTTTACCCATAAAATTCCACCTTTACGGTTTATTTTCGGTTATCCGAAGTTCTTTGTTGTTATACGGTCTTTATTGAATCGTTTTAAAGCATCATATACATCTTTACACTCTATTGCAAAATATTTTTTATATCGACTATGTGTCACCTTAACACTATCCGAATGACCATTCTTGCGAAGGTAAAATGCTTCGTCTTTTGTGATTGAGAACAAATTCTCAGCTCCTTTATATTTATTTTTTAGGGCAATGCCGCCACAAAGTAACGACACCACCCGAAGATCAATTTCCAAAAATCTGTTTATTTAACTTTTCTTTAAATGTGCGGGTCACAGTCGGTTTAATTACAACACGTTCAGAACATTTTATGTCTTTGACCACTCCCTTTGAGTAATCTTTTTCTTCCTGATAGTAACGCTTGATTTTAAACCCTTCCCACAAGTCTATAACCATTTTTTTATAGGGACTTTCAGCTAATTTCTTTGAAACAACTTTACCAAGTCCACGAAGAACCTCTTTCACGACTCTGTTTGATATGCAGGTTTCATTCGAGACTTCTTCAATGATTTGTTCCTGATTTATACGCAATAGACCAGCCCTTTCCTGAAAATTGGAGATACTATCCTCCATAAGTACACAAACCGAATACCGTAAGCAACGGTTGTGATAAAAAGACCACACCCGTAAATAGCGGTATTTTGACCCTCTGTAAGTTTGTGGTTATTTTCTTCGTTTTTTGTTATATTTTTTATATCTTTCTTTATATGACAACTCTGCACAGGCATCACACATTATTTTTGTCGAATGTGCATACACCTCAAACCATTCGCCACAGCTGGCGCATTGAAATATTCTTTTCTTTGGAATAACAATATTATGCGAAAGATTATTGACTATATATTGACCGTAACAGAACCACAATACTTGTTTATATCGTTTCTCGCTGCCGTACAAATACTCAACCAACATATCTGTCACCATTTCGTTGGAATATCCGATCTCGGCAAACTCGTCTCTTAATCGGCAAGCTACATACCGTAAGTTGTCGATATGCTCATCTTTCATATTAAGCATAAAACGGTATCGTTTGTTTAACCGATCATAGGTCTCGGCTATTTCTTTACTGCATACAATATCCGGGTTACGCATTAACAATTTGTAGTCAATAGGTTCAATTCCCAAATGCTTAATATTTATTCCTTTATCCTTTACACGATTATATATTTTGTTGACAAAACTATTGTTGCGTGTGCAGACTTGGTTTGGTTTTTTGTCTTTGGCATACTCAAAGAATGCGGGGAGTTTATCTTTTGTATATTTTGCTATTTTTTCTGCTATAAATTTTGGATATTCTGGTTTATACAATGTTTTTGCGTACTTTTTCTACCCTTGCTTTCGCAATACTTTAACACTTATTCAAAAGTGGGAATAGACTATATTATTAATCTGCAATCTTATTACTAACTAATTAAGCTTTGATAAATAATTTGTTTTCTGTCTAAATAAACATTGGCATTTTCGTAAAACTTAGACATCAACTTTTTAATTTTTAAATTTCCTCCAAATTTTAATTGATATGTACACTTCGAGTTTTTAATCAACTTGGTTTTGTCGCCTAAAAAATTACATATACCTAATAAAAAATCCTCTGTCCCAGCAAATGTTAAAAACCATGTTTTATAATGATATTCTTTCCCTCTTCTATCAGGTCTTTTTCTATACCCTTCACAACAACATAAACAACCATCGCCATCAAAATAACCCCTAATAAAATGAGATAATAAATGATTTGGTACTTGATTTTCGTTTGGAAATATTAATTTAGCAGATTTACAGGGCATGCACCCTAATTTAACTAAATCACAACACATTTGTTTACAAGATATTACAATTCTTACTGACCTATTTGGCTTAGTTGTAGTAGGCTCTTTAATTACAATTTTTGCATTCGTTTCTAATACTTCTTTAAACTTTGCGATATGATCATAATCTTTAATATTTAATTCTAAATTTATATGTCTTAAATTATTGTCTACACAACCATCTGCGTATAGAAATCCTAACCAATACGCTTTCTCTTCACTGTTTATTTCTTTGAAATAATCTTTTATCATAATTCTCCTTTTTTGCCAATGTTTATATTGCAGATTAGTTGGCACTTCGATTTAAGGGATTTTCACCCAGCAAGGAATTTCGTCTTGCCCCTACTCCTATTGTGTATTTCAACACCAAAGGGATAGTCGTTTGACCTTTCTTGATTATCTCAAGACTTGGCACAGGATTGTCATGTGATTAAAATATAACCATTTAGATTTTCCCTGTTAGCCCAATTCCTAACTATCATTTCCTATAGTTCCTAAACGTAAATTGGACACCCTATATTTATAGGTTCACCAACTTATTCGACATACATTACTGTATGAAGCGACTAATATTTAATCGATTACAAAGTTGTTTTGACAACAGAGACATTTAATACAATCTATCGCCTCCTTCTTATCTTCTTCATTTCCGTTACATATAGCATCGCTGTTCCAAATCTTAGATATATCATTACTGATAACACCTATATTGCCACCTGTAAAAGCCGCAATAAGTCCGTTATAAATATTTTCATTAGTTAATTGCACAGGGGATGCTTTACGCATATTATAATACAACGGAACAATATCATATTTCTTTATCATTCTTTCTGCAACAGTAATTATTATCGAGTCGGAGACTACAAGAGACTTATCTCCGTCAACATCAACACCTCTTCGTCTCTAAAGAGGCAGACTATATCTTCACCATATCCTCACGGACTTAGGTGCTTCGCGCTTTCAATTCCCGAATTTCACAGAAATTGTACTCTACTTGGTTATTCTTTTAATATCTGTATAAGACATTAAAATATCCTTTCGATAGTCGTTAAGCTTTTATAGATTGATTATTCTGAACAATTTATCTTATTTTTTCAAATGTATATCCTTTATAGGGCTTATTTTCTTTTTCGCACTGATTTATCTTACTTCTAATAGTATCTATTGCAGAATTTGTAACTTTTGCAACATCTCTTAAATACTCGCAACACAACCCAATATAATCAAATATCTTAACTAATTTTCCGTCTTTAAACAATTTAATTTTTACACATCTGCCGTTTTGTACGCCCGGTCTTCCTTGCTTCTCAATTGCATACTGCTTATTTTTAGCATATATTTTTGATAATTTCCTATTTCCAAAGTTAGGATTATTTTCTCCTGAGTAATCAGGGCGATTACATACGCTATATTTAACATTGTCTGCGTGAGTAATCCATTCTAAATTTTCTACATTTGCGTTTGCTCTGTCATAATCTTTGTGATTAACCTCTGGTAAATTATGTGGATTTGGGATGTATGCAGTTGCCACCAATCGGGCAATACTAACTCCTTGCCAACCAACATTAGGAATTTTCATAGAACATACTGCATATCCATCATCATTATAATAACGATTTCTTAATGTTCCATTCCATATTACATCGTCTTTTCTGCTAACTTTTACCAAGGTTCCTCTATATTCTATCTCTTTAAATTCTGGCATTTCATTCCTCCTTTGTGAAATGCAGAATAATCAATCTATACTTAGCACAGGATTGTCGCTGTACGATTTTCCCTGTTAGCACATTTTCTAATCGTCATTTCCTACGATTCCTTAATGTAAAATGCACACCCTATATTTATAGGTTCACGAAGTTTTATATCCCTATGTTTCCATAGGGTACAGCAAGTATGTCTACTGTAAAATTTTACTTATTAAATCGTGGGTACTGGTATATAACGCATCAGTAATAAACCATTCCCTTAAAATTTCTCTGCGATCTTGAACATTAGCTGTATTTTTACGCACAGAATGTTCCATAAATAAATGTGGACTTCTTAGACAATCTATTTTATCTACGAATCTTGCCAACCAACAAAATACCTCGCCGTTATCAAGCAAGCCTTTCGGCTCTTGAATCCCACAAAACCAAAACTCACAAGCGGCATAGAAATCGGGTAATATAAAGGCATATTTACCCTTAACTTCCAATTTGCCACTTCTATATTTCTTCAACAAACTATTCTTAACTTCTCTGATAACATCCTTACAGTAGGTGTCACCCAACAAAGCAGGGTACATCTTAATAGCTTTCTGAAACGGAGTAGGATTAGTGTTATACGGTGTTACCCCCAAAATATCAAGCATAGTTTCTTTACTCGTGCATATATTTTTAATACGGTCAGCCGAAGGTTTGGTGAGTATATCAATTTCTTCATCCGCGATATCCGTCAAAGTCTGCAACATCTGATAGTTGATTTTTGCGTTTTTAACCCTATCTTCCTCAATATTACATCTACCTGCGGTGCAACCGTATTTCTTGTAATTATCCTTATAAGCTTGAAAATCTGTATAATAGCGATAAAGTTTACATTGCGATTTCGTAAATATAACCTGTATTTCGTCCTCAAAAATATCCCATTCTTTCCCGTATATATCGGTGATTTTTCGGGACGCAGGATTTTCGGAATCGTTTTCATGCTCCGATATAAATTTATCAAACGGAAAAACAGAAAGTAAACCTTTTATCCACGGCATTCTTACCATAGTGTTTTTCTGCTTCTGCCCGAAGGCATTCGGTAAAATCATTCCCGCTCCGTCAGTATGCGGTATAGGAACATAGTCTGTTTTGCGGGTTATCGAATAATCTGTCTCGTCAATAAAGTCATAAGTACCCCAAACATTAGTCTCGAAATCCTCAACAACGATACATTTATCTATATCAAACTCTTTCCACTCATCACTTGCGGTGTTTGTCAAAGCGAGATAGGCTAAGAACTTGCTTGTGTTTATACCGCCTTTAGCGTTTATATCGTCAATCGTTAAACCGCACATCAGTGTCTTTTCATATTTCTGCCATACCGACTCTTTGATAAACACAGTTTTTTTCTTGCGTATCTGCCCCGCAGAAGAAGTGAAGTATCTGTATTTTTCACCTTTGTATGTAAACCCAAAGAAACTTATATCTTTAAAAACATCAAAGTAATATATTTGTACAATGATAAGATTATCGGTAAGCTCGTCCTCTTCAATCTTGAGGGTACGGCTCAAAAAACTATCAAACATTGAGACTACATTGTTATCGTTAAGAATGGTATCGTCAAGATTACGGATATGATCGGTGCCGTTGGTGTTAATATTATGTTGAACCTTATTCCCCAAAAGTCTCAAAAGTTTATCTTTGGATTCTTTGGCTTTTTCACGCTTATGAATTATCAACTCATACAAATCAATCAATATTGATACCTGTGCCGAAGGAGTGTTGTTTTCTTTATACTCATGTAATTTTTTGAGATTCATCCTTGACAATTTCTGGGCAGTTTTTTCGTCAATTAACCCATCTTGAATAAGCTGTTTGCTATAAATCTCCGCTTTATTCTTAATAAAGTTTCGCTCCTGACGATATTTACAATTCATATTGTGTAAATATCTTTCCTTACCACTGTAGAAATGTCCAGTATCAACAGAATACAGATGATATTGCTTATCTAACAATTTATCACGATCCTTTCTTCTCAAAGTGTTCATTTCCATAATCAAAACACTTCATTTGGTATTTATAGCGATTAATATAATAATCAAACTTGCCGCTACGATATAATTCCGAAATCAATTTCGTTATTTCCGCATTTACAATTCTGTCATCGTGGCTTGTCAAACCGTCTGTTCCATTAGTTTTTACTTTGACTTTCTCAAACTTTTCCATTAAGTCAAGATTATCAACGGTATTATCTTTAATATACAGCTTAACATTGTATCGGTCTTTATGATGACTATAATTTCTCATAGCGATCACCGTATATCCATTTTGTAAGTTTACTGCGATAATTTCTTCAGCTATTTTGTCATATCTTAATTTTTGCATATTATGTTACCTCCTGTTTTCTATGGTTTATCTCCGCAAGTCTGCGGCAATTTCTATCAAACCATTCGTCAGAGATTATCCTCTTGGCTGTATCTACCATTGATAATGGGGCATTAAAATCTGATGATATTATTCTCACATATTTTGTTGAGTCAGAACCGTAATTTCTGTAATCATTATAATCATTTTTATAACTCATTTATTTTAAGTGTCCTCCTTGTTTTCTTCGTCCGTAAAAACTTCCATATACCTGTTCCTGCGAAATTTCTTTTCTAATTTTTCTTCGTATTTCTGTCGCTTTCGTAGTGCTTCTGCTCTCTTTATCGGTAACTCATATAATTCAAAAACGGGAATATAAGGATTTCCATACTCATCATATAGATTATTGGGTAATCCAGCCCTAATTATTTGACCAATGAGAAAATCCCAAAGTGTATGATCTTCTTCTATGTCGTCTTTAATATGCTCATGTACTTTTTTTAAGTATTTCAATAATTGAAAATCAATATTCGCCTCTAAATTTGCCTTTAAAAGAGTTTTTTGTCTTGACATATTTTTTTACCTCCGTAATTGCTTACTAATACCTTTAAATATTTATTCTCTAAAAATTTTCATATCGTAAATTTTATACTTATTCCTCAATTGATAAACCCAACCATTCCTTTAATAAGTTACGCATACGCTTTGAAGGTATATAAATTTCTATCGGCTGACCGTTTCTGATGCGGCTTCTCCATATCCACTGTACAAATTCCGACAAAGCAAAAGCGTCCTCGTCAACAGAAATACCTTTACTTGTGAAGAAATGCTTAATTGTAGGGTGTAAAAATCGGTTTACACAATAAGCAAGTTTGCTTCTATCAGAAAAGTCGTTTGTAGCTCTACAATTACAAGGGATAAAAGCGTAGGTATAGCCTTTGTCATTGAGTTGTTTATTCCCTTTCTTCCCGTCTTTAAAAGCAGTCCACATTTTATTTCTTTCTTTACGGTTTTCATTATTCTGAAAATAATTACACAAATTTCTTCTTAACTGCGCTATATATTCTTTATTCTTTGAGTACCCAAACCAAGTTTTTGATAGGTGACTTCTTAAAACTCTTTTATCTTTGCTGTTAGGAACAGTGTTATAATTCATCTTTCCTTCATAGATATTTACCAACTCTTTAAAAACAGCTCCGTCACAAGACATAAACTCACAAAGGTTATATTTGCCGTATAAACATTGAACAGATTTTTTCTCGTATTTTAACCCGTAAACATCAAAATAGTGTTTAGCTAAACTACCGTCAAATAAATATGTCAAAATAAAGATGTTGTCAAATACTCTGAAATTTTCAGGATTATATTGCCAAGCTAAGAATGAATTATCAAGATATAATAAACATCCTGCTTCCGCATATTTCTTTACCCTGTACCAAGAAATTTTCATCTTTACGTCTTTAGGATTCCAACGCAAGAAGTCGTCATCTTCATTTTTTATAAGACAACCACTCCTAAACATCATAGACAAATCGTCTTTAGTGAGTTTTTCTTTTCTCTCTTCGTCACACATATTGCCATACTCGGTCATAATCATAGGAACCTCATCAATAATGATAGTGTATTTTTTTTCTCTGATTAAATTTCTGGTTTCTTCATCAAATAAAGTAAATAAAGCATGAGTACAACATATATCTGCATTAAGAGACAATAAATACTGAAAACTTTTTAGCTTGCCAATACCGTTGTGATGTGGTGCTTTGAATCTGTTAGGACAACTATTCATAATTCTATCTACTTCCGCAAGATACGGTGCTACATAAATGAAATTTGTTTTTGGGTTATCATTTATGTAACGGATAGCCCAACTTGTCTTACCTGAACCCATTACAGAGTCAATAACAGTGATTTTTTTATTTTGCATAACGTTCCTCCTTTATTTTGTAGCAAAACTTTTTACTGATACATTTATTTATTCTCTGTTTAATTATTTTGTTGAAAATATTTGCAAGAATTTGCAGCTTCACAAATGCTTTAATGCTCAAATCTTTAACCTTTACGAAAAAAATAATGCCTTTTTCAACTCAAAAAGGCGTTTTTTTTAATATGAGATGTGCTTAAATAACGGTATTGCAGACTATATTCCTTTAAGATTAAATATAAGGGAACATAAGTGTAATTTTTTGTAAATATCTCCCCATACACTGAAAGCAAGTATTATCTGAAAATAAATATATAAATATATTCTTTATAAAATTTCAAAGAGAGTAAAACTTTAGTCTTGCAGACAGCTATGTCGTATCACATAAGTGTGATACTCTGTGTTCAATGCTATGTATTGTCTGCTTATTAAAATTTATTTTAGTTTAAAGGGTAATCAGAAAGAAAATTTTATAGCAAATAAACCACAAAAATATCAACTTCGGTATTTTGAGTGTAAAGTGTAAAATTATAAGCATAAAAATAAGGCTTTATCGGAAATACAAAGCCTTTAAAAAAGATTATCAATATTGAGATTTTAATATTTTTTAGGGTTGAAAATATATTTTTCGTTGAAATACTGATTTATTGGTAGGTTTGAATAAAAATTTGAGTTGAATAAGTTAGAATTTAGTTATTGAAAAAATGAAGTTACAGTAGGAGAATTAAGGGTTTTGTCGAAGTGAGTTACGAAGGGGATTTGGATTTTTAGTGGGATGTGAGAACGGAACAGATAAGGGGTTCTGCGGAGATCAAGACCGGATCTAAGATGTAAACTAACCCCCTATATATCAGATAAAATAAAATAAAAAATACCTCTAAAAATGTATATTTTCAAGGGTATATTTTACACGATCAAGGCGAAAAGCCGATAAATACAAGGCATACAGAAGTTGAAAGAATGGTAAAATATAATAAATATGTACTAATAGTGATATAATATATAATACTATTGATATATATATATATTGATACTGATATATATTAATAATAGTAATATCAAAGTAATATTTATTACTTTTCGTTATAGGTGTTCGTTATACTATAAATATTATACATTTATTTTGCATAAATTTTTAAAAATCATACACTAACAAAACACCTTTAAACCCCTTTATATAAGCCAATATTTACATATATAGTTATTCACATAAATATATAATATACAAATATTTTGCATAAAACAATATAATTATACATCAACAAATAATCAAAACACTATCAATCATTGATACATAGCCAAATACACACAAATATATATTATTATATCAATCTGCATAACATACATAATACATATCAATCAATAATATCAATACAACGCCACATATAACGCACATATCAAACTATACAGGCATTATATATAATGTAGGTATATACAACTATTATAATTATCACATACCCATATAATAACATTACGGGGCTATATAACAACGTTATAATAATATTTGTGATCTGATACTAACTATATATCTATATTACAATAATAATTACATTGTGCATCAGGTTATTAATATAATATAGTCCGATGCTATCAATCAATCATCTATTGATACATTATTACTATATTACTATATATATCTTTACAGGCTTGACAACTTTATATATAACTCTTATATATATATATATATATATACCTCGATGCTATCTTCCGACACTCAGCGATCCTCGTCATAGTCCGGCACATAAGATATATCATATGTATATCTATGCTTTCACGATGCCGTCAGCGATCCTCGTCATAGTCCGGCACATAAGATATATCATATGTATATCTATGCTTTCACGATGCCGTCAGCGATCCTCGTCATAGTCCGGCACATAAGATATATCATATGTATATCTATGCTTTCACGATGCCGTCAGCGATCCTCGTCATAGTCCGGCACATAAGATATATCATATGTATATCTATGCTTTC